TTTTGGTTGACCAAAAATGCCCAATTTGCTATAATATACACATAGCAAAGCAAAAAGGAGAACGAAATGACTGTAGCAGATTTGATAGCACAATTGCAACAATTGCCACAAGATGCAGAAGTTTGGGTTTCGCAGAACGGTGGCGAGTATTTGGGCGACATGAGCGGTGAAGTTGATGTTCAAGACGGTCGCGTGATATTTTTGGACTGAGGAGATTGATATGACTATGCTTAGAGGCGGGAAGACAGGTGCCAATCCCGGACTCTTGCAGGACGACTCTAGGGCGTTGTTCCGCTGGTTTGCTAGCAGAATGGATGCTCGTTGGACACTCCGCAGGGTCTTGACAAGTTGGTAATTATGAAGCGACTCAAGGAGCGGTAATATGGAAAACTTTACAATGGAACAAAGCGGCATGGATGTAGTGCGCAAGGCACAAGTGTATGCCATGGCTGCTCACGCCGCAGTTGGACAGAAGCGTAAGTACACTGGTGAGCCCTACATCGTTCACCCTGCTGAGGTAGCAAAGATTGTAGCAGGCGTGCCAGGTGCTATACCCGACATGGTTGCGGCTGCTTGGTTGCATGATGTTGTGGAAGACACCGGTTGCACATTCACCGACATCCATATGGCTTTTGGTATTGACATCGCTACCTTGGTTGGATGGTTGACTGATGTGTCCGTGCCCGAAGATGGCAATCGTGCTGTTCGCAAGGCCATGGACCGTGAGCATAGTGCGGCAGCACCTGCTGAAGCACAGACAGTTAAGTTGGCTGATTTGATCAGCAACAGTCGCAGTATCGTACAACATGACCCTGCGTTCGCCAAGACTTACTTGGAAGAAAAGAGAATGTTGTTGGCTGTGATGACCCGGGGTGATCGTGGTTTGCACGCCGAAGCAAGCCGGTACGTAGGAGTTTAACATGAACGAACGAATTAAAGAACTTATTGAACAATGTACTGATCGTCACTTTAGTGAGTGTGTTGGAGGTTTTGAAACTTTTGACAAAGAAAAGTTCGCCGAGTTGATTGTGAAAGAATGTGCGAATGTTGCTGAAGAAGTAGATGGCGATTCACGGGCAAGAAAATGCGTGTTAGAACATTTCGGAGTTGAAGAATGAACGAACGAATTCTAGAACTTGCTGAACAGGCTGAAACATGGAATGCCGATGGAGACAAGTGTGAGGTTGACTTGGAAAAGTTCGCCGAGTTGATTGTTCGGGAATGTGCTCGTGCTGTTGATAAGGTATACGAAGATGCTGAACCCGATCATGGGTGTTATGACTGGGCTACTTGGGCTGAAGGTGCAGATGTTTTGAAACATTTCGGAGTAGAAGATGTTTAAAAAAGAATTGAAAAAGTATGTAGAGACTTCGGGCCTTGTAAACATGAAAGAGGCCGGCGAAGGCATATATGTACTCAAGTACAAGAAGAAGGTGTTTTATGACAACCTGTGGAACGAGTACATTGCTGAATGTCGTGGATCAATTGTGGACCGGGATTTTAACCTAGTTACATATCCATTCACAAAGATCTACAACTACGGTATTGAGAAGGAAGCACCAGTACTGGCCGCAAATACTCCAGTAACTGCATTTCGTAAAGTCAACGGCTTTATGGTTGCTTGTACTTGGTACAAAGGAGACATCCTTGTGTCTACTACCGGTAGCACTGACAGCCTATATGTTAACATGGCCAAGGAAATGATGCTAACACATCAAAGCTGGGCCGCCTGGCAATTGGCGTTTAACCGCAGTGACATGGACAACCTAACAGTGATGTTTGAGTGTGTTCACCCCGATGACCCACATATCGTACCTGAAAAGGCTGGTATGTATGTACTAGGATATCGTGAAAACATTTGGGGTTCTAAAGTAGGACATCACCGTTCTATTCTAGAAGGAATGGCAATTGGTTTCAATTGCCATGTACCAGAACATTACTCTACTACTGTGGGCAACCTAGTAGAAGCTACCAAGAATGTCCGTCACGAAGGATTTGTATTCTATACTGCGGATGGTGTAAGTGCCAAGATCAAGAGCCCTTACTACTTGACTTCAAAGTGGGTTGCTCGCAATCCACGTACAGACAAGTTGGTAGACTTGAACAAAGACATCAAGCATAATCTAGACGAAGAATACTATCCACTAGTGGATGCTATCCGTGCTAACATTGTTGAGTATACTGCTATGGACGAGCAAGCTCGTTTATCGTGGGTGCGTAACTATTTGGAGGCTGTATGAAAGATGAAAGTCATCTGCCCGTAGCAGAACAAAGTCTTGTGTTCCGTTTGCGCAAGCGAGCCGAGATTCGCCGAAACATCAAGGATCGCAAAAGTGTGCAAGAAGGTGCCAAGGATCGTATTGCAGATTTGCTAGAAGAAGCTGCTGATGAGATTGAACGTTTATCTAAGTAAAATCTCTTTTACCCTTGCAAGATCAATATTTTGCAAGGGTAATTCTTTTCCGTCCACTCTGCCATTATTCCAGAGGCGTACCGAAAGTTCAAAGTTGTCAACCAACTCATTGACAATACGATGCCTAAAAGTAGTCCACAAGTGATTAAAGTTATGCTCTAGAACTGGCTGCATCTCTTGATGCATTAGACGCAGTTCACTATCACTCATGGCGCACAAGCGTTGCGTTTGATCTGCGATAGCTTGCAAGCGTTGGTCAGGATCTTGGATAGTATCATAACTTTCATCAATCCATTGATCAAATGTTTGAAAGCCATAGCTTTTCAAATACGCAAGATTGCCAGGTGCTGCCGCTAGCATAAACGGGCGTTGTGCCACAATAGGTTTGAATATTTTTTCTGTTAGGTGCAACTTGTTGTAATAAAACACAGTTTCGGTAACTATGTGCCATAGTCCTGATTTCCACAGATCAAATTCTTGATGGCCAAAGTCTGCACTTAAACTTCCCGTCGTGTTGTCCTTGTCGAGTATCAAAGACTGGTCCAAGTTCTGCGCAATCAGCTCACGTGCAGGAACACTGAGCCTGGTGTCGGGACTGGCAATTTCTTGTTGCCAGGTGCCGTATTCTGTATGCCCTAGATGCAAACTAACATGTCCTTGGTCAAGTAAATTTTGTTTGGATAGTCTGGCCACTAAATTTAGGCGATAACTTCGATCGTTTGTGTGTAAACGATTCATGGTAATGTACGGCCTGGTCCAGTCAACGTCTTGATCGAGGTGCCTGGCATCCCGATACCAGTCTAACGCAGCAAATCCATGAAAGAAATAGTACCAATCTAGGTACTGATTTTCTTTAAGCAGATGTTGTTTTAACGCCGACTGCTCACTGTTGGCCAACACTTTGAATTCACTAAAAAAATGTGTAAATGTGCAATCGTAAACACTTTTGCTGTTGATAGGTTCTTGATCAAAAAAATAGCAAATGGGACTTTTAAGCAAGGGGCGGTTGCTTCGCCCCCTGAAAGGCAGGTATCGGCCGTACCCAAGATCAACTGCATCTACTGATCCAAACTGCCAATACATAACATCATGGACGCCCAGTGGTTTTAGTAGATGCTGGTGTAAGACATAGTAAAAATTTTCAATGGAACACATAGCAGATCTTGTATTTAATCAAGCTAATACTAGAGTAGTACATTCAATGACCCTGAACTGTGTAGGGTTTCTGCTTGGCAGAAATTTTGTAATTTGCTATAATAAACACTTGTTAACGCAAAAGGAACCTGTAATGAGCAAGATGAATGAACTAGACCAAGATATCCAGTACTTGCTGGCCGAAGGTAAGAATCCAGTTCAGGTGGCTTTGGCCTTGGAGATTCCTGTGAGCTGGGTCTACGAAAGCAGCCAGGATCACGCAGACGAAGACTGTGGTCCTTTTGCAACAATCAACAGTTGACCAATAAATTGCAAAGCCTTATAATTAAGGCTTACTAAACAAGTTTTGTATTTTTTGAAAGGTAATTAAATGTCTGAAACACGCACCGTTAGTTCTGTCCAGGCCCGCAAAAGTCTGTTGTCTGCATTCAAAGTCAAGCGTCCTGTGTTCCTGTGGGGCCCTCCTGGTATTGGCAAAAGCGAACTGGTTGAAGGTATCACTGCCGAAATGGGCGGCTTGATGATTGACTTGCGACTGGGTCAGATGGAACCCACTGACATTCGTGGTATTCCGTTTTACAACAAGGACAAGAATGTGATGGAGTATGCTCCTCCTATCGACTTGCCTGATGAAGAAACTGCGGCACAGTATCCTATCGTGGTGCTGTTCTTGGATGAGATGAACGCGGCACCTGCGTCTGTGCAATCAGCCGCCTACCAGCTGATCTTGAATCGTCGAGTAGGTAAGTATAAACTGCCTGACAATGTTGTGATGGTTGCTGCTGGTAACCGTGAAAGCGACAAAGGTGTTACTTACCGCATGCCAACTCCGCTGGCAAACCGCTTTATTCACCAAGAGATGAAGGTGGACTTTGCATCCTGGCAAGAGTGGGCAGTGCAACACAATGTCCACAAAGACGTTGTGGGTTACTTGAGTTTTGCCAAGCAGGACCTGTATGATTTTGATGCCAAGAGCTCAAGCCGTGCATTTGCCACACCGCGTACCTGGAGCTTTGTGAGTGAGCTGCTGGACGAAGGTGGCGACGACGACACCATGACCAACCTGATTGCAGGTACAGTTGGAGAAGGCCTTGCTGTAAAGTTCATGGCACACCGCAAGATTGCAGGTCGTATGCCTAACCCAACAGACATCTTGAAGGGCAAGGTCAAGGACCTGAACGTGAAAGAAGTCAGTGCCATGTACAGCTTGGTGATCTCCATGTGCTACGAACTCAAGGCGCAGGTGGCAGACAAGCCAGTTGACAAAGAGTTCCACGAAATGGCTGACAACTTCTTTGGCTACATGATGAAGAACTTTGAGACTGAACTGGTTGTGATGGGTGCTCGTATTGCGCTTACCACATACAACCTTCCGTTCCAGCCTACCAAGCTCAAGAACTTTGACGAGTTCCATCAGCGCTTTGGTAAGTATATCCTGCAAGCAAGTGCTTGATAGGCAACAACTAAAGGGGCTTTGGCCCCTTTTTCTATATACGGAGCAGAACATGGGCTGGATAGTATATTCCAAGAAGAATCATGAACTTTTGAGATACTATGATACTGAATCAAAAGCGCAGGCACAGGTAACCGGACATAATAAGAAAGCACTTTGGTCTGTGTTGAGTCGCCCTAACAGTGTAAAAGAAGAATGGGCCTATTGTGAGTGGAATGAATACGAAGAAATATTCAAACAATATTACCAACAACAAAAACCTTACATGTTACAGCGAAGCAGTTATAGATGAGATACCAAGTTATAAAAATGGACAAGCGACATGCCTACTACGGCAGTTTTCGCTATATACTAGAGTTCTCTAAAAGCACTTGGTCAGGCACTGGCGTGTTGGATTTTGATCGTGCTAGGCGTTGGATGAACCAGACCTGGGGCTGGAGTCAGGATGTTGATACCCGACAAAATCTAGTTAATCGCCAGGCTGATCTTACTAATACCGCAGTTCAAGAACAAGACATTAACAGGCATTGGGCATACTCTGTAGAATATAAACAATATCGTATCTACTTGAAAAATGACAAAGAACTAAACTGGTTTTTGCTAAGTCATCCAGCAACTCAACTATGAAAATTGTGTTATTGTCTGTTCCGTATTGTGAGCCTTTTCCTATGGTTGCTCCAGTATTGCTTAGTGCCTGTTTGAATCGGTCCGGGATTTCTGCGGTAGGAATCGATTTTAATATAGCTTTTTTAAAAGAATTTTCTGATCAGCCCTGGTTCTCTGATTTTAAAATTATGCTGTGCATGGGGCACATTTTCTCTTCCAAATTTGAGCGCAAGGTGTTCAAGGATGTTTATCGTTTTACGCGAAACTTCCTCCAACAAGTACATCGAGACTATCAACCCGAATGGGTCGGACTAAGCATTTTTACTTCCGAGAGTTTGGACTTTGGGTTGATCATGAGTTATATGTTGAGACGGCATTGGCCAAATACACGCATTATTGCCGGTGGTAAAGGATTAGAAGTCACACATAACGACCAAGTAAAACACTATAATATCTGGATCGACAACGGTATTGCCGACACAGTTATTGTCGGGGACGCTGAAGCTGAAGTAATCAATACCATACGTGAGAACAAGACTGGACTAATACAGGCCACACAACAAACCAAACAGGACCTTGACGATATACCTGTCCCTGAATGGAGCAGTTATGACCTACTCCAGTATTCTAATCAAGATCTTGATCAAGAAGCCTATATGACTGTAACTGGCAGCAAGGGCTGCGTCCGTAAATGTACATTCTGTGATGTTGGAGATTTTTGGCCTGATTTCATTTATCGAGATCCAATCAAGGTTGCCAACGAAATAATTCACAATTATCACAGTACTGGCATTCGAAATTTTGAGTTCACGGACAATTTGATAAACGGTAGTATTTCAAACTATCGCACAATGAATCAACGATTGGTTGAGGTTATTCCGGGAAAAATCTCATATAATGGTTTTGCAATTTTTCGTGGGAAAGAACAGATGCCAATCCAAGATTTTCGATTGGCTGCGCAGGCTGGTTGTAAGTTATGGGCAGTTGGGGTTGAAAGTGGTAGCGAACGAGTTCGCTGGGCCATGAAGAAAAAGTTTAGCAATAATGATATTGACTGGAGTGTTAACGCATTACATTCCAATGGCATCGCGCATGCTTGGTTACTCATGGTGGGGTATCCGAGTGAAACTGAATCAGATTTTCAAGAGACCAAGGCACTGCTTCGACGATACGCTCACCTGGCTCCGAATCGAATGATACAGTTGAATATTACTCCTACATTTTCTTTGCTGAATAATAGTCCGTTATTGAAGCAATCAGAACTAGCAGTTGAATATGGCCTCGACCGTCACGCCACTTGGACTAATGACAAATTCTGGACCAGCACAGTTTATGTGGACAACGATTATCCAACCAGAAGTCGCTGGTGGAAGGAACTAGTATCTCTTGCACTTGAACTTGGTTATAGTTTTAAATCAACGGCCATGATCGACAAATACTCTCAAGAGATTACTAACCTAGACAGGGTTTACAATGAAACACACCGCAAAGTTTTTACTATCCGTTCAGGTCAATAAAGTTGATGTAGACATTGGATATACTGTTACTCCGGGTAGTCGCAGTTGGCAGCAAGATGAATTAATCTGGCATGAATGGGAATATAATCCAAAATTGATCTTTGTGGCACAAGTTAATGCTATCAAAGAACTGGAGGGGCAAAGTCATATTATTGTGTCTAACTTGCAGGCCAATCAGATTCCACTAAATCAAATTGATTGTTTTGGTGTTTATAAAAGAACTGATACCAACCAAGTAGTGCCAGACGCATATGGATATATGAGCTGGCAAGGTACGTATACATTTAAAATCAGATTCTCGCCGCAAATCCATAATTATATTACATACTTTTTAAAAGTTTGCAGTCATGAAAGTCATTGTTAAAAAAAATTTGATTATATTCAGAAGCCCCGAAGAGTGGCGACCGATAATGGATCAGTTGATACTAGAGCACGGTATCAAGATCAGTATCTCTTGGGTCATGCGTCGCGAGTTAGGATTTACTGTGCGAACCCACCGCGCCTTGATCCCAAATGACCATATCAAACCTGGGCGGCCTGATATGCATTATGAAGATCAGGTTTGTCTTGACTTCTTTAACGAAAGTACACAGAGTTGGTTTGTGTTGCGCTACTTGAATCTTAACTAGTCTAATATGGATAGAAAACTTCTAATAGAAAAATATAAATCAAAGATAGCGTCAACCCGTGGCAGAGTTGATATTAATGGTAATGCCATTGAGATGCGATTAACCGAAGATCAATGGTGTCAGTTATGGGAAGAAGCTGAAGTTTTTCCCAACAGAAACTATGTTATTAGCCGAAAAAACGATACTGGACATTATGAACTTGGAAACGTATATATCCAACATAATCTACATAATCTAACCGAAGCATTAACTGATAATAGTGAGCTTGAATATAAGATAACTGAATATGCTATTAAAACTGGTTATAAAAGACGCATTGTAAAGGCCATGCTCAAACGAGGGGAACTTGAGTTGTAAATTGCAAGATCTTGTAGCAAGCCCGCAAATCGCGGGTTTTTTGCTGACTGCAGGAGCGCTATCATGTTGATTTATATAGGGTTTTGATCGGCTAAAATCCATGCTTTTGCTACTGTAGGCGCTGACACAAGATCTTCACAAAGAATTGCTGTAAAACGTTCAAGACCCAAAAACTGTGTACTATTTGCTACAGAACAAAATAGTTGACCAATATTTCCCATTCTGCTATAATTAACACTTAAACAGCAAACAGGAGTCAGCGATGATTGTTAAAACAAGTGATGTGATTCGCAGCTACGATTTTAAACCCATGCTGGGCCGTGAGGATTGCTTTGTTGAAGGCATGGTCATTGAGACTACTAGTGAGCCGGGCTACCAGGCCTACAAAATTCGAGTAACCAAAGACTCCTGGAACGAAGGTAACGAGACGGGCCGATTTGGCAAGATCATCTTTGTACCCGTGGCCGTGGCCTACAATGATTATCCAGGCCGTGTGATGAATTTGAGCCGCATCTAAAACGGTTGACCAAAATTGCCCAATTTGCTATAATATACACATAGCAAAGCAAAACAGGAGCCCAAAATGACCAAGCAATTCGTACAAGTTAGCGCCCACAAAGATAGCAACAACTTTGCTCACTGTAGCAATCTGAGCCTGATGGCAGATCAGAAACTGACTGCAACACAGGCCCTGCGTTACTTGCAAGTCATGGCCGATGAGTATGCACTAAACGGGTACACAATTGAGTGGATTCGTGAAAATTTTGATTCGGTCTACGAAGAAATGTACGGCGAATTGTTTGCCTAAAAAGGATTTGAAATGACTTACACTGTTCAAGAACTTGCCCTGCAATACGCTGAGAAACTGACCGCATACCACGAGGCCATGCAAAGCGACTGGAGCGACAAAGAGCGTGCAGTTCGACAGGCCCGTGACGAACTGTATCTTGCACAGAATGTTTTGAACGCGGCTTGTGAGCGGGACGCAGAACTTTTGGCTTGACCATTAAATCAACATCAGCTATAATACTCACATAGCAACAAGGAATATACATGACATCCACTACACAGACCAAAGACGAAAAGAAAAAGTTTGCCAACCTGTTGGGTGCAACAGACCCCAAAGTTGATCGCGAAGTACGAGAAAAGCTGATCACAGCCCGTGTGGGCCTGCTGCTTCGCGCCAGCTTCTTTGGCAACTTGGCAACTCGGCTGAAGCTGGTGAACGCAGATGAATGGTGCGGTACTGCTGCAACAGACGGTCGTCACTTCTATTACAATTCGCGATTTATTCAAATGCTGCGTCCCAAAGAAATTGAGTTCTTGTTTGGACATGAAGTCTTGCATTGTGTTTATGATCACTTTGGTCGTCGTGGTTCACGCGATCCGCAGATGTTCAACATTGCCAATGACTTTTGCGTGAATGCCGACTTGGTCAAACACCGTGTGGGCGAAAAGATTACCACAGTGCCTTGCCTGTACGACAAAAAGTACGATGGCATGAGCTCAGAAGAAATCTACGACAAGCTGATGGAGAACGTGCAAAAGATCTCCATGAGCGACTTGCTGGATCAACTGATTGACGAGCATCTGGATGGTGACGATGACAGTTCGGGTGAAGGTCAGGAAGGTGAAGGCAAGGGCAAGCCCCGGCTCAGTGCTGCAGATCGTCAAGCCATCAAGGACGAGATCAAAGAAGCCATGTTGGCTGCTGCTCAGACCACAGACGGTGCAGGCAACATCCCAGCTGGTGTGATGCGCATGATCAAGGAACTCACAGAGCCACAAATGAACTGGCGTGAGCTGCTTCGTATGAATCTAGAAAGCACTATCAAGAGTGACTACACCTGGATGCGTCCAAGCCGTCGAGGCTGGCACATGGATGCAGTAATGCCAGGTCGTAAAAACGACGAGATGATTGACATTGCTATTGCAATTGATACATCTGGTTCGATTGGCGAAAAAATGTTGAAGGACTTCTTGGGCGAAGTACAAGGTATCATGGACTCGTTCCCGGCATACAAGATTCACATTGTGAGCTTTGATACTGACACCTACAATCCTGTACAATACGACAGTGACAACTTGGACAGTATCATGGACTATGAGCCAGCTGGTGGCGGTGGTACTGACTTTGATGCCATCTATCGTTACTTGAAGGACGAAGACATCCAACCGCGGCGCTTGGTGGTGTTTACAGACGGCTATCCGTTTGGTTCATGGGGTGATGAAAACTACTGTGACGCCACTTGGATCTTGCACGGTACCACCAGCATTGTTCCGCCCTGGGGCACATATGCCTACTACGAGGAAAGCAGCAAATGATCGAAATGCGTTGGTTTGTACCCGTAGAAGGCGAGAAGGTGTTACAGTATCGCCAGCAGGTTGACGCTACTGTTCGAGCAGGCATGTGGAATCAAGAGTCAACCAGTGCCACTGCCAACATGCAATGGAGCCAGTGGCACGATGTGCCCTTGGTAGCCGAACGTGATCCTAGTTATCCTTGAAAGGTTGTTATGAAAATTAACTTGGCTGCAGATACTGCATCTTCAAAAGAACAACAAAAATTTGTTTATTGGCTTGCTTCTGAAATGGCCAAAGAATACAAAATTCACTCAAGTGTTGTCATGCATTTTATTAATGAAGGCAACGATGACTTTCGTAACTGGATTAAACAAACGCATAATGTCAATGTTGGTCGATTTTTGTTTAGAGACGATACACAGACATACGGATCAGGATTTGATTTTGAAGATAGTCCTGAGCTAACTGCATTGTTACTGAAAGTTCCTACTGGCAAACTAGTGTTAAAGTGAGGATGATATGATTAAAATGTTTACAATGTGGTTGATACTGAGTGTGGCGATTGGTTTTGGTATCATAGCAGTTCGCCAACTTACCGGAAAACAACAATGGCAGTTGACAAAGCTGCTGGCCTATGCTATAATGTGTTCACTGGCAGCGGTGGTGCTCTTGGGCATCATTGTTGTTTTATTCTAAAGGAATTTTATGATCAATGACTTTTGGCTCAGGCCTTTGTATTTTGCTCTTGGTTTCACTGTGTGTTTTTATCTTTTTTCTACTGGAGTTATTTAAATGAATCGTTCTATCAAACTGTCTATCGTTGCTGCTGCTGTTGCATTGACCTCGGCTTGCACTCGAATTGAAACTGGCGAAGTTGGTGTGCGTGTAGGCTTTGACAAACAAGTACAAAGCGGCGAGCTCTTGCCTGGTAGCTTTAACCAAAGTCTTGTGGGCACTATCCTTACATTTCCAATCAAGGACGTTAACGTGGTTCTGGAAAATATGACTCCGGTGGCCAGCGACAACTCCACAATGAAAGACTTGGATGCTGTGGTTGTTTACAACATCAACCCGCAACAAGTTGCCGAACTGTATTCAACCAAGAACAAGAGCTTTCACGCAGAGTTCAAAGGTGACACTTATGTGATGTACAACTATATTGTTCAGACTGCTCGTAATGCTATCTACAAAGCAGCACGTAAGTATGAGGCCCTGGACATGGCAGACAAGCGAAGTGAAATGGAAAAGTTCATTCAGGATGAAATCGTCAAGAACTTGACTGAAGAAAAGCTGGACGGTAGTATCACTATCAGCCAAGTGATGATTCGTAATGTGTTGCCTAGCGACACGGTAGTTGAAAGTGCCAATGCCCTGGTCCGTTCCAAGAATGAACTCAAGCAGAAAGAAGTTGAAGTCAAGACTGCTGAAGCTGAATCGCGTCGTATGGCAGCACTGGCCAACAACTCCGGAGCAAGTATTGCATTCATGCAAGCACAGGCTATGTTGAACGTGAGTGAAGGTATCAAGAACGGCAAGGTTCAGACCATTGTTGTTCCAAGTAACTTCAACGCACTCATGATGCCCAAGTAATGAGCAATCTTTGGTTCAACATCAGATTTGGTGTGCGCCATTTTCAGTTCTCAAGGGACTGGAAAATAACATTTCGTGTTAATCCTTACTTTCTTGAGAATCCTCCTACTAAATGGTTTGAAGTTTATTGTTTATTTGGAAAACAGATAGGAATTTAATATGCCCACAGTATACACCGAAGTTGAAGTTGACGTTGATCTCGAGGACTTTGAGACTGATGACTTGATTGATGAGCTTGAGCGCCGTGGATCACTACCCACAGAAGGTGACTTTGATGCCAAGGAATTGTTGACTGCAATTTGGCTCAAACGTAGAACAGGTAATAGCAACTATCAGACTGAGTTGGATAATCTAATCTATCAAGTACTAGGGCACGTGGTATGAACTTTCAAAGCGTAATAGAACTTTTTGCCCTGGGATTCATTGTTGGATATGTGTGGAACCCGTTGTGGGCAATAGTAAAGAAGATTTGGTCCGAAGCTAAACAAGCCCGAAAGGAATGGTAATGACAAAAGCTGTAAAATTTGATCGCTTTGATCTTGAACAAGGCATCATGCAATGTTGGAACATGATTGATGATGTCAAACTCTTGGTCAAGCGTGGCGCCCCGGTAGAAGACTTTGACGGTTTGGGCAAGTTGTATCAACACAAGTTTGAAGAGCTATTTGCTCAATTTGAAAACGGAATCTCTGAAGGAAAAATTCTATGAATAAATTTAGAACATGGTATGTGACTCACCAAGATGCTATCACTTGGTTCTTGATCGGGGTGTTGATCACTGGCGGAATTGATCAGATGGCACGTGGTGATTACATGTGGGCCTGCGTTAATTTTGCTCTAGCATATGTTAACTATCTACTACGCCGACAACAACTGAGCTGATATGGGTACCCAGACTGATTACTTCAATCGCATAGGCTACAAACATGTTTATGATATTGGTGACAGAGTATTTGGGCACTGGAACAAGATACCATTTGTGGCCACAGTGGGCAATGATCGAAAAATCAACGATATTGATGGTCCCGAAGTAACTGTACACTTGGACTTGCCTATCAAGTATCAAGATCGGGTATATACGTTCTTGATCGTCAAGCATAAAGACATTAAACTCTACCGATAAAAAATCTGCCACCCGCATACAGCAAGTAAATATCTGTATGGAAAACGCACAATTAACAGTGGCCGACATGGTCAATCTTAAAACACTCATCGAAGCATCGGCCAAGCGCGGTGCGTTTACTGCTGCCGAAATGAGTAACGTTGGGGCAATCTACGACAAGCTAAATCGCTTTGTTGAGGCCAGCACCCAGCAACTGCGTCAGCAGGCACAAGGAGAGCAAAATGCTTAAACATATTGGTAGACACGGTGACCGCAAGGTTGCAATTTTATTTAGAGAAGTACCCGGCGAAGACCATATGTGTCTAGTTGTGTATCCCGAAGTCCTTCCTACACATATTCATGATAGTATCATGAGAACACTGGAAAGCGAAGTTGGGCAGCAAGCTACAAACTTGGCAGAGGCCTTGCATCGTAATCTATTGCCAGATGGTCGTCCACAACTGGAAGCCTTGCACAAAGAAGGCATGATCAAGAAGATTCCCACAGCCCAAGTTATTGTGACTCCAACCGCACAAAGCTCAGTCAAGCTGGACGAACTCAACAAGATTGTTCGTGAGATGGAATCTGGTGATCAGGCACTCAAGCGTTTACAAGAACTTGATCGCAATACTGGATTCGTTGACCCTGCACAAAAACGCAAGGCCGAAGCTGAATATAAGCGAAGTCGAGAGCGTCAGGCACAGAACACGGCCTTGCCTGTGCAAGCTCCACCCAACAGTGCGTTAGATGATAAAACACTTGCCGGTGACATGATTTCGCAAGCCAAGCGTATGGAAATTGAAGCTCGTAGTATGATTGCCGAAGCTGCTCGCATGAAGAAAGATGCCGAACGCATGTTCCCTGGTGCAGTACCAAAAGAAGCAACCACAATTGTAACCGTGGCCGCAGATAGTGTTGCTGCTACACCAAGAAAAGGACGCCCACCAAAGGCCAAGGCAGTAACTGCTGATGCTACAGTTCAGTAATGAATTTCTTGCCAAGTGGGAACACATTATTGATGAGGTAGTCAAAACTGATGTTCCGCTCGAATGCATCAAAAAAATAATAATCAAATTAGATGGTAGGAAACAACGTACCATCAATTTGTACAAGCTACGGCAACAAGGACTCAGCAACGACGATTTGGAATCTGTACTAACAAGAACGCTGGACGAACTCAATGATGAAATCATCGATATTGCGTTTGTTGTAGATATTGGCGCTGTGGCTGAACTTGTCCAACCCGAAACTGACAAACTGCTCAACGGCCTTTAAGCTGTTGGGCTTTTTAACTATCAAACAACATGAATGTTACCCTTTTATCCTACAGTCAACCCACCGAAGAATTTAGATCTCAAGGAGTTGACGACGCACAAGAACTTATCGCGTACTGTGCCCGTGTGTCCAATCCAGCCAACCAGTTCAACACTGAAACAAGTGAAAAGCTCATTCGGTACTTGGTCAAGCACCAACACTGGAGCCCACTCGAAATGGTGTCAGCCTGCATGGAAATTGTTACCACACGAGACATTGCCCGACAGATACTGCGTCACAGAAGTTTCAGCTTCCAAGAGTTCAGTCAGCGATACGCTGATCCTACAGCTGAACTTGATGAAGCGTTTGTGCTACGTGAGTGTCGACTCCAGGACACCAAGAATAGACAGAACAGTGTAGAGCTAGACATGAACGACGAAGCTCAAAAGCTAATTGCTATTGAATGGGAACGTGCCCAGAAGCGTGTGTTGTTCAGTGTCAAGCAAGAGTATTCTTGGGCCATCAAGAACGGTATTGCCAAAGAACAAGCTCGGGCTGTGTTACCTGAGGGATTGACTGTTAGCCGAATGTACATGAACGGTACTATCCGATCATGGATCCACTATATCATGTTGCGCAAAGAAAACGGTACACAAAAAGAGCATGCTGATATTGCTCTTGCATGTGCTCAGGCCATTGCTGCAATTTTCCCAATGGCTACCGATATGATTGCAAAATAATGTGTTGCATGCTATAATACAGCATGGCAATAACTCGTAATCACACAGCGGAATATATGAACGTGACGCCGTCGGAAGTTAAAATCATCGACGGCGTCGCCGTGAAGTACTTGGATGTTCTGGTACACACATTTAGATTAGGCGATGTAGAAGATCCAGTAATCTATGCAGCAGCGCCTATATGGGAATGGAAGCAAACAGATGCAGGCCAGTGGGTAATGGAACATGCTGTGGAAAAACCTTACTGGACCAAACGAGTAGACTATCACAGTTACGGATATGAGTTCAATATCATTGCTCGCTTGCGTGAGTCAGATGCAGTGTTTTTTAGGTTAAAGTATGTGGGAACAAAAAATTGAATATGTAGACGCCGAAGTCACACTTCCGCCTCCAGTAAAGAAGCAGGTGTGGGACGGTGAGAAGTTTGTACCGATGACACTGTATAAAACAAAAGGCTGGCCAGGCATGGAAGCAGAGAACTGGTTGCTTGAAACTTTTGGGCACCCAGGCACATACCGTGCTGGAAGATTTTGGGATTACAGTAGAGCCGGAGACTTCACGCTGATGGATGAAAAAGTTTATACATGGTATCAAATGAAATGGAGTAAAAGATGACAAAAATTTTAGTAACAGGTGGTCTAGGCCTGATTGGGCACAACGTTGTGCAGCGTTTGCAACAGCGAGGTGACGATGTTTCAATTATAGACAATCAGACAACATACGGTATTATACCGCGTGAAGAAATTGATTATCTAGTAGGCGAGAGGCTCAAGAAGATTGAAAAGTGTCATATCTATCATGATTACATTGAAAATGCAAGTCGTGTAGACGCTATTATGGATACAGAAAAACCTGAGATAATAGTACACATGGCCAGTTTTCCTAGACAAAAAGTTGTTAATGCGAATCCAGCAAACGGTTCGCGTGTGATGATGGAAGGCTTGATCAACATGTTGGAGAGTGCCAAAAAGCACAAGGTCGAGCGCTTTGTTTACATCAGTTCTAGCATGGTGTACGGAGACTTTGAAGATCAAGTGCTGGAAGATGACCCTTGTGCGCCACAAGGACAGTACGGCATCATGAAACTGGCAGGAGAATGGTTGGTCAAAGATTATGCAAGAAAGACAGGCATGGAATATGTTATTATCCGTCCGTCGGCAGTATACGGGCCTTTGGACGTGGAAGATAGAGTTGTTGCAAAGTTTATGCTGGCTGCAATGCGTGGGCATACCCTTAAGGTCAACGGAGCGTCAGAAACCCTGGACTTTACCTATGTGGATGACGCTGCAGATGGCATCGTGGCGGCTGCAACTCGAATCATGGCGAGAAATAATACTTACAACATCACTAAAAGTCACTCAGTTACACTACAAGAGGCCGCGGAAATGATCGTGGAGATTGTGGGATCGGGTTCCATCGAAGTACGCGACAAGGATGCAGACTTTCCTAGCCGCGGTGCTCTCAACATTGATCGTTCTAGAACTATTCTGGGATTTGATCCCAGGGTGGATGTGCATGAAGGATTTCAGAAGTACTATGAATGGTTGAGTACATCTACATACTGGCAAGCTCAAATAAAACAATGAAAATCCCATTTACAGGCATTCAGAGGCAGTATGTAAATCTTCGAGAGGAGATCCTGGATATCACTGATCAAGTGCTTGTTACAGGCCATCTCATGAACGGGCCAAGGACCATGGCGTTTGAAGACTGGCTGGCCAACAAGAATCATGTGAAGTACGCTGTGACTTGTCACTCGGGCACACAGGCGCTGGAACTGATTGCTAGCTTTCATCGGCAATACGGGTTCGGCGGTGCCACTCCTACTGTGCTGATTCCAGCCATGACCTATATTGCCACAGCCAATGCTTGGGTCAAAGCGGGCTGGAACATTCACATTGTGGACACCGACGGCTACGGTCTAATAGATCCCAAGAAGGTACCTCGTGACCTAGTGTTCCACGCTGTGTGTACTGTGGGATTGTACGGTGCTGCATATAATCGCTGGTTCCCAAACGAAGGCAACTATGTCATGATCGAGGATGGTGCCCAACACTGGCTCTCCAATGATTGTAGACGCCACGGTGCTGCATGTGCTATTAGCTTTGATCCCACCAAGAACTTTGCTAACTATGGCAATGGCGGCGCTGTGGTTACAAACGATCGACAACTGTTAGACTTTGCACGAGACTGGCAAAGCAATGGTCGAGGCGGTGGTGATGCCTATTATGTGACCAACAGTCGCATGAGTGAAGTAGACTGTGCGCAAATGATGATCAAGGCACGCTATCTCAACGAATGGCAGGCTCGTCGTGAAACGATTGCTAGATACTGGATGGATCAATTAACCGACTTACCAATACGTTGCTTGATCGACAGCACCAACGTAGACAAACACTGCTTTCACAAGTTTGTAATTGACATTGACAACAGAGATTCTGTTATGAATAAACTAGCTGATGCTGACATTTCTACCAAGATTCACTACACGCGACCCCTGCACGAAGAACCTAGATATGTAAACACCCCAGGACCAGACATGATGAGTGCAGCAAGTAGTCTAGCTCGTCGTGGACTCAGCTTGCCCATCTACCCTGAGCTAACTGATACTGAAGTTGAGTTTATTGCTGATCAGGTACTAAAGAACGTTTGACAAACGCATAACTTGCCAGCCAATCCCACTCGTAGCTTTTACGAAGCTCAGTGGGATTACCTTTGACTGACTCGTAGTATTCCACGGCATCTTCTGCACCCAAGTGGCTGTACTCAAATGCATCTTCATGCACAAGCCACTGTTTGAGTCTGTACTCGTTTTCAACGTTGGGCAAGCTAGCACGAAGTTTAAGAACCTCACGAAACGCTGTGCGCCAGCACATCCACGGAGTTTCTTGATAGTATGCTCTGCCACTTAGGACGGGCACAACTTCATGAGCGCTGTCTAACGTAAAGTCAAGTCCATGTCCAGAGTTAGCCAACACCAAGTCTCGGTTGTAGGCAATCATGGCCTGATGTCCGTATACCAAGCCATTCACTGTGTTCTCAGCATGAAAGATATAATGCTTGGGTTGCTGCATACGATCAGGTTGCCAGTCCCAGTTAAAGTTTGGCTCTACACGTAGTTTGGCAAATACTGCAAAGAACCAAGGTGTAGCACTCTTGCGAGCCGCAGCATGATATGCAGCCACACGACCTTTTACGTTGTCCACACGATGAATCAAGTTGTTGCGATTGTATCTGCTGTCTAGTAGTGCAGAATAGTTAACGTCAGCGTTGGCTTCTCCGTTTGAAATAAACACAATATCCAAGTTTTTATCGCCGTGGCGCCGCTGTTGCTTTTTGTCAATGTAAGGATAATCGTACAGTTGTGTCTTGATATACGGCAGCGCCACACGCGGTACAATCACTGCACTTGCACCTGCACTAAGTGGCGTTATTGTTTTGGTTTCTGCACGCCACAAGTTCACAGCTGGCACCGTGACAGGCATGCCATTGGCAGTAAACAATGCTAGCGGGCCAGACCATTCTGCAGTTTTAACTGCTTCAACATTGCTGTCTCCCATATGCTCAATCACAGGCAACGGTCTGCGTGGCACAATATAATCAACAAAGTTTACATCGTACCATTCCAGTAGCGCCTTCTTTTCTGCACGCTCTGCAAAGGTAGGAACATGCATGTAAAATGTGTCGCCAAACTTTTGATCGTTTGATGGGAACACATGCAGCATTGTGGCTTGCCATTGTTCAGGATGCCAGCTAAAGTCGAAGCCTGCGTAATCACAAATGCTACTACACACCCAGACCCACTCATGCTCAGGTCCAATGCTCTTGGCAAGACGTATTAGCGTGTCGCGGTAGTTGTCAAAGTAGCGTACTGTTTTGACAACGTTGGGCATTTGTCTAGCATGCCCGTCCAAGTGATCAATTTCGTAAATTGCAACAGATTCCTTGTTGTTGGTAATACGTATTTGATCCACGTACTTGACTTCTGTTGCTCCGAGTATGCTGTAGACAGGACCGCCTGTGCGTTGGTGCTGTGTGCCAAATTGATAGATGTAAGCTTTCTCGGCAGCATCAGGGTGCCAGGTCCAGTCAAATGTGTCAGTGTCTACACCTGCTGGCACTGTCCAACAAGAGTCCGTGGATGTTTTGATTGCACGGGGATGACTCACATATTTGACTTCTGTTGCTCCGGGCACAGTGTAAACAGGGCCACCTGTTTGTTGCCACTGTGTGCCAAATTGATAAATGTAGGCAACTTCTGTAGTGTCTGGATGCCAGGTCCAGTCAAATGTGTCAGTATCTATACCGTCGGGCACTGACCAAAAAGAATCTACAGACGTTTTAGTTGCTTGTGGGAAATTTATGTACTTGACTTCTGTCGCGCCGGGCACGGTGTAAACCGGTCCACCTGTTCGTTGGTGCTGCGTACCAAATTGATAGATCAATGGAGGATTACCCGGATCCGGTACCCATGAATAATCTACCTCGGTACCATCAATGTCAGGTGGCACAGTCCATGATGCCCGATCAGGCAACAGTTGTGCATGCGGCCGGTCCATGTACTTGGCTTCCGTTGCACCCGGCACATGATATTCTAGTGTGGGCATTTTTTCCGCACTCCAATGCTGGTTACCAAACACATAAATGAAGGGCGGATCTCCCGGGTCAGGAACCCACGAATAGTCCCACTCACAGTCAATCAAGGTATGCCAACGGTTGCAATGGCGTTCGGGTAACCGTGCTCGCGGCTCGGTCATGTACTTGCGTTCTGTTGCGCCAGTTACTGTATATTCTACAGTGGGCATGATCTCAGCCGAGTGCCACTGATTGCCAAACACATAGATAAAAGGCTGATCCATGGGATGCGGATGCCATGTGTAATCAAAATCTGCTGTGGTTAAAAGATCAAATTCGGCAGGCAAGGACTTGTTGGGGACGATATTTTTATGAAAGTGATATTTGATTTCGCCGACAGCTGGTACTAGATATGTACCTGAGTAATCGTGATGTTGGCTAGGCCAGGTATGTGTAAATTCACTCTGCCATGGCACAGGCTCATAATCAAAATCAAACGTATCATAGTCTGATAAGTATGATATCCACCAAAAATACCTAGTACGACACAGTTGTTGTGCGTGCTCAATACTTTGTGCTTCACATTCGTGCGCAAACAGATTGGGTTTACTCCCTGAATAAAATACGTCAAACATGATTAGAATAGATGAGCTTTATAATAATACGTTTTGGCCTTGGCTTTACCAAAATCGTCCCGGGATCAGAGCATATTTCTGTGATCCATTTGGTAGGAGTGATCCAGATAGTGTTCACAACCACGGCAGAGATGACATCCCCGAGTACAATTATATATTCTTTTTTGATCAAGAGCCTATTCATTTGAGCATACACACCAAGACATTTGAACACGTACTAGGTGCAAATCTTGACATAACGCACAAAAAAATTAAAAAACAATTCTATCGAAAAAAGAAAGCAGGGTACTTGATTACCAGTGAAAAAGACAGCGAGAACGTGGATCATGTATGCCAACAATTTGGTTGGAAATCTTTATATTACTTCTTTCATGGCTGGGCTGCACTAGATTGGTATCGCGGTTACGACAAAACATTCTTGATCACACCGGTCAACGAGCGCACAATTACTCATACATTTTTAGCACCAAATCGTATTGTTGCCGGCGAGCGACAGCACCGATTGGAAATGTTGTATCATGTGTTCAAACGCAACATGGCACACAACCACATCAGTTGCCCTGCTGTATGCCCTGCTGAGAACATCAGCATAGAGGACGCGACCACTCCATTGTTATCAAAGTACCCAGATATTCAAAAAGTGTTTGCGGCTCAAACTTTGCCAATCAACTTTGAGAACGAGTCTAATCATCCTATGCACAGTTGTTGGCTCAGTTTGTTTGGCCAAGCTAGCGAAAGTCTGTTATACTTGGTAACTGAAACTGTGGCAACAGGCCGCAGACACCACCTTACTGAAAAAACTTTCAAGCCTATTGCCCTAGGCATGCCATTTGTTATTGTTGGTACTCGTGGCAGTTTAGAATACCTGCGCAGTTACGGTTTTCGCACCTTTGAAGGCATCTGGGACGAAAGCTATGATCAAGCAGACGACAGCAATCGAATTCAGCGTATTGCTAGCTTATTACAAAGCTTAGACGAGCTTCCGCAATCAGGCAAACAAGAATTGTTTGAAGCTTGTCAAGAAGTTATAGAACACAATTGGAATCACTTTTACGGTGGTGGCTTTGAAGCTGTGCTATGGCAAGAATTAAATGAAATGTTAAATGGAATTGAACCTAATAGCTGACCAAGTTATCAAGGGTCGCATATATCCTGCCCTAGCACGGCATTCCGCAAGGCCTTATACACAGGCATGGCGCGAGTTCGGGCTACATTTTCCTTACACTGTACCTTTAAGATTGCAAGAGTACTGCAACCACCACAATGTAAAAATTAATATTCATCACATGCACAGTGCTTTGCCCAAAAACACTTATTATCCTGTAGGTCTTGGATTTTTTAATTTTGGGATTGACTATTTCACATTGTTACCTGCTGAAGTGTTTTATGCTGTGTTAAAGGGCAAAATTCGTGTGTTATTTTACTATCACGAAGGTGACAATCCATTTAGTATCAAGCAGCGTCTGGACACTCTTGCAGCACAGTTAAGGCTTCCGCAAGATTGCTATGTGTTTGTCAGCGCCAATTCTGCTGCCAGCAGTATTCCCGGCTTTGTGCATTTTAACGATTTTGAATTATGGTACTGGCAACGCAATGAGGCTGTACAGCCTTGCAACATACATGATCAGCTACGCGAGCGTGAGTTCACTGTGTTGAATAGACTGCACAAATCATGGCGTGCTACTGCAATGGCAGATCTGCATCGTCAAGGCATCTTGAACAACAGTTACTGGAGTTATTGCGAATCTGGAGACTTAGTAGATGCTGAGAATCCCATAGAAATAGACAGTATTGATACTCTACGAACCTCCACTACAGATTTTCTAGCACAGGCTCCTTACATAAGTGACAAGCTGAGTCAGGATGAACGCAACAATCATAGTATTCAAGAATCCAAATATTATGTAAATGCCTACTGCAATATTGTAATGGAAACACATTTTGATGCTGACGGGTGTGATGGAACTTTTCTTACGGAAAAAACATTCAAACCTATCAAGCATGGACAATTGTTTTTTATTGCAGGGCCAGCTGGTAGTTTGCAGCAACTGCGTGATCTAGGTTATAGAACATTTGATTCAGTCCTGGACAACACTTATGATCGCATTGCAGACAACACCCAACGATGGCTCAGACTGCGTGACGCTATTCAACAAGCACAACATAGATTAGCAGACAGATTTGAGGCAGCTAGATCAGATATCGAGCACAATCAGCAGTTATTTGTGGCTCCCAAGACCCAACGTTTAAATACTCTTGTTAGGAAAATAAATGAGCAATATTGTTAATTCGTACACTAGTTGGCAACCACTAGAAGAAGTTATTGTGGGCAGAGCCTACAGTCCAGACTATTTTGATTTTATCGACAACCCGCAGGTGCGCAATCAGCTACAACAAATCCTGTCCGAGACTGAGGAAGATCTAGACCAATTGAGCCGCACAATTGAAAAGTACGGTGCCACTGTACGTAGACCAAACTTGCCCGACAAAGAAGGTTTTCTTTGGCTCCACGGTAAAGATAAAAAAAGAAAAAAAGAAGCACCGTTGCCTCCCTTGACGCCACGCGACTGGCAAATTACACTGGGTGACAAATTGTTGCGTGTACTGAACATGGAAGGGCTGGACGAAATCTGTGCCAGCTATGGGGATCAAGTTATCAATCCACATTACGGGCGTTGGGATCCTAAGTGTGTTCTAAACGGTGCGTCAGCTAGTTGTATTGTGCGGGTAGGGCGCGATGTATTCTTCGACAATAGCGATTTCCTCAAACCTGAGCAAACACGCTGGATTGTGGACAATGTACTAGGTCCCGAATATCGCATTCATGAAGCCATTACAGACGGGCACGGCGACGCTGTATTTGCTATTCTCAAGCCAGGTGTTATTTTAAGCAGTAAGCATGACGTAAACTTGGACCTGGCCAAAGACTTTCCTGGATGGGATGTTTGCAAGATCTGGGACAGCAGCATCTGGGCAGCAATGGAAGTGGGCAAGTTCAAGTATGAGCAAAGTCCGGGGGCATGGTATGTGCAAGGTCAAACACCCACCCCTGAGTTTGCACAGTTTGTGGACACCTACCTAAACAAGTGGACTGGCTTTGTGGCAGAAACTGTGTTTGACGTCAACTGTCTTGTGCTGGACGAAGAGAACGTCATCTTTAGTGCATACAACAAGCAGGTGTTTGACTACTGCCACAAGCATCGTATCAATCCTATTATTAGTGAACTGCGACATAGCTACTTTTGGGACGGTGGTATCAGTTGCTGTACACAGGATATTCGTCGTCGTGGTGGCATGGAGACTTACCTGTGAAGATTTTGATCAATGGCGACAGCAACATGGCTGGCGAAGAACTAGCTGACAAGAGCCAAGCCATTGGCGCTCAGTTGTGTCGACTGTTAGGAGGCCAAGAGATCAATCTAGCACTAACAGGGGCCAGCAATGACAGAATCTATAATACCACAGTGGAGTTTGTTAAAGAGAATCCCAATATAGACTTGGTAGTAATTGGCTGGAGCGAGGTATCACGGGTACAATGGTTCCTAACCAATCGCGGGGTTCCTGAATTTGTTGAAGTAAACAATTTAGGCGTGGGGCGCTGGGAATATCCTCCAGAATACAATCAACGATTAGAACATTGGCACCAGTCTGGCACCAACATGGATTATCGTACAGGGCTTAGTCACTACTGGCACGAACGTATCTATAACTTGCACAAGTACCTAGAACACTTGCAAATACCGCATGTGTTTTTTAATGCTTTTCACGAGTTCATGATACCTGATCCGCAGTATCAACTGGACTGGAATCATTGTTTTGTGAGCCCATATGACCCAACTGACACTTATGTGGACTTTTGCCAGGCGCATAACTACAAAGAAATCACACCAGGATGGTATCACTTTGAAGCTGCTGCTCAACTGGCATGGGCACAGCGTGTGTTTGCCCATGTACAGCAACATGGAAGAACTAGATGAAAATTGTATCCTTAAAGGAGCTAGTTGCATTGTGCGTGTGGGCTGTGATGTGTTTTTTGATAACAGTGACTTTTTACGGTCTAACCAAACACGATGGATTGTGGACAATGTACTGGGATCAGACTACTGAATCCGCGGAGCAATTTCTGACGGTCATGGTGACGTCGTATTTGAGAGTCTCAGGCCTAGCGTATTACTAGCAGCAAACTCAAAGTGTTATTTGTGATTCATCCAGATCTGTAATGTAAATCGTGTTTACGAGCATACCTTTATCCCGTATAACCGTTCAAATCTATCAGCGTCTGCACGATCATTGACCATGGGCTCGCCACGTATGTTTAATGAAGTATTAAGCAGCATAGGGCATCCTGTTAACACATACCACTTTTCTAACAGTTCTCTAATTCCTGAACCATCTTTTGGTACAGTCTGGACACGACTAGTGCCATCAGCGTGAACGATAGCAGGAAATAACTCAGGATGGCGGCAACGAGCGATTGACTGCATATACCTATTGTTACTGAAACCGCGAGGCATATCAAAATGCTGATCAGCAAGTTCCTCCAGAATAACTGGCGCAAAGGGGCGGAACTGTTGTCTACGTTTGATTTCATTTACTTGATCCTTGATTTCTGGGCCTCTAGGGTCCGCTAACAAACTTCTGTTGCCTAGTGCTCTTGGACCAAACTCAGCCCTGCCGCTAGCAACACCCACAATACGGTCTGACAGAAGGCAGTCCAGAATGGCATGTACAGGGTAAGCACCGCCAATATCATGGCCCAGAAAAGCATTGTTCCAAGCAATCCTACCGCCATGAGCCAAGGCAGCGGCACCCAAGCTAGAGCCAGCATCACCAGGACAAGGCATAATCCAAATATTATCAAATAGCTCACCAAGTCTCCTGTTGGCACTACAGTTCAGTGCAACACCACCTGCATACACCAAGTTCTTGCTCCAGCCGTGCCCTCGGGCACGATGCATCACATTCATTATCAGATCTTCCACAAGATCCTGGGCACCTGCAGCAATGTCCATGTCACTGATATGACTCAGATACTTGATACTCAATCCTGTGTGCAGATTTTCCCGGAACCGTAGTTCCCATTCATTTGCCACCAGGTCTTTCTTCATCAGCTCGCCAAAGCCACGTTCACCGTAAGCGGCCATGCCCATTAGAATGTATTCTTCGTCTAATGGGCGTAGGCCAACGCGGCTAGTCGCTGCTGAATAAAAGAGTCCGATGCTATGCGGGTAACGCTGTGTCCACAGCTTCTGATAAGTTGCTTTACCTTTTGAATCATATTTTGCTCCCCAAATACTGATAGTATCAAATTCTCCAATAGCGTCAATTACTACTACTGTGGCACGATCAAAAGTGCTGGTCTGAAAGCCTCCTGCTGCATGACTTAAATGATGATTGTGCGTGCTTATGCGTGCTGGCAACTGGACCATGCCACTCAGCTGATCATTAATGATGCGTCTAGCACTTAACTTGTCCCACTCTATTCCCTGCCCCGAATACAGTTGTCGTAGCTGTTTCAGCCATGGACGTTCGTAATACGCAATATGATTTAATGCACCACCATAATTCTCGGCGTCTTGAATTAGTTCAAGACAAAGATTCTCATCGTTCTTTTTCTTGCTGTAACGTTCACTATGTCCGGCAAAAAGAATCTCACCGTCAGGTGATATCACAGTGGCTGCTGCATCGTGGAACCCAGCACTAATACCCAGTATGCTCATTTGTAGATAAAAGGGTCGCGCTTTCTCAGCTCTTTTAATTTTTTACGATAACGAATTTCTAAGGTGATTCGTGCCCATAGTTGTTTGATCCAGTTCATGTTATGTCTTTCTAAATTTAGGTGTAGAGTCTGCACTGGCTTCATATTCCAGTCCTTGTAATACAGCAGCTAGATCTGCAAGAGATTTTTGATCCAGTCTGTGTCTAAACATTGTGGCAACTCCTGCGCCGTACACAAGATAAAACAGATCCTTGGGATCCTGCTCTAGTTGAATTTTAAATATTTCTTGCATTTTTTCCAGCGTCATTTCAATTCCTTTATTTGACGTGCAGGATAATCTGCATCAGTCCAGTTGTATGTATATGTAGCTTCGACGTTGCCAATTTGAATTTTATACACATCTAGATGCTGTGCAATCTGCGCCCAGATTGTGTTGTAATCCACAGTACCAAAGCTTTTGATCAAGTCTACTTGTGCTACCTTGGGATGCCCTATTGTCAAGCCTGGGTCTTCGGGATCAAACCCATTAACAATCAACCATTCACGAAACTCAGCTAGATTCTTTTGCTGCCATTCATATGCACCGGGATCACGTGCCCATTCTATATCAAAGTCGCCTGCTGCTAGAGTCTGTGATCTTAGAGTGCTGCTAGTCAGTTCGCCTAGCCTCGAGTCTCGCCCTTCGTCGGTAAACACTTCCCAATGAGCCTTGCCCACTGCTTTGTTCACACCCACATACACTCCGCCCAGCTGGCGATTTAGTGTATCAACCCCAAACAAGTCAAAGTCTTCAGGTTCTAGTTCAAAGCGCGGTGCATTCAACCAGCACATCAGCTGACTGGGGCGTCTCCATTCGGGTGCTTGCACCGCTTTTCGCATGCTGAGCACCAGACTTTCCAGCTCGTGACACAAGAGATTTAGTTGACGAATATGCCAACGTGTATCTGCGTTGGCTTTGTTATAGTACAAACTCATGGCACCCGACACGCCTTGAAGGTCTTCAAACCAACGATGCAGCTGATTCATTCGCTCATGGTCAATGTCTAGGTCCGGCTGTATTACTGACTCCACTGTGTAAGCATCACAGTCAATACGATAACCCAGGTCAGCTCCATTAACAGCACCAATGCTGGTATTGATAGCCTGACAAATGTATTCAGCGGTACGGTGACTTTCGGGCCAGCCCAACCAGCAGTAATTCTTTTCCAAATGTTTTTCATTTTTGATCAGGTCCTTTAGGGCAGCAAGCCATTTTGAGCTGAGACTGTTGTTGTATACGTCAATATACACTGGCAACAAGCTGCCAGTTCTTGAACTGCGTAGTGTGATAATGATTTGCTTATTCAATTTGATTCCACCATTTTAGTACTGCAGGGCGCTGACTTAATATAGTGCTCATGTCAGTGGGGGCTGTGCGTATGCTTTCTAATTGTAACACACGAGCCTTGCCGCGAGCAAGCTCTTGTTGGTAAGTGTCAGGCCATTGTTCATCAAACGTGGGTCTTGACTTTAGCTGAGTTAGCACTGATCGCATACTAGACTCTGTGCAACGGCCAATCAGTTCGTCCAACCAGGGTCCTAATAGGTGTCTAGGCAGCGCAAGTGGACTCATTGCAATACTGGGATCAAAGCTGAATATTACCTTGCTCAGTAACTCTACATCGTATTCGCGTGCTAGTGCTTGTATAGCATCTACTTCAGTCATGCCCGGCAGGGTCAGCGTAAAGTCTAAACGCATTTGTCTACGGTTTTTCTGGTGGGCAAGTCCGGCGGCAAAGTTGGTTCTGAATTGGTTGTAGTCAAGTCCGGTTCGGATGTACTCGCCAGTAGCTCCTGTGCCGTCGATGCTAGCGCATATCTGCCAGTCACGTATAGAATCCAAAATATCGCTATATAGATCACACCCACGAAAATTAACACGGCTAAGATTGGTATTGTACCTTGCATATACTCGTCCTCCATCTCCTAATTCAACAATGCGCTGCATATAGCGCCAGTGCTGTTCATACATGAGCGGTTCTCCACCCACCCAGTACACTTCTTCTACCCTATGCTGTTCTACAGCCTGAGCAAATTCCTGTTCAACTTGATTCTCTTGAAAGGCGTGAATCTGATGTCGTATATCGTTTCGCATCCAACTGTTTTTTGGATCTGCCCAATTAACCATGTTGTTCTGCTTTTGTTCAGTTTCCCACGAGCTGGATAACATGTCCCCGCAAGTTCTACACTTGAAGTTACAAAGGTTGCTAAACCTATAATCCCAGCTAACGGGCTGCATTGTGGTTGCTCCACTGCTATCAGTTGTGGCATAAACTTCCTGTAATTTGTGCGCAAACAAGTGTCCAAAGTAATCCCTGTACACACTGGTATTTAACAGCTTTGAATTGCATACGTCACACTCGGGTAACGTTTCTCCTGCCATCATCCTGCGGCGCACTGACTTCATGTGGTCTGAGTTCCAGTGCGCTTCCAGAGTGACCGGAATATACTTGCCTGTGCCTGCTGCTGTGTCTATATACTGTTCAAAGTTTTGTGCGGGTTCGCGACTGGCACAGCACAAGCGCCGTTCAGTTTGCGGACTCAGATACGTGTGAGTCCACGGTGCCAGACATAATGACTCAGGTTTATCCATTAATGAACTCAAATAAAGGTTGCTGTATTGTGGTGTAGGCTAGTTCATTGGTTATACTGCGATCAAAGAACCTGTTTTGATTGTGGCGCAGCTTTTCCAATACTCTAGGTTGATCAACTCTAGCACAATCAAAACAGGTTACTTGTTGCACAACACAATCGATACGCTGCTGCCAGTCTGGAATGTTGTCATAGCTTTCGTCAAACAGCTCGGGAAATGTTTCAAATCCCTGTGAGCGCAGATAAGCAAGATTTCCTTGTGTTGATGCCATGAGTATAGGATGCTGCGCTGCTATGGGTTTGTAGCTCTTTTCGGTCAGGAACAAATGATCGTGTTGAGTAAGACTGTAGCCAGTTGTGGCTGCATAATCCACATAGGTTTCTACTGCCAGTGTAAATGCAGTGTTGTGCATCCAATCAGGATTGATATATCGTTGCTGCAATACAGGGTCGGGCCAATCATCGGGTAAATTTATTCCACGTGCTTGATAACTGTGAATACTGTCCCATAGCTGATTTTTCAGCTGATCAAATACATAGTCACGTTCAGTTCGTTGTTTGCCCAGGGTCAGAAAGAATTTCTTTTTAGGGGTTCTAGGTTGCCAAGCAATGTCGAGCACGCCAGTTGTGGTCAATTGTGTCTGATCCAGGATCCAGTACCAGTAAGGCGTTGCAATAATTTTCACCCCTGGTAACAGATTAGGCTCGTGCCCTGATATAATAAAACATCCTTGCCCCGGATGCTGTAAGAAATCTAATAGAATAGAATGCATTTTGAAATGAATGTAGTGTTCATTCTTGGCATCAAATATCACACGATAGCCCTGTTGCAGGTGCAGCGGAATCATGTCATGATTCGGGCCGTACATGTCATAATAAAACACTGTACTCAGCGGGTATGTTGCTGCAGGATCAAAGAATTCAAACGGCATGCCCTTGGGCACAATCATTCTTATCTTTTCCTGAGGTGCTCCCGTGGGATCGTAAACAAATACCAGCTTAGGCATTCTTTTGATACTCAAGTAACACGGCCATTTCAGGAGCAACTTGTGCGAAGTCTTGATTTCTTTTGCGATCTAGATCACGTATCTTCATCCTAGTCATCATGCCGTCGGTGCTGGCGCCACCATTCATGAAGTCTGAAATGCGCCCAAACTCCTTGGCATGTTCTTCAGGCACACCACAGGTTTTCAAGAACACGCTTAGTTCAGCTTTTGCTGTGTCTGGCAAGGTGGCAATACTAAAATACCAAGCATCGTGCATGATGTTCCAGTACACATAGTCAAAGCCCTGTTGCACAATCCATTGTGCCAATTGATCTAGATAGCGCACGTTGAACACGTTTACTGTACTGCAACACTGTAGCCGAATGTTGGCATGCTCAGATCGCAACTGGCGGAATCGTCCTAGGTTTTGTTCTACTTCGGACCATATAGCGTTTGAGCGTTGGTATTCAAAGCGTGGACCTAGATCATCAATGCTGAAAGCAATTTCCACTGTTTTAAAATGGCTCCAGATCTCTGGACCACGATCGGGCCACTGCGTGCCATTTGTGTTGTAGTGTATTTCTACCTGATGCGCAATACCACGATCAATCATGCCTTGTAACATGTCAAAGTGCTGCTCAATCATGAACGGCTCACCGCCAGTAAACTCAATATAACGAATGTTGTTTAAATGATTGTCAATTTCTTGCCAGAATTGAGCATTTTCCTTGGGCCAAGCCCCGGCCCGTAGCATAGTATATGCATGTGACTTTTTCTGTTCTTCACGGGGCAAGAATGATATCTCTTCCGAAGCATATTGACTGCTACTCCAGCTGCCGCATATACGGCATTTTAAGTTGCAGATGTTGCCCAGTTTCAGATCCAGGAACATCAGGGGCTTGGCATCCACAGTCCACTCGGTGTCTGACAGAGTGTGCTTGAGGCGGTCCAGAGTATGCATGCGTTTGCTGGTACGCCCTGAACGTTCTTCATTCCAGCATTTGCGGCAGGTCTGCGGCTTTTCGCCAGCTAGAAACTGTTCACGTAGCTTGGTCATGCTTGAACTGTTTTGTATGCCAGCAAAGTCAGCACTCAGCAAACTGAACTTGTTACCAGCATCATCTACCAGTTCGTCGTCAGCTAGGCAACAAGGGCGCACTGTCCCCACGGGACTGGCTTCTAGGCTGATCCAAGGCAGTATGCAAAAGGTCTTGTGGGGGATGTTCATGTCATGATGTCCAAATAAGAAAAAAGGCTGCGCCAATTGGTGTTGCGTCTGCGATCCATTTCGTCTAGGTACACACGCAATTGCTCAATGTCATGATAATTATGACTGGTTTGTTGCTGTAGTAGACTTTGCAGGCCCTGCATGCGCGGAATGGCCTCTTGTTGTTCCGCTGTGCGCAGTGGCATTGCTGCAAATATGCGTTCAAAGTCTTGTTGCCAGAAATCCCATGCATAGGTCTTGGGATGCTGAAACATGTGCAGGCCTGTGTAGAACTGAAAGTAATGGCCAATATGTTTGTGCTGGCTGTACTGATCTATTTTGCGTATGAGATCTGGCATGGTGCGCACCGTCATGGCTGTTACAGTTTGGTTAGCATTCAATCGCAGCCACGAGCCTTGCTCACTGGCCCAGGCAAAACGCTGTTCAAACTGATCAAGATTCAATCCCGAGCGCACAAATTCTTGTTCAGGGCCCCAGCAGTCTATACTGGCAGTGAGATCAAACACTGCAATATTACCAGCAGCTTGTAGGTCACGTATGCGAGGAATGTATCTATTCCAGGCTGAGTCAGGCACATTGAGGTTGCTGAATATGCAGAACTGTAGATTGGGACTGGGTCGGCGCTCAATGATATCCAGCACGCGAGTCATTAGTTCGTGCTGCAAAAAGGTTTCGCCACCCAGCAAATGCAAGCGCACTAGGCTTTGCACATTGCGATCCAGCCATTCCAGCCAACGTTCAAAGTATTCTTTTGCTGCTGCTGTGGGTTTGTGTATTACGGGAATGGTCACGTTACCTGAATCAAAGTCCCCATACTTGATATTTTCTGCTTCAATTTTACTACTAAGGTTGCCGTTACAGTACATGCAGCTTAGATTGCAGGTATTCTGTGCAAAGATCTCTACTATGCGCGGAGTCACGTGTGTAGCAGTAGGATCGGTCAGCAGCTCAGGCGGTGTTAGCCCCCGTATGTCTAGATTGTGCTGGCGGTCACTCCAGCCACCTGCACGCTCAATATCGCCGCAGTATTCACAACCGCCACGTGGCCATTCTCCTGCCAGCATGAGTTCACGATCAGCAATCTTTTTGGGCAGGTTATGAAAGTTCTCCATTTGATCTAGTTCAAACGGCACAGGGTTTACTCTGTGACAACTGGCACTACTAAGCTGATTGAGATATATAGTACTCCAGGTCCATTTGGATTGACACGCTGTGGCTGTGTTGATTGGAAACCTTTCACCTTGTGCCAACTGCTGCTGTGTAAATTCTGCTATTTCTTGTCGTATGTGCGGCAATGCTGCTTGCACTCCTGCAATATAAGCCAAGTAGCTGGGCCAGTCTGGACCAGCAAACACAGCATAGTCATCAGCAGTGACATAATGAGCTAGATTCATTTCAAGGCTCGCAATTCTGGAATCACGTCCAAACATGATTCATTTCTGATAGCATCAAGCTCGTGTGTTTTGCGCCAGAACGTGTCCAGCAGCTGAGTGTTGTCTGTTGCGTTCATAAAGGTAATGGCTGATTCAAAGCCTTGTGTGGCACGGCCCAGGTGATCTTGTGGCTGCAGCCAAGATATGTGCTCGCGCCATTTGGCTGTTAATTCGGCCTTGTACTCACTGGTAGCAATGTCTATTCTGTAGTGTGCAGGATCTTGAAGGATGTTTACGTTCAAATCCTGTGCTCTAATAAGGCCACGCTGAACCCAGCTACGATGAAAGTCCGGCAAGCTCCAAGCATTCATTATACTGAGTGTAGGCGAGATGTAAAAGTCCACATCAGGACACACACGCATCATTTCTGCACGATTCAGCTCCACTGTGCTCCAGTTAGTGCCTTTTCTAATATACTCAGCTCTGGCGCCACGATCGTCTAGACTTGCACCCACTGCCACACTGTTGAATTGTTTCCAGTATTCGAATACACTCCGACCCTTTAGATCAGTATGTGTGAAGTTTGTGTTGTAGATCAAGCGCACATCAAAGCGCTTTCTACGCACCAGCTCATCTAGAATACGATAATGTTCTTCCATGAGCAAGGGCTCGCCACCAGCAAAGTAGATCTGTTCCACATAGTCTAGATGCGGTTCTAGCTGTGTCCACATGTCAGTTTCAGTACGGCCTGCGTAGTTAAGAACAGTGTTGCGTTCTTTCCAGTCCCCGCCTGCCAGTCGGGCTTGGTCCTGATACCATTGTGAACTAAAGATATGCCCACAGCTTCTACACTTTAGATTGCACAAGTTACTGAAACGAATGTCCCAGTAAGTCATTTCAAACGGCGTGGCTTCTAGTTTTTTTACCTGGTGACCGTGATGTTTGTTTGCACTCTTGCGGCCCGAAAAGAAACCTGACTCTTCTTGCTCATAACAGCGGCCACATGCAGCATTGGGTGTTTCACTCAGCATGTCTGCACGTAGTGATTGCATGGGTTTATCCTGCCAGATTTCTGCCAGTGTATTTTTCCTACAGTTGCCCACTTGCCCCACGCCCATTTCAGCATGGCAGCAAGGATATGCTTCGCCTGTGGGATAAGCATGCAAATGGATCCAGGGATAGATGCAAAAGGTCTTTGAGTCCTGTAACAGGAATTGTTCACGCTGTGTGAGCTCTGTGGGCTTTACTAAATCTGTGCTGTTATATTTGTATTGACTCATACCATTCTTTTAATCTGGGAAACGTTGTGACAAAGTCAAGCCCACGGCGTTGATCATATTGTGTAAAGAACCTGCGAAAGTCTTTTTCAAGATCATTGGAATTGAATTCTTTTTGCTGATCGTCAAAGGTTAATGGTTCCATGGTTATATATGCTCCACGATGCGGCTGCTCAACAGAACACAGATATCTTACAAAACTGGTCAGCAAGTCCTGTTCTTTTGTTGTTAGCCACTTGGAGTTACGTTCTACACATGCTGCAATTTCATCACTGTACATTTGTCGCAGCGGCCGGGGCAAGATCAACACACTTTGGAATGTGGGCCAACGCACATAGCTCATGTAAAGATTAAACAGCCTTGGACGGGCTTGTTGCTTTAGTGTGACAATCCAGTCGACAAATTCAACTAGGCCGTCAATGCTCACAGCACTCATTGTGGTCAGCAACTGTATAGACACAAACAATTGGCTGTGCATCAGTGTGTGCATGTTTTGTGTCCACTGTGCCCAATCCAGACCGTGACGCACATATTCGCCTTTATCGCCCAGACCCTCGGCGCTGACAGCAATAGACCAGCTCCACTGTGAGCCCTTGATACGATCCAAAAAGCGTTGCAGCGTTTCGGCATCATAGCTGAGATTTGTGGTCAAGTGTATGGTGCAGCCCGTGGGATTGGGGCGGTCATGAAGCCAGTCTAGTAGTCGCCAAAAGTGCTGACTCATCATGGGCTCGCCACCGGTGATTCTGAGTATTTTTACATGTTGGCCCAGTTCCTGATCCCACCACTTAAAGAACGCATCAGCATAGGGATTTTCTTCACGTACACCGTAAAGGAACTTGCCAGTGTCCACATAATGATTTCGTTCATCTGTTACTAGGCCTTGATATGCGCCATTTTGTTTTATGTCTCTGCTCCAGCTTGAGCTAATGTCTGGACAGCAATAACTACATGCTAGATTACAGGTTCTATCAATGCCCAATTCTAGATACTTGGGAATTACTCGTTGGTCAGACGGTGCGTCAAATACTTGTTGCAGTTCGTCTTCGGTAGCCATTTGGCTGTACCAGGTCCTATGTGCCAGTTCCTCTGACTTTTGATCTTCTACTACCCAGCAAAATTGGCAGTCTAGCGGACGCTCACCTGCTTGCATCATGGCACGTTCTTGCTTTTTCTTGGCAGTGTTGTGCAGTGCAGACAGGTCCTGGGCTATTTCATCAAGATTGCTCACATGCGGAGGATTGTGGTGGCAACTGGCTGTCCACCCATTCCACAGCCATATACTAGAGTGAAACCATTTGGCTCCACAAAAGCTAGTGCTCTTGGCATCCAGTACACGAGCCTTGTACTCGTGCATTATACGCAGATTTTCAGGAAAGGCCATTGTACCATTCTATTAGATCATTTTTCCCATTGAATGCTTGCGCAAAGTTCTTGTTTCGTCGTTGATCGTACTGTGAAAAAAACTGTGAAAAATCATTCAATAACTTGGTCTGGTCAAAAGCTTCTGAGTGAGGAGTGTCAACCACATCCAGGTAGTCAATTAGTCTCTGTACATGATCTAGTTCATGCTCATGAAACAAGGGATTGTGTTGACTGCGATAGTGCAATTCTTTTAGTTCAGCAGCATAGCGGGCACGTAGTGAGTGTGGCATTACCAGCGCACTTTGAAAGCTGGGGAATCTAAGAATGTTTAAAGTGTAGCTCACAGCATCACGTCCGTAACGTTGTTTTAGGTCCAGTAGATAGCGCAAGTGATCACTCAAGCTGGGCAAGCACAGCGCATTGATTGTGCCCATAAAGTGTAGTGTACGCACACGCTTGCTGGCAAGAATCTTTTCCACGTTGGCTTGCCATGCCAGGTAGTCTAAGCCATCACGAATGTATTCAGCCTGGGCGCCCACAGCTTCTTGACTGGTGTAGATATCCACATCAAGTCCTTGTACACTGTCCAACAACCTATCTACGTCTATTTCTGCACCCAGGTTGCTGTTGATCGCAAGGCGTGTAGTGCTCTTGCCTGTATTGTTCTTGAACCAGTCAATGAGTCGCCAGGTGTGGTGGGACATGAGGGGCTCTCCTCCTGTGATACGAAGCTCTTGAAGGGTACGGTGTAGATCAGTCTCCCACCACTGAAAGAATGCCTCAACATAAGGATTGGCTTGCCCGTGTTTATATAACTGAGCAGACTCATGAGCATGAGTGAAGTGATTCCGACCATCGCTAACCAAGCTAGTATAGGGTCCGTTATTTCTAATATCTTTAACCCATGTTGTACTAAATGCAGGGTTGCAGTAGCTGCAAGCAAACTGACAAGTACGATCAAAAGCAATCTCCAAAGTACGGAGGTCCACGTCATCAGTTGCGGGTGTGTTGAATGCTTCATGCAGAGCCTTGATAGGGTAGATTTTTGATTTGTACACACGGTCGCTCACAGCATCACGGCCCATGTCTTCTATTTTCCAGCAGTATTCACACCCTGCAGGACGTTCGCCTGCAATCATTCTTGCACGATCTGCTTTCTTTTCAGGAGTATTGTGCAGCAGCCTAGGGTTGGCAACAACCTTATCTCGGTCTACCAAATGGGCTGGCGGATGGTGGCAGCTGGTGCTCATGCCGCTACCAAGCCAAATGGTAGCATTAAACCATTTTGCAGCGCAAAAACTGGGGCTCAGGGTATCCAAGACTTCTTGGCGAAATTCAAGATCGTTCATTTAGGTATTGTTCTAATAGAGTGGGCAATGCAGCCCGTTGCTGCTGATTGTATTCCACCAGGTGTTGTTGATTGTATTTACAGATGTTACGACTGGCTTCCCAGAAATCACTAGCACCTTGATCCACAATCCAAGCCACTGTTTCTATTATACGATCTATTCTATCATGTGGGCTATCTATTAGATCAAATGACTCGTCAATCAAATGACCAAACGTTCTAAACCCTGCATTGCGTAAAGATCTATAGTAGCCAGGATTAGCAGCTACTACAAATGGGTGTGCCATTAAAATAGGCTTCCAGATCTTTTCTGTTCTAAACGTGTGCGGATAATCAAATATAGTTTCTGATACCAAGCTAAACCACGAGTCTGTATAGCAGCGCGGATTAACAATAGCATCGCCCCAGGTGTTGTCAAACAGCTGGTGTTTGACAAAGCCACCATTGGTATACAAACTAGGCTTTAGATTTTCACGAGCACGATCTATTTCGTATTCTGGGGGCAACAAGCGTATAGGTTCTAGCTTGGCAGTTTCTAACTCAGACGTAAATGCCATTTCTACAGTGCTTCCTAGGTTGGTCCACAGTGCATGTTCCAGTGCACCTAGTTCACGCAGGCCATCTATTAGATACTTGCGATGAGGGCGCAAGCGTCCATTTAGGAAAAGAAACGTATAGGGCCTGTAATCTTTGTGGTCCAGAGCCGCTTGTACCTGTGCAGCTTGATTCTCTGTGTATTCTACTATGTTGCTGAAGTAACAGTCTGTCTTGCAGTAGCGTATACCGGGCTCTAGATCGCCAGACGTCAACAAACCAATAAAGCCTTTTGCAATCATGTCATGTATGCGCAAGCGTTTAAGCTGTAGTAGAATAGTTTCGGATCCTTCTGCAGGGTTTGAAAACACTATCTGTCCCGGATGTAGCAGGGCCCAGGCATTTATTTCAGCCCAGTGCTGTTTCAGCAGCACACGCCCCACAATATACACAGCATCAGAATCTAGTTCAGCAGGCCACTGCCAGAATGACCCATCGGCATAAGGCTTTAGCAGGTCCCAGGTCTCGGCCCATTCATCCACATGGATCTTATGTGGTCCTAGCATAGTAAGCGCACTCCTCCCAGAATGATTGCATTTCGGGAAAGGTCTTTAAAAAATCTGTACCACGGCGCTGATCATGTTCATTAAAGAAACGATAGAAGTCGCCTTTGCGCTGTGCAACTACATCGGCGGGTAGATTCTTTCCGTCACGCATCCATTCTATGTCACGATCCCAGCGCTGGATTTCATAGTCCTTGAATCCTTTAAAAGGCTCCTCGGGCTTTTCAATTTGACGCAACATCCAGGCCCAGATCAATTCCAGCTGATCCACATAGCTTTCGGGCAGCAATTGCAAGCTTTGCCAAGCAGGTTCGCGTAGTACAGGAGTATCAAACCACACTCGTTGATATGTTTCACTGTAGGTTTTACGCAGGCCCAGGATACCTGCCAACAAGTAGCCCACGCCAGTAACGCTGAGATTGTTCATTGTGACAATAAATGTGATGCTGCTACGGCCGGGGATTTCTGTTAGAAATTGATTTACTCTGTCCCATACCAGATCAAAGTTCAGGCCATTTCTAATGTATTCTGCTTGATCGCCCCAGGTGTCCAAGCTAACATACTGCATAAAATGTTCTAGGTTGCCTTCTTGGCACAGTTGTTTTACATAGCCTAGGTACTTTTGCCATGACTTTTCATCTACTGAGAAGTTTGACGTCACATTTAGGTGCAGCTTGGGACTGGGGTTGGCCAACACATAGTCAAATACTCTGTAGGTATTCCGATCCAGCAAGGGCTCGCCACCAGTCATTCTAAAGTGTTCAAGCTCAGGGTACAGCTTAGGCCACCACTGCCAAAATGCTTCAACATAGGGATTGTGTTCCCTAGCGGGAATAACACGCCTAGCCCCTGTAAAGTGTTCAGGAGCATTATGTGGTGTGGAAGTAGCATAAGCGCCATCACGGTTAGCTTCGTCGGCCCAGCTAGAGCTAAACTGGGGACTGCAATAACTGCACTTGAGGTTACAAGCATTGTTAAAATTAACTTCAACATAGCTGGGAATGACATCATCTTCTAGTCCTGTTGAATTCTTTATCCGTTCAAAATCCACAGCAGCCCATGACTCGCCTGATCTGTAATGGCGATCACTCAGCTGATCATTTGCTTCCATGTTCCAGCAATAGCTACACTCTGCAGGCTTTGTACCAGCTAGCATGGCCACACGCTGCTGTTTCTTGTGCTCAGTGTTGTGTAGTGCTGAGGGATTGCGACCAATGTCTTCTATGCTGATCTTGTGCAAGGGAGGATGATAACATGAGTTATTGAGTCCCGTGGGCAAGTGTAAACTAACCTGTTTCCATTTGGCCAAACAAAGAGCAGGGCCTAGCTCTGCTCTCATTTGTTCAGCACTGCTAAGAAACTTGGATTGTGTTCCTACAGACTCATCACCTTTGTTTTGTGTCATAATGCTCGTTGATCTTTCCATTGTTCAGCTTGGATTTCAGCTGGCTCAGTTGATTCTAATTCAGCAAATCGTTGTGTCAACTGGTCAATATTCAATATGTTCTTGGATGAATAAGGACTTTTTTTTGTGCGAGTAATCACTGATGGTATGTTCAACTGTTGACAAACCACTTCACTGCGCCCAATAAAGTCTTCAAACTTCAAGTAATGTCTATTTGTGTAGTGAGTTAATGCATGGTGCGCACGGTGCCAGTTTTTGTGCCAGTTGTGCTTTTGTTCGAATATATCTAGGTCTGCTACAAATGGCTGTCCATTTCCGCTATATCTAAACCATTCATTGTACTGTTCGCAGATCATTGCACTGACAATTTCACTAAACAAATCATTACGAGTCACGTGTATAACCTGCAGGTCAGGCTGATCGGGCAACTGCAACTGTGCGTCATGACTGTGATACACCATGGATTCTGCAGTGGCGGGCAAAGGTTCTTGATTGCTCATGACCAGTCGCATGCCAAGGCTTTGTGCAATAGTTAGTGCTACAAAGATACTGCCGCTACGCCCAGCGCTGCATACTAGGTATTTTACTGTCATGATCCAATTTCCAAATATAAGTTTAATCCATGTTGTATATGTTGTTGGATTTTGAAATCTGCAGGCAAGGCTGCATCAACTTGTTCCAACGCCTGCTTGTTATTATAGCGCAAACGATGATAGATCATATGTGTTATGGGCATACAGGTTATTAAATTTCCATGTGGCTGCAACCATGATTGATACCATCTGACTGTGTTTGCGTACTCAATCGGCGTTTTGTATTTGGTCCACTGCTCGCCCAACATAACCACTGTGGAATAAGTGTCAGTTACTCTGGGGAAAATACCTGGTGCAATTTCGGGTGTCCAAGGAGCCATTACTGTAGCAAAACTGTCCAATTCAACCCAACGTGCAACAGGATGGATTAGTTCTACCGCAGGAGCAAAGCTATCAATTGCAGCGATCTTGCCTGGCCGCACACACTGTTGAACAAACTGTGTCAATGTGCCCGGTCGGCCATGACGTGCTGCTGCATATTCTTGTGCTAGAGGGTGACAACGTTTGTAAAAGCGCCATTGCTCTCGCCAGCTCCGCTGACTCACTGCTGACATATCAGTTTGTTTAACCACGCTTGAAGTAGGCATAAGTTGTAGGATGTACAAAATTAAAATACTGCCCCTGATCTAGGCAACTGTGTCTTTTTATTTCAGTGTAATCAGGCAAGCTAGTAGCAACGATATTCAGCAAGTCTTGATCATAGTCATCAGTTAGATTGGGCCATGTTTGTTGAGTAGTCACAGTGTATTTGTTGATAGCAACATAGACCCAGGCAGGCTGATATTTAACTGAGTTATGCTGTAAGGTTTTTGTGAATTGTTCCAGTACTGTTACAGGATTAGGCAGCAAGTAAGCCAGCATAAACTTGCTGTCAAAACATGTGCTGCGCACCTTACAATTGGGCAATCGATCAGCAAAATACCCCTGGTCAGGATCACCCTTTAAAGCCAATTGCAGAACCTGTTGTTCAATACAAAAGTCAATTAGTTCTTGGTCCTGAGCGATTGTACCTTGGTTGTTGTAGTACAGTGATAATTGCCATTGTCGAGCATTCATTACCAACCTTCTAGTTTGCGAATAACATCAATTTCTCTAATCATGATACCTTGGTTGGCCCAGTTGCTGAGATAGTGTTGTTTGAAGAAAGCGCTTTGCTCGCCTTCAAACATGGCCACGGGCAAGCCCAGTTGAGAACCTAGGTCCAGTCCCACTTGATTGGCCAGAATACGTGGATCGCTATCTTGTACGCTTAGCCACAACTGTTCTAGTGCATCAAAGCTTTGCACTTCACGATAGTCCCAGCCAGTGAGCATGGTCATGTATGTGCCTTGGCGTGCGCCTGCTATGGCCCAGTGCCCGTAAGGAGTGTCTGCACCAATGTTGTGCCAGATTGTGAGATGATCAAGATTGCGCTGATGTACTCGATTGGTAAATTCTTCTGCAGTTGGCCGAACCCCGCGGTCCAGGCACATTTTGACTCCTTCTCGAAAACCAGCTCGCCAGGCTTGCCTAGCATCTCCGTCGGGATAGGTAGTGCTGTAGCAATCGTGCATGGCCCAGTAACGGGGATCAAAGCAAAATTCAACGTCATTTTCAAGCGCACCATCACTTGCTTCGTGTGTTCGCATGTCAAGAACAAATTCACGAGTCCACGAACTTAAACCACCATTACCATACATCAATCCATTTATATTATTTCGTGCCCGCCAGCGGAACACAGCATGCTCATATTCCGGTGTAGGAAAATCCAGCGTTTGATTAAAAAAACCTGGGTCGGGGAGATTGTCTCCGTCAATGAGTATAAACCTATCGGTAGATGATAGTTGCGCGGCTGCTTTATGCGCCGCGTCAGAACCCTTGACACCATCAACCCGCTGGGCCCAAGGCACCATGTTTTTAATCTGTGCCCAATGCTGTTCTTTGTTTGGTTCATCATAACTCAAGTATATGCAGTCTAGATCTGCTATGTCAATTTGCTTCATGTGTTTTTTTGCTCCAATATGTTCCGTTTTGTTCAACTACTATAGCAACGTCATGTTCATGGCACATTGTGCCAGTGTTGTTGGGTACAATTTTTTGTGTAGTTTGCCAGGTCAACTCAACCATTCGGCCATCACGCACTCGCACACAACTGCTGCCGAGGTTGTATGCTGCCTGGTCAATCTCAATATATGTACCTGGCAGATCCTCCATGCTGTAGAATAATGGAACGCCCGACTCATCGTGATACAGTCTGTAAAACACCGGCTGGGGCTCGGGCATGTTGGCTATTGCACCAAAGAATTCTTCAGGTGTCATCTCCAACCTCGACCGTAATGAAATGCACCCCATTGTGCTAGGGTATTAATACGCAGGTGCCAGTCATGATATTCCCATACCAGTTCACGACCCCAGGATTCAGTTTCAGTGTCAGCATGATGTCGCTTCATGTGTACTATTTTGGGATAGCTAGCAAAGGGCATGGTCACACGTTCTGCACCCATGATCTGTGCTGCCATGGCATAAACCAAATCAGTGTCAGCTGTTTCGGGTGCAAACTTTATTACTTGTCGGAATTGATCCCAGTTTACGAATATATCACGCACTAGATCAAAGAATTCTTTGGCAGTTTCGCTCAGTCTCCAATAGGTCACAGCGTTGTACACATCAGGCAAATGATTTGCGTCAAACACTTTTCTGTAGTTTCTTGCAGTACTGACTTGATCTTTCCAGTTTCTGCACCCAGTTGATACTACAACATCTCTATGACGAAACATGGTCCACCAGTGTGATATATCACTTACTACCATCATGTCTGCTTCCAGTTTGATGGTTTCTCTAAACGGGGTGTTCCTAAACACTTGCCAGTCATTGGCCCAGGGGTTGCCAAGATCCACATTGCTTAACACACGATAATGATCATAAACAGGATCATTGCCTTGCGGATCGTCTGTGATCAAACAAACTTGAGCACCTGGATCCCAGTGTTTGATTGTTTTTGCCAAGGTTCTAGCACAGTCCTGATAGTTGACACTATCAGAATTAATAGCCACAATCACATAACCTTGTTCGTCAATAGGACGCAATTATGTTCTCCAGGTGTTTCTTGCCCATGGCGTGAAAATCTGTACCGTACCAACCAGTTTGTCGTAGCTGGCTGCTACTATCTTGATAGGTAATGTTATACGCATCGGGAGCAATTTCAGTTAGGGTAGTATCAGGCATGACATTCATTAGTGGCCATGGTATCTCATCAACATGCCCGGTGTGCCCACTAACAATGCCCAGGGCAATGCTCAAGGCAAAATCGTTGCGATAAGTTTGATTGTTGATGTGGTACAAGTCTCGGTAATGTTGCCAGTTGTCTCGAATCATTTGCATGCAGTCAAATATGTATTGAGCAGTGTTGCTGCGACGAAACATCATTACTGTGGCCCACCACATGGGCATGTTGTGTTGTCCAAATACGTTAAGTCCGGGCATGGGATAACCGGTACTCATGTTCATTGCAGTTTTATGACACATGAAATCAGTGTCGTGTTCAAGTAAGCGCTGCAGATCAGCGCTGGCCACCACATAGTCTGCGTCCAAGACCAGGGTACGATCCCAGGGTGTTAGAGCGTAAGCGTCGACTCTACCCGCATTATGCCAAGTAACTGTTGCGTTGTAGTCTTCAAACCATCTTGTGCCACCAGACACCGATTGCGACGGTATGACTCGATCGAAGCTGCTGAGTCGAGTATCTGTTGGATCACAGTCGGTGACAATGGCAACTGGTATGTCAAGGTGTCGACGAATGTTTTGAACACTCCACTCAGCCATAGCAATGTAATCGGTTTGTTCATTGTTGAACGCAAATATGAGTGCGCCTGTGGTCATCGTTTTTGGTTGTTGGTTTCGTGTTCTACTAGCCAAGCATTCATTTGTTCTTGCCAGCGTTGTTGACTTTGTGCATACAGTTCTTTGGTATCCACTTTGACAGGGTGTTCGTACAAGTCTAGTACAACCGCTGTGGCATCGGGGCAAGTTAGCAGTGTGGTTTGCAATTCTGGTCCTGCTTGAAACATGCCTCCACGATAACCAAACAACATTTTTGCTTGATATTTTTCTTTGAGTATGCGCCGTGCTGTAGCATGATCGAATCTGGCACGGGCGTGAGCTACAAGTTTGTCAGTATCCATAGTGCTATTGTACAGCATTCGCAGACAAAAGTAAAGGGGCAAAAGCCCCTTTTTGGTTAAGCTGTTGTAGCAGCCACTGTGGGCGTCCCCCAAGAAGCAGACAAATAAGTTGTACTTGGTGGGAAATAGGTCACAATAGTTGCAGGTGCTGTTCCCGGTGTTGCGCCGGTTGGCGCTGTGCCTCCCGAAATTGGATCAGCATCAGCAGCTACCCAAACAGTAGTAATGACCAAGGTGTTAGAACTTGCTCCTTTGGCAATTGAATGTTGAATGTAGTTTGATGTGTACGGAGCAGTATCAGCAAACTGTTTGTATACAATTGTTGCTGCTGCACCGGCTGTTAAATCATACCATCCTGTGGTGGTTGCTAGTGTGTTAGGAGTACCTGTTCCGCCAATTTTGGTAGTACCTGTATAAGCTGTGCCAGCAATAGTCTGAGTTGCAGTTCCACCGGTGATGTAAATATCGCCGCACAAGGTGTTGGCCAAATCGTTCCATTCTGGGTCGCCTAGGTTACCAACTGCGGTTTTGCTTACATCAATCTTGATCCGACCGCCTGCGTTGAAAAAATAACGTGCAGCGTCGGCACTGGCCCAGGTCACAGTGTTGGTAAATGTAATTGTAAACGGACCGTTTGTTGTAGTAGTTTTCGAGTTGGTACCTGTCCAGCCTGTAAACTGTGTGCCGTTGGCCGCGGCATTCCGACGATTGGTAGTAATGTTGGTCAAGTCAGTGTTTAGCGCTGCCAAAATAGCAATGGTGCTGCCAGTAGTAGGAGCAGATCTTGCTGTAATGGTGGTATTGGTCTGTGCGCCCATGCTTGATAATGTATTGACCAGGCTAGCCCATTGAGTAGCAGTAATAGTACCTGCTGCCGAAACAGTCGCCAGGGCGCTTTGCCCCCAACCCGCATCAGTAGTGCCAGTACTCCAAACGTTGTTGACGTTGGCTCCTGCGTTTGTACTAACAAACCCGTTGTAGTCTGTGGCTTGGATTAGGCCACCTAGTGAATATGTCATTGTGTTGTTCCTGTTTTAGTTTTAGTTTTTTATAGTTACAATAGCTTCAATTGTACCTGATTCTGGGGTTGGCTTGTCAACCAGGCTTCGTCCAATCACGTTGAATGCAGTGGCTTCTCCAGGTTGCGCAGCTCTTGCAATACCGTTTCCAGCACTGACCAAACGATCACCCTTTTTAACATAGCCCACAACCTTGACAGGCACACGTCCGGTCATAGCAACTGCTGGGTGAGTATCGTCTTCGCCCGCACCACCGTTCATGGTAAACGCAGGATTTGTACTGATAACACCAAACACTTGATCACTCAATTCCAGAGTGTTACGTGTGATTTCTTTGGCGCCACCTAGTTCTACAACTGTACCTGGCTCCATGACTTCATCAGATGCAAAGCGTTCTGCAACGTCAGCATAAAGTGCAGTAGTAGCAGTGGCAAACACACGGTTAAAGTAGTTGCTTGCGCTGCCAATATTGCCCACAGCGTTGGTGCCAGACTTACCAATGCTTGGCGTTGTGATACCAGTTACAATAATGCCCGCTGTATCAATTACAACAACGTTGCTAACGCCGCCAACATTGAAGTTGATGTTGGCACCATTTCCGCCAATGTTGCCTTCTGTGTTACCATTAACAAATTTAGTTACACTAACGCCCAAGCTCAGGCCAGTGAGTTGACTACCGTTACCAATAAAGAATTGACCAGCTACGTTGGCTGCTGATGTAATGTTTCCAGCAGCACTTACTAGTCCACTGGTACGCAAGTTTCCAGCATCAACGTTGCCAGTTACTACAGCACGGCTGACGTTGGCTTGGCCTGCAGTGATCAAGTTGCCGCCTGTGATGTTGCCCGAAGCAGTAACAATACCGCCTGTGACCAAGTTACTACCAGTTACGTTGCCAGTTACGACCAATGTGGTCCCCACAGTAGCTGCGTTGGCAACAGCAAATGTTCCATTCAATCCCAAAGCAGTTGCTACATTATAAATCGTGCCAGCAACGTTGGCACGGAGAATCAAGTTGCCACCGCTGATACCAGCTGTAATCAAACCGTCGTTGCCAGTTTCAGAAATAATCGTAGCGTTGCCAGTTCCTACAAACAAACCAGTATCGTTGTTGACTCGCAAAGTGCCTGTTGTGGCTGTGTTGGCTGTGGCCCGCATGAAGTCAGTGGAGTCCAAGCTGTCTAACAACTGAGCATTGGTCACTGTTCCGCCAAACACCGGGCTTCCCGAGTTCCACAACGTGATACCATTGTAAATTGTTGGGAAAGTGCTGTTCAATGGCGCTGCTGGGGTAAAGTTAGCATCTTTACTAACAATTGCCACTCGCGTGTTGTTCACATACAAGCTGGTAATAAAGTGTGGAGTAGCACCTGAGTCATTAACGGACTCTGGAATAGCACCTGAGATTCCTTCACTACTGGAGAATGCTGGGCCCACAACCATAAATGTACCCGGGGCGCCAGCAACTGAACAGACTTTTAGCTGTTGATTTGTGGTATCAAACCACAGGTCACCAACAATGCTGGGACTCGGTTGACTACCACCGGCAGTGGCAGAACTAATAGCTTTCCAAGCCGAACCGCTGTAGACTTTTAACAAACTATTGGTTTTATCCCACCAAAGTTGTCCTTGCAGTGGCGATGCTAGCTTGCCAGAAGTTGGATTACCGCCGGAACTTGCACTAGAAAAGTTTTCTAGTAGTTGAATAAAGTTCTCGTCAAGCAATTCACCATAGCCAGCGTAGTTCTTGCCCACCAGCGTCATTGAGCTTGCGTTGTTGATTGTACCGTCGGAAATTGTTGCAAAAACGTTTCCGTCGGTTAGATTGATTGTATATGCCATGTCAGTTACCTGTTCCTGTTTTCAATATTTATACAGCATTGATATTGCTCAATGTCTGAATCCGCAGAGTGTAATCAATTTGAATCTGGCGGTTTAAGCTTTTTTGTACGGGGTGGAAGATCACGTGAGTAATCAAACGCAAGTTATCCACTGCACCATTCCAGGACTTCAATCCTAGTTCGTCAAATACAAATTCACCGTTGAAGTTGGTGGAATTGTCAAACGCTTGTTGTTGTGCAGGCTCGCCGTAATCCAGCAAACACTGCACTAAAATATCAGTGTATACGTTCCCGGCGGTGTGTAGCACGGTCATTTTGTTGTTGGCTGGATCAGTATCAGCAGCTGAATTATCGTTGACAACTTTGCTGTATGTCTCATTGTACAAGTCAGCATTTTGTCCTGTAGTGTTTGGGGGCAAATATGTAATAACTCCAGTGGGATCTACACTGCTACCGCCATTACCAAACGCCATGCTGTAGATCTGTCCCAACGCTCGATCACTAAGTGTTTGAGCCATTGCTACTGAGATATTCTCGTAGTGAATGGCGTTGTGATCGTTATAAAATATCTCACCATTTGATGGGTCGTGTATCTTGACATGCCCAGTAATTTTAGCTAGTCCTGGCTGAATCATGCTCGGCCCTCCACATAAGTTTTTTGTGTTTGCGGATCAAAGATACGCATGTGACCTTGCACCGAGATTGAGCCAGTTTCATTGGGCTTTCGGGGTTGAGCCGGTTTCTGCTCAACCTGTTGTTTTTGCTGTGTGTTTGCCATGGTCTTTTATTTACCTTGATTATTCACCGCGCAAGAACCTTGCAGCCACAGTATCAGTATCTTGCAATGCAACACCGTCGCTAGCGGTTCCGTCACCAGTTTGATACCAGGTCTTTCCGCGGCGGACCAGTATAGTAACTTCGACTCCGTTTGGAGGAGCAACAAGTTCAGGCACTGCGCTGCCATCAACTACAAATTGTATTGATAAAGGATCAAATTGCCCCAGGTTCCACGGATACTGACATGGAATAATATCTCCAAATTGGTTTGCAGTAGCAAGATACTGCCGTGTTCCGCCCACATATACTTCAATTGCTTTGGTATCAATGGAACTATCTTCAAGTGGATTATCAAGTTGGATACTTGGAGCATAAAATACTGTAGTAGATCCATCACCAATACTGGTATCTTTTACAATGTAGTCTTGGTATTCTGTATTCAACAAATTACCACGTCCAGTGTCATAGACGTCTGCATCAACTGCATGCTCTGCAGCCGCTGTGCCAGCAGTACCTCGGCGCAAGCCGCTGACAGTATTATCAGCAAGATTACGTTCACGATACATGATTCGTTCCCCATCAATAGTAATCACGCCAAAAACTCCGTCGGCTAAGTTTGGTTCACTGAGTATTCCAGCATTGGTTACATGTATTACATCAGCATCTGCCGACAGTAGTTCAGATACAGTAGTAGTGGTAGTTGGGGTGATTCTATAAGTTGCTTGTACACCTCGCATGTCTTGGAACACACGGAATGCAATTGCTTCAGGAGTAACACTATTGGTAAATTGAGTAATTACCATCACGTCAGTGATATTGATCGCGCCCGAAGCCAAGATCAAATATTCCCCTTCAACCACAAAGTCAACACCTTCAAACTGTTGTTCACCGTTCAGTGTTACCCACAAACGGCCAGCACTGACGTTGGCACGACCAAGCCAAAAATCATTGTTGTATACTATAGTACCAGCTGAATAATCAAATGATCCCGAAGTATTGTTAAATGCATTAGTTGTGCTGTTTCTGCTGTACACTGGACCAGTAGTAGTACCTGTTCCGCTAGAAACAGCACCATTCTGAGTGGCAACAAAAGACACCCCAATTGTGTTAGATGCTGCCCCGAAGCTTACAAAGTTAGTAGTACCAACGCTGGCAATTGTGTAAGTGTCACCAAGCTTGATTGCAGTTGCTGGTACAGTTCCAGTGCTAGTTAATTCAACAAAATTGGGATCATATGCAGTAGCTTGATAGCCTTCAACCACAGTGATACCTGAAATAACTGGTCCAAGAAATACCGATGACAATATATTTTGCTGTGCAGTATCGTTCCATGTGACAACTGCAACTTCGTCACCTAAATTAATTGTGCCAACAATTTGTACTTGATTGTTGTTTACTATGTAGTCTGCAATAGTGCTAACTGAAATCAAGATTTGGGCTCCAGCTGCTGGGGCAGTGACAAACACTACTTGGCGGCCAGGAACGTTGGATCCAGACCAATTAGATACACTATAGTCTCCGTTAAATGCACCAAAACTTTGAGTCTGCAACACACTGTCTACCCAGACTTGTATGTCATTAATTGCGTCGATAATATTTTGTTCATATCCGCCACGCTGCGGCAACCCAAAGCTAACACTTGAATCGTCGCCAAGCCATTCAATTCCCTCGGCAGGTTGCAATCGTAAACCATTGCGAATGACTATCATGTTGGCAGGATTAGTGCCACCAACGTAGTTGTTCAGCTCTAGAGTTCTGCTAGCTTGCAGACCAGAATCAATAACAAAATTCTCAACCTGAGGGGTGCTCCAGCTGTATTGAACAGGAGTAGTTGTCCCTAGAACAGCAATGCTAACGCCATCTGCAGTACCAAATGTAGTTCCAAAATCAACCAAGGTTAACAATGTTGGAACAAACTCTATCCAGTATGCAATGTCAGTTATGGCTGTTCCGCCAGGAACCAGCTGTGCTGCACGGTAATAGCTGCCAGATTCGTTAACTATGGTGTTACGATCATAAGTTTCAAGAATACTCCAATCAACACTGTCAATGTACGGCGTCCAAGTGATGCCGCCGATTGCTGTGCCGTTCACAAATACAACCACATCGTAAATTTCAACGCTGCTTACTGGAATTTGTAGAGTCTGTCCTAGTTGTGCTCCTGTATAACTATTGCGGTATAATTGGCTGCCGCCACCAATCTCATAAACATTAATATTGATAATTTCGCCATCAATTATACCATCAATGATCTCAATTGATTGATCAGCCCAATTTACATAGTAATTGATACCATAATATAAATCTAGGCCACGTGTTAAATTACTAACCAAGACTTGTACTGGATTTTCAACAATGTTGGCCCAACTGTATAGGTTGGTCACGGCCGGTTCGTATGTATAACGAATAGTGCCAATCTGAAACCCGTGACCGTCGCTGCTCCAATCAGCGCCCGGTCGTGTGTAAACACGGAAGTCCATTGTGTCAAATTCGCTACCATTAACTAGTTCTTCAGGGGCATGCGTCTCAAACGCTCCTAAGAATTTGCCGCCATCTACATTGATATCAGTGGGCAAGGTTCCTGTTGTAATGTTATTGAATCCATTTTCATACACTACGTCGAGTGCAGTTGTTCCCAAGAAATAATCACCAAATACCTGAACACCCGGATAATCAACTCCGTCAATTAGGAGAGGTAATTCCAAGCCAGGCTGATTGACGCCTGGCACATACAAGCCCATGGTACGATCAACGCCAGTTACATATGCAGTACCGGCCGCAACTTCGTAGTAGCCTTGAGCAGCATTATATGTCAACTGCAAGTTGGCAGGATTGACCAAGATCCAGTTTTCAAGATCAAAAGTTGGGCTGACCACAGCAGTGGAATCTTGACTTGCTGCTTGCCAAATACGATTGTCATATCTTGCTAGTTCTCCATCCTGATATGTGGCGTTAGCTTCCCAAGTTTGAACGTTGGTATTGTATTGCACACGATCGTAGCGCAGTGTAGTCTTGAATTGTCGCACAAGATCATTGCCCATGACTGCATAAGCACGGGCAGCAACACCATTGCCCCCGTCGAATGTCACAGTCGGGGTTATGTTGTACCCAGCACCCGAATTGGTAATGCTAATTCCAACAACTTGACCTAAACTATTGATAATAGCAATTGCTTCGGCTGCTTGGATGGCCTCACCAGTAAAGACCACCAATGGTGGTTCTGTATATCCGGATCCACCATCAACTATTTCTACATCTTGTAATTCCAACAAATAATTATTGTACCACTGATTATAAGGCCAGGTAGACCACACAGTGCTAGTTAACGGCACATTGCTCTTGGTGTTTAGCGCAGCATTGAATGCACTGCCCGACTCATAAGGGGTCAGAATTGGACTTACATATTGCGGGACTTCTAGCGAAGTGTCATAATATGCTGGCAAATCAAAGTCTGTGACATCACCAAGATACTGGTCAAAACCAGAATATTTCAAGTTGAACTCGCGTATCTGTACGTGATATGGTTTGACTTCTTGAATGTAATCTTCAACAAATTCTTGATTGTCTCGGATGTAGTTCTGGAAAGGCACCAATTCGCGCAACCTGTGGTCAACGTCAATCAACGAAGTCTTGATCAACCATTCTGGGGCAGAAAACTCACTCAACACATAGTTGAACATTAGAACCAATGCACGGTTACGTTCTATTGCAAGATCGTCAATAAACAGTTCTTCGTTAATGGCTTGAATAATTTTTCGAGTTTCAATCACAGGCTCTTGGTCATAGTACTGTGCATCAAATACTTCAACGTCCCATCCGAATCTACCAGCAGCATAATCCCACAGCTGGTTAGAAAATTCAATAGTGCCGCCTTGCAACCCAACTCGCTCCCAACCTAGGTCAGTGCGTAGATAAATTTCCCACTTGCCTTGCGAGTTAGCAGTTACTTTAACAGAACTTCCAACAGGCACCGACAATGCATCTAGCGAGCTATATGTAACTACTTCGGCTACTACACGAACACTGCTATTGTAGCCTGTACGGTACCAGTCGATGTAGGCCCAGTAATCGGGTGTATTGTAATTTTGCACTCGGGTCAACACTAGCACACGTTGCGTTGGCACAGTGTCTCTTGCCTGCACAGTATAAATGGTCCAGCGGCCGTTATTGTTAGCATCAGTCTCTACTAGGTAACGATAAGGTAAACTAGCTTCGGGAATTGCATCAATATCCTGATAACCAAGTATTTCTAAATTAGCTACACGTTGGTTCCAGTTAGTAACAGTAACAGTGTCGATCAGCACTGATTGTGCCGGCTCAGATTCTTTACTGTTTAGCAAATTAAAATTACGACTTTCAGTAATAGGATATTGTGCCAATATAGTATTTGCGCGAGTCAGGTAGTTGCGCAATGCTTCAAAGCGGTCCACAAACATACTCTGACGAGGACGGAATTGCACACCATATCGTTCAGCTGGGCCTAGGTTGGGGTCAGGAACTATGTTACCAAAAGTGTCAACTCCGCAGAAGCTATCCTGTAACTTACGATACAAATTATTACTCAAGAAGCCGTCACCACGATCTTGTGGGATTAATTCGTATTCAGTGTGAACATTATTTGTGGTATATTCACGATCGTACTCAATATGCAAGATAGTATCTTGCGCTTGAATATAATCCCCCGAATTGTAAATTGCAACGGTGCTGGAATTTATAGGAGCCAGATACGCAATACCAGAAGCGCGAGGGTTTTCGATATAACTAGCAACCACACTAGCTGGTAGCGTTTTTCCAAGGCCAGTAACTGTGGCTGTAATCCCGCGTACCCAGAAATAGTATTCAGTAGCAATGTTACCATCAATTGCGAGCCGTCCATTTACGGCATAACTCAAGGTATCACGAGGAGTACCCTCGCCAGCGTACTGTGCTGGTGGCACACTACTCACTACCCATTGATAAACATCTACACTGGATCCTGGAAACAACTGTGCCCACCTGCGTGAAGCATATACAATGCTGTCCTGATTAGGATCAATAAAACGAGCACTTGTTGTGTCCCACCACATTTTACCAACATGCCCATTGGTCCAGGTAGTTCCTCGAATGTTGGTTGGGCCCGAATTGTAACTAGCCGGATCCACGGATCCAATATAATCTAGGTTCTGGCGTGCAGCACCAAGAATTTTGCCTTGTAGCGGATTTATAAAGTCCAAAAACTCTGTCGTAGCCGAAGTCACTCGGTCATACAAGAATACCGAGTTCAACAATTGTATATCAACTACAGGTTGTTGTTGTTGGATAGTTGTCCAGGCAGCTCCTCTGTTAGCATTATCATAGATATACACTGCACCATAATTTGCAGCGCCAGAGTCTTCAAAGTCATTGCCGGGTGTGCCAATCAACAGCACACCCGAAGTGTAATTGATAGCAAGACCGTATTGGTCATAAGAATTAACAGATGTGTTGCTGATTTGCTGACCAAATACAAACTTTCCTGGATTAGTTACGCTCATGGTTGAGCTTGCCAAATAATCATATGCATACACTGCCCCGCTTTGCACCGTGATTGAAAAGAAGGTGGTACTGCCAATATCAAATATAGTCGAGCCATCATCAAAGATATTTTCCAAATACAGCGTGCCATTTGGGGCTCCGACAACCAAACTAATTGCAGATGAATCCAACGAAACACTGCTACCAAATCCAGCAAACTGAACTGGGTATGGACTAGTAATCGTTTGAGTCCAAGCAAATGTTTCGAATGTCAAGGCATCAAACGCAGTTCCTACAGAACCAGGGCTGACTTGTACTTTGTTAAAATCAGTTGCTGCTAGGCTATTCTTGACTGCAACAGTCAAATAACCAGCAGTATTAACTGTGGCAGAAATGTTCGGAACCACCACATTGATTTGTTCAGCTAATGCACGTACCTGAGCACTTGCTGTCACCGTAGTAGTTACTTGCTTCCAATAAGTGGTATTGGAAATAGCTGTCAGTGCCGGTACTAACTGGACCGCTAGATATATTGTAGTGGTTGCACCAACAGTGTTGTATACTACTTGATTCACAGCATAAGCAAGGGCACTGTTCCATTGATCAGGAACTGTTACATCAATGTTGTTGACTCGTAATGTATTACCAGCAGTCAATACAGCATTGGCCACTAACGATGTTGTAGTACCATATACGCGACTTTGGTTAACTTTTCGTTCAACTACACCACCCTTGTAAACTTGTTCACTACTGTTAGGTTCTCCAACGTACAAGCTGCAATCATAACTGCAAAGCTCTACTGCATAACCAAAGTTACTAAATTCTGCCAAAGTGTTTTGTTCCACAGATTGCATTAATACAAACTGATTGGTTTCAATTTCAACTACATCACCAACTGCTAACGAACCATTGATAGTAATTGCAGATGCGCCATTCCAGCTAAAAGTATTAGAACCATCAACAACTGCATCATCCTGATTGATATAGAATATGTTATTGACTAGCACACTAATAGGAGGAGCAGCAGGTGTGCCGAGCACTGTAAACACTGGGTTTGCTGTGGTACTAGTGTTGATGAACTTCTGCACATTTCGATCAAACACATACACAGCGCCGGCTTGTGTTGCCGAGCCCACAGTTTGATTAGGTGCACCAACTAACACTTGTCGGCCGTCGCTGGTACAACTAATGGAGCTGCCAAATCGAGCTCCAACAATTAGTCCAGCCGCTGTGATACTGTTTACATATTTGAAATAACTTTGTGCCTCTACAACAATAGTTGCCCCGGCAACTGGCACAGTAACAAATGTCAGTTGCGCAGTGCCAGTGTTGAATGTATAATCAATATTGGGTCTATAGATAGTTCCGTCAACCTCAACTGTAAACGAATAAATGTTGTCCACAGTAAAGAAGTATTGTCCAAGATCAAATACTGAGGTCAAGCTCACTGGCGTGTATGCGATATTGAACGTTAGGATGCCGCCGCCGCCATCAACACTAGCGATAGTCAATACCAAGTTGGCTTGACCGCCAAACTTACTTGACGCAAATGTTACTGTGTTGCCCACAACATAGTTTGATCCTGTAGTTGTAACACCTACGCTGCCTTGGGTGGCCCCGGGTTGACCAACTTGATTACGAACACGGATGATAGTAAACTTTGCGCCTACGCCAGATCCCGAAGTAGAAGTTTGAGTCACATCGTAATAAGTTTGTGCGTCCAGTGGCTGCACGTAGATGCGTTGTATGTCAACTATTGTCCCTAAAGCAGGCGCTGTTGCAAATGTAACTTCAGTAAAGCCAGCATCAACTGTGTAATCAGTACCCAGTAACTGTATTGTTCCATCAACTGTAACTTTGAGTTGGGTGCTTATGTCGATTTGAATAATGCCATCGATAGAATATACTGTAGTAACATCGTCGCCGCGTGAACGAACAAATTGATTTTGCCAATCAACTCGGCCATATGCATGCACTTGATTCAGCCCAGGGGCACCAATATACATCCAGCGCTCGTCTTGACTCATTACGACACTGTAGCCAAATTCTCCGGCGCCGGGTGTGGTGCTGGTTGTTGTACCTGGTTGTGTTAGTAATTGCAGTTGTGTGTATGGATTAGTGTTTGGCTGTCCCAGTGCAGGGTCGCGATAGATCACAGCAGCATAGCCGTTATCAGCTTGTGCGCCAGGGCCCAGGCTCTTGCTTGCACCTGCTACTGCCCAAGTTTGATTACCAAAGTCAACTGCATTACCGTATCCACGAGCACCAGTTGCATTTAGTTCAAGAATAGCATCACCGCTAATGTTAGTGGGGCTTGTTAAGGTAAAGGTACCTCCAACATTCTTAACGTACACAAATACAGCACCAGTTTCAGTCCCCGAATCATGGCCATACCGCGGGACGCCGACCAATGTAGCCAATCTGTCTTGTGCTTGCGCAACGCTTTGGCCATAGTAATCGCCTGCATTAAGCGTCACAGGGCGTAGTGTTTGTGTGGCTGTGAATATGTCTTGCTTTTCGAGCACTTCCCATAATTCACTACCGTTATTGTCAACCCAAACACGGGCCCCAGAATTTAAATTCTGAGCATATGGTAAATCAACAATGTCACTAGCTTGCGCCACTCTCATGGTCTGTAATGTAAATCCTAAGCCAATGCCGTTAGCAACTGATCTGTCCCCGGTGAACTGGAAAGAAATATTTACAGTGTTTAAACTAGCAACACCGAGTACTTGGTAGACACCATCAACTTCGGGATCAAAGAACTTGATAATCAACTTGTCGCCAACGCCAAGTCCATGTTGTGCGCTAAAGATTACCCGGCTGGTTCCATTCAAGTTGTCACATACGTGTTGGATTATTCCTGGTACAGGTTCTGCACGATAAATGTTCCAATCATAGTCGTTGGTCTTTGCTACCCAGATACTGGTACCAACTTCAATTTCGTCAATATTTGCAGCCAAGCTAGTGGTATCTGTAATATCAAATACTGTAATGTCTGCATCATCAATGTTTACATATCCTGCACTCGGCAACGCTACATCAGTTGGCGTAGTAATTGTAGTTGGAAGAATATTTGTGCTGGTCAATTTGTAGCTCTGGCGCCATACGTCACTCAACAAGATAGTCTGATCAGCTTCAGAAGTTTCTTGTGGTAATGCTATTTTGACCAGGCTTGGGTTAGCATTGAGTAGTGCCCGATTTAATCTTAATTCAATAAAACTACGGTTAGCATTGGCACCGTACACCGCTTGTTGTACTGCCCAATTTTCGTAAACATCATAGTCGGCATTTTCTTTACCAAGATTTGCACCTTTGAACAATTCTGTTGCTTGTACTGTTCCTTTGGTATCAAGGAATTGTCTGTATATATTGAGTTGACTTACATCATCTAGATTCAACGCTGCCATATATTGACGTGGTCGGAAACCAATCAGACCGTAGCTTAGTAAGTCAGTATCGCTTTCAACGTTGGCCACATTTATGTCATAACTATTTTGCAACTGGTTTGCTTTGTTAGGCAAGTTAGGCAGTAATCCTAGTTCAATTTGTTCGTAATCGCTTTGTGTCCAGTCATTAAAGTTGAACGATACACTGGCCTGCACAATAGTCAACGCCGACCAGTATACATTTTTATATTTGACAATTTCGCCCTTGCTGTATGTGCGAGTACCAGTCCATTCCTCGACGTTGTCTTGATTAAGAATAAAGCCCGGAGCATTAACACTACCGTTCCAATCAGTTGTGGTCACTGCTATTAGATTCAAACGACTTTGACGTGCTCCGGTAGTGGGATCATAGATCAAGTCTCCAAACACACTTTGATTGTCCATGACAATAATATGTTCATACGCAGTGAAACTCAAATCTGTGTAGCTGATTGCCTGCGCATTCAAGGGCTGGATACTAAACTCGTTACCTAATCGTACAATATTAAGATTGCGGGTAGGAAACTCATTGCTATTTTGATCTAATACGCCATTGTTGAGAGTTTGTGAACGGATTGTGTCCACCACTGCCTTGTCTCGAGATATCTTTAGTCCAGCAGCTAATGGGTTTAGATTGATGATTGCATCGGTGTTCCAACCTTGGTTGCTCCAGTATAGGAATTCTTGAGACATGCGTTGCCAATCAAGAATATAGGAGTTGGCTATATTGTCAAAGGTTAGCCCTTGTGTTTCAAGGAACTTGCCATAACTCAACAAAAAGTCAACCACACTAGTTGCACTTGAAAAAACAAAACCGTACGGAACTTGCACTACTGTATTAGAATAAGTGATTGGAACCCGCACAGTTACGCCACCAGCGGTGATGTTTTGTTGACGACCAGCTGCACGACTTTCTAAAATGTTAAAATACGGTTGTGTGTTACCATAACCAAATACAGCGTAGCCGCCATCGGCAGTTTTTTGTACTGCAACACTGCTATAAGTTGTGCGGGTAAAGGGTTGATTCTTGTATACAAACAAATTATAACTTTCGTCAGGAATCAACAGTGCAGTGTTCAGACTGTTAGGACTCGATTTCTCAGTATAAATCTTGATATATTGTTTGTCAGAATAACTAGCCAATCGGTAGCACAATCGCACATCAAGACTGCGCAAACTGGCAGTAAGAGTGTCAGTTGAGTTTATGCCAGTTAGACGATTGTAGTCAACGATCCAGTTGATATAACTGGCTTTGCTAACACCATTCCCGTATACTTCTATTCCGTTAGCATCTAATCGATAACGGTTATTATACAAATATTGATTGTAATCAGTATTGTAACGATACAAGTCTCGGTCAGCAAATAACGCAAAGAATTTAGCCGGACGTGTTAATGCCAACACACGCATGACAGAGAATGGATATGCGCTGCTGTTCCACCAAGATGCTTCAACTGGGCCGCCGTCGCCGATTGCCCATGATCGTTGGCGCTGATTTTCATCAAACGTACCGACTACTGATGCAAATGGGCTCAGTAATTCGCCCGACGTGCCTGTGGGGATTACTTTTGTCAGGCCAGGGCGTGCGTATTCTAATCGAGTGTGTGGTGCAATTGGATCAGCAACGTAGCCTGCTTCCAGGTCGTCCCACAAAACCAAGTTGTCAGCAGTATAAGGTGCTGGACCATAACGATCTTGCCACCAGGTTGGCTCTACACTGAGTCCCAGCATTTCCCACGGAGTCAGACTAGGTTGCTGGGTATCATAGAAGTAACGATAGATCCCGCGCCAGGCTCCCAGCAAGTTTTCATTGTTGAGTTTGTTTTGTGCAGCACTGTAATTCCAGGTAAACTCGTTGTTGGCAAAATATGTTTGATTATTGAAATCTAATTTGTTCCAGCCACAGTAGCTGAGAAAGTCTGCACCTAGAATTCCTGAAATTTCTTGATATGAATATCCAGTACTACGGAAGTTGCCGGGCAGTACATTTTCAATAGTCAATGGCACTGGGTTATTATCCAGTTTTAAGTTGTTGTAGATACGAGTCTCAAATTCCAACAACACTTGATCGCGAATATCCTCAAAAACAGGTGTAACACTACCGTCATGACCTAAGATTGCAGTGCTTTCACCATTGCTAGTTACCTGAGTAACTATTTCTGGTTGCCAGGCTGGATACAATCCCAGTTTGGTAGGGGTATTAGGCACAAAGCTGCCATATGTGGTAACATATTCATTGATAGTAATAGCATCACCAACGCTGAGTGCAGTGGTAACAGTGATACGAGGGCCGTCGGCTGCTACTATGTAATCAACCCCACGAGTAAGTAAATTATCATTCAAATAAACCAGCAATCCAAGATAGTTTGCTGTGTTGTAATTGTACACCTGTACAGTATCAAATATGTTGGTAGTAATAAAACTTACCAAGTATTTTGTGCTGTAAGTTGTAACTCCTTGCGGAAGCATATCACTCCAATAGAATGACTGGCTATCTACTTTGCCTAAGGTGATATCCTGAATAGCAGTATCTAAAATTTGTGCAGGCGTCTGAAAGTTGATTACTTGTTTGGTTACTGCATCCAACAACTGAGCCTTGTACTTGATGTATTCTCGACTGTTGTATTGTAATGCTTCAAAGATATTGTAATTTTGACTACGCATAAAATAACCAGTCAAGGTAATCGGAGCACTCTGTTGTAGTATAATTAGACCATAAGGAACAATATTGCCAAGATCTCGTGTGTTGTTGGCACCATTAACTGATCCAACCAAGGTGGTCAAGTTTTCACAGATGCTTTGATAGTGTGTACGAATAGTACCCAAGGTAAAACTAGGGCTGTTGGCATTGAGAGGATTACTTTCAAGATTGATTGGTACCTGGAAGAAACCAGTAGCGCTGGTTTGTTCACTCAAGATCAATACTTCAACTATTGATTCTAATGCAACAGTATCAGCTAATGTAATTGTGGTGTTGTTGTTGGTAACAGTATATGAGTAAGTTTTGGGGTCTTGAAAAATAGATCCAATATACAATTTAACCACAGGAACTGAAATAGTGGTTTGATTGTTAGCAGCAACGTCTAACTTTAATGTGGCGCCTGTGTAGGTAAAGCTAAACTGTTGATAAATTTGGCTTGGGACCACAGCGGTTTGCCAGCCTAGTAATTTCTGGTATGTTGCGCGAGTTGCGTACTCGCGCACTGAGCCTGAACTGATATCTGACGTGACAGACGCATTATCAACTACGTACAAGAATGTATCTTTGTACATGTTGTTTTCAAACACAATATCACCAACGTTGTTGATATTCAGATACTGCAAAGGAAACTGCAAAATAGGATCCAAGATTGAAGTATCGCCTACTGCATAAGAAAACAGTTTACTACCAACAAACGTAGTTGACTGGTACTTTGTAGCGTCGCCAAAACTTACACCATCGGTGTCGTAGATATTGTACAAGGGCGCTTGTTGCACACCAGTCTTTTGTTGTGCTTCGATCCAATCGGATCCATCGTACCAGTATGTTTTGCCGCCAGTTAATATTGGTATTGGTGCAATGTCTGTTCCACTGTTTAGGATCACAGTATTTTGATCAGTAGATAGTACTCCATCGTCAGCTAGTGTTAACACAATGATAGGTTGCGAAATTAATGGCGCAACGCTATCTGGGGTAACAAAGCTCACAACATAAATTTTGTTACGGACATCAGGATCTGTGTCGGCTGCAAAAATTACACGGCTACCTTCAACAAAAGTATATCCATCTACACTGTAACTAGTACTACCTTCAATGTTGGAGAATGCATCAGTTGCAGAAAAATCAATTACGTCAACTGGCGCTTTGCCGTCAGACCCCATGTTCCACAAACGAATTCCTGGTCGGAATTGAATGATTGGCCGCTTGGCACGATAGTTGTTGTCTAGTACCGCAGGAGTGTTGTTATACTTGGCAGTGGCATCGATCACGTCAATGTGGAACCAACGGTTGCTACGAGTCCAAGCATTCAAGTCCTTGCTGGCACGGTTAATAGTTAGATAATCAAGCTGCTGAGGTTCTTTTGCCAAAGTACTGGTATTGTAATCTACAACGTATGTCTCAGGTACAACAAAATTTTCAACTGGCAGCAATTCAATTGCTGTGCCTACACCCGCAACATAATATTCTTTATCGCTGATTGAAATTGCAGTTGCATTACCAGTGCCAAATTGAAGTTGTGTGTTTGTGCCACCCTTTACAGTGCTAACTGTAAATTTGGTACCAATTGCAGCAATGGTGCTGACATAATAACTAACCCCTGCTTCAAGTCCGCCAAGGGTAGGTGCAGTGAAAACAATTTCTTGTCCAATGTACAAGTCCTGGGCATCTTCAAGGTTGATGTAGTTTGTGATTGCTTCGGTGCCAATATAGGTAAATGATGTATTGCCTGATCGGTATCTTGCAGGCTCTACATCTCCTAAGAATTGAATCTTGAGGCCATTAGAGAACACCACGCCGTTAGGAGCAGTATAAGTTGGACTACCAATAATTTCGTCAACAAAGATTGTTGACGACGCAACTTGATCAATTAATTTAATTCGTCCAAAAATTTCTGGGTCTGTTGCATCTTGATAGTATAGTGTATCCTGTACCGCAGTCAGCAACGGAATTTGTTTGTATACGCCTGTTGCATCTTTATACCATTGTGTATTGCTGTAAATTGTGCCATACAAAATCTTGAACTTCTCAAGATTGCTTACTTGTGTAATGTTGGCAAGGTTGATATAAGTTTTGCCTGACAATGTTACATAGTTGATTTGCCAAATGTCATAACGTTGACTCAATGGTATCTCTGTTGTTTCACTATAAGGAGTAGAATCAAAACTACCAGGGAGACCATTGTTGGCTGGGCCAGCATCAAGTGGGTCAAACAGTGAAGTTCTGATCCAGCCACCAGCTTCGGCACCGGGCACAGTATTAGTAAAGATCAATGTACGACTATTGAGATTAGTAATGCCATCAATGCCACCATATGTTGCAATAAATTGATCTAATGGTTGGTTGTTGATTTGATCAAAGGTCAAATTGGTCACAAGATCAACGTTGTCGATTGCAGGTAAGTTGTAGTAAAAATCTTGAGATGTTTTGTACGGAGCGTTGAATATTATGGTACCAAGATCTTCGCCGTTGTTTTCTACTCCAAAAACGTCTCTACTAGAAATATTGTTAGCAGTGGGCAATGTACCACTAATTCCGGGTGCTGCTTGAATCCAAAAACCAGGACCAGTGCCCGGCACACCGTCGATAATAGTCAAGATACCTTGCATGTTGCTTTGATTTTCAGCAATGTAATATAATGTGTCAGGAGCATCCTGAGGTACAGTAAATGTTACTAAACCTGTGCTAGCACCATTTCGAATCACACCATTGCTGTAGGTTTGACTGAGGCCAGTAACTGGGGCAGTTTTTATCCAGAATGGAAAAACTGCATCAGTGTTCAGATTGAACACATAGGTATTTCCACGACTCAGTGTCAAGGTTGGATTGTTCTGAAAGTCAATTACGTATGCTGCGATACCAGAATTACGAACTCGATAGTTCACAGTTTCTTTGGTGTTTTGCGCTACTTGGAAAGTGTAGCTGCCGCCCCTGACTAATTCAATCACGGGATTATTACCAGCAATTCCACCAAAGGTATAAACACCATTTGCACGATCAACTACATAATTGCGGCTAGTAGGTATTGTTGATGCCTGTACGTCCACAGCGTTGGGTCCGTTGGGCAACCAAAAATATTGACTAAAGTTAACAAAGGTGTCAAAGTCAACAAATGGATCCCATGAATAATATTCGCTGGTGTACAATCTGTCAGGGCGACTATTGGGACCTTGCTGATAGCCAATAGCATCGTTGATGCCGGGATATGTGATGGTGTCTGCAATTCTATCAGTGTCGGGCACTAGACTTACTACCCCTGGCTCTAATTGGTAATTGGCACGAACCGCATCAGGTTCAACAATATATCGATCACCAGGGTTAACACCCGGTCCAACACGGCGACCAACAAAGCCTTGGGTTTTTGCAAACTGTGGCTCTTGAATAAGTTGATCCAATGTAGCAGCAAGGAACTGCTTATTAGCATCTGTCTGAAAAATTTCAGGAAGAAAGTCTACACTACGAACTGTTGCCATTAGATAACTCCACTACCAGGGGCAGTACGCAAATTGGTACTGGTTAATGCGTCAATCACTTCAATGTTGTTAATGGTGGCGCCATTAACGAAAATCTCATTGGGTTGACTACGAATCTCATATAAATCACCAAAACTCTTTTGGGAGTCTAACGGTACTAACACGACAGAACTAATAATAGTGCCTAGTTCTCGATGCAGATATGCTGCCAGTTCAGAGAAGTAAAACGTGTCACCAAAGTTCCACTTGTCAATGCTAAAATAATCGTTCATGACTGCCACTACTGAGCTTTTGATTTCACTAATACTAGCAGTTGAGTTGCTGGCACGAATTACTTTAATTGTGGCTCGCAAATTATTTGCTGCTTTTTCGCCAAACAACGGCTTGAATGTTACTGAGTTCAAGATGATATTATCACTCAACATTTTGTAGTCTTGCAAGCCCTGATACGCTGTGCTTAACTCATCAATACTGGGCTGTGCAGGATCGGGCACAGTACCAGTCGTGTCACGAATCCAGTTCTGATATGAAGTATAGTATGACAGAGTCACAACATACAAGTCAATAATGTTTGTGGTTCCTGGGTCAATTCTTGATGTCAGCGGGCTGTTGTGACGATATTGATAGTACAGACTTTGGCGACCAGTCCGAGCAATCCAACCTGACACTTCCACCAATGTCCTAGCACCAGTTACACTAATACTCAGTTCATAAAATGTCTGCTCAGTATAGGCATAAAATACTTGGCCCGGTGTCCACTCTGACTTGACCAATTCAATTTCGTCAATTGTAGCGTAGTCGCTGATCACCCGTCCGGGCTCGACCAACAAGTATCTTTGCAAGTTGTCAAAGTCCACTGTTTGCTGCAAGAATATTAGCTTTTGATTAGAATCGGTATCAGGCGCAACAATTTCTGTAAAGAAATCTGGATTGTCCGGAACTCCGTCATTGTCGCTGTCACGGAATCCAACTAGTACTTGGAAGTCATCAACATAACCATCGCTCTCAACAGGTTGCCCAGTAATGGTCATATAGATATCGCCGGGCAGCGGCTCTGTTGAATCTGGCTGTGTGTTTACTGCCAAGCAATTGATGTAATCTTTGATCACAGTGCCAGTCCGACTGTCGTACACTTGCTGACCATCATAGAAGAAGAAACGAGTCTGTAACACTGATCCAAAGCTGTAGCTGAGTCCGCGGAATGTAATAGTGTAGTTGCTGTTATTGACTTGGAAGGCTACCAGCCACGAACTGTCGCCGCCAGGTACTGATTGCCCAGCATTGGTTTGACTCCAAGGAGCCACTTCAGTTGTGCTGTCTACATAATACTTGAGGTTGGTACTATTGATCAAGTACCAAGAATACGGTGTGCCAGTAATGCTGCCGTCGTTATCATAACCAATGCCAAATGGGCGCAACAATAAAATTTGTTCTGCCATCGCAGTTTCTAATGCAATAGGCAAATCAGTTACAAACAATGGGATTACTTGTTCGACAATTGCCCCAGTAGGAACATAATTGTTGATTGTAACTGGTCCTTGTCCAGAAGGCAAATTGCCAAGTCCTTGGTTGCTACCATCACCTACAATCTCTTGAGGGCTGGCCCAAATTTCTGTGCGTTCGTCGGCCCGAGTAGGAGCACCTTGTTGCAACTTGTTGTTTTTGTCAAAGTAGTAGCCAGTTGGTGCAACAAATTTGACCAAACTGCTGACTGCGATATATTTCAATGCAGTACTGCTAGTATTGCCAACGATTACTGGCGTACCGGTTGCACTAACAAAATATCCTGTGGTCTCGTTGGCCAACGTAGTACTTTGATGCCAAGTGGTGCCTAAAGTAGTACCAGTGTTGATCGTAATTCTTGGAAAGTTGGCATAATAAAATTGCTGCATTGTGCTTTCCAGCAGCGCTGGTTGCACTTGATTGATAATAACATCTGCAATTTCAGTTCGACTGGTCCAAGAAAACAAAATGCTAGGAAGTATGTTTTGTTCCCACAACGCACCGTCGCTGCCAAATGAGTTTGTGCTGGAATATTTTCCAGTGTTGTCTACTAGGTCCAGGTATCGACTTGTGCCAATACTTGCACGGTTTACTGCTTTGCTTTTTACAATGCTATTGTATTGTGTGTACGGGAACAGATTGTAATCTTCTCCGTTGACCATGCGGTTTTGTGTGTAGTATCGAGCCGGAGCACGTTGTTTGATTGCCTCAATACTTTCACGAGCTTGTGAGTTACTAACTGGCTGTGTTATTCCGCATGTGAATGTAATTGTTTCTAGATTACCTTCACGACTGATATAGCTGACAGGAATAATCACGCTTTGCATTTCTTCGGGATTGATAATGTATTGCAATCCGTTTGATGCACGAACATAGCTGCGGAAAGTACCTACCGGAATCTCACTAAACACACCATCGCCAAACACCATGGTGATCTGATCATTAGTACGACTAGTCACTGAATAGATAGGGCGCAAGGTTGTACCTAGTTGTTCTGCCGCTGCGGAATAGATGTTTTCGGTATATTCCCACTCACGAGTCACTGTGCCCACGTTATCCAACTGGAACAACCAACGGTCTTCGTTGTTAACGCCTTCGATGTTGATGTTAACAGTTCGATTGGCAATACGTTCAGCCAAGTTGAAGTCTTGATTTTGCAACACCCCTTGCTTGAACATAAAAAAGTAACCAGTATTGGAACTTTGAAATCCCAAGCTGTCGTTACGGAATAACACATTAAACGGCGTATTGGGACGAGGGCTTGGTTCGTACAAATAATCTGCACCAGTGCTGGTACTAGTCACAGCTTCAAACGGCATAGAAACTCCGTCTACAGTGGCTGTGTACGGTACTATTGGTAAAAATCCTGGCACCATGTTTACAGCATATTCGTCAGTTCGAACCCCTAACAATGTATTACGATTGCCAGGGCGACCCACACGTTGAGTGTCCACTAGGCTGGCATTGATAATAGTTGTGAATTGTTCTTGCCAATCAGGGTTGGTAGTGTCGGCCCAGTTGATAACAATATTAGAGAGATTTACACCTTGATAATCAACAACATTCTCAGTAGTTTGTACTGAAAACACTTTGAGAAGGCCTTGCGCCGCTGTATTTCGTTTGGCAGTATAGCTAACAAGATTAGCAAGTCGTACCACAGAATCACGACGTTCAGCGGTATCTAGATAATTTTCACGAGTGTTGAGATCTGTACGGAATGCAAGTGCTTGTCCCATGAACGCAATAACGTCCAAGAGAGCAATAAATTCTGACGACTCAATATAGTCGTTGAATGTTTCTGGGTAGTACAGACGAATATAGTCAACGAAACTCTTTCTTAAAGTTTCAAAATCATAACTTTGGAAGTCGGCTTCGCGGTAAGTTTGGTAGATCTGTTTCCAGTCTTCTACACCAAATATTGCTGTTTGTCTTGTGGTTGTTGCCATTCTATGCGCCTCTTCTTTTATTTATCGAGACTAAAAACGGCTAGGTTTATACGAAGGATGCTGATCGAGTTTCTAGGTCAAAAAATACACTTAATCTTTCAGCATCAGTGCTGGCCACAATCTGTAACTGTAATTCTATTAGAATGCCGTTTCTCTGCGGATAGGCCTGGACATCTGAAATGTAGATTCTTGGGTCGCCGCCTGCTACTCTTTGTACTTCTTGTTCAATACTGCTTTGTAATTCTTCAACTTGATTTTCAAACAAGAAATCCCAAAGCACTGTGCCGTAGTCGGGGCGGCCAGGTAGTTGGCCTTGACGTATATTAAACGCATTTAAGAGATCACGTTTGACCAGTGCAAAGTCAGTAAGAGTAAACTTCTTGTACTGCCCTTGTGTATTGAACCCAATGAATTGTTGTACCATGATAATATTTATGTTGGGGGCGGACCTTGAATATTGCTAGCAATTATGTTCATTCTGGACTTGGCTGTGGTTGAGAATGAAGCCAGTTGCTGAATGTAGTCTCGAGCAATTTGAATTGTTTTCTTGTAAGCAGTTTGTACTTGCGGTGATGCTCGTTCATATGACTCAAACAATGGTGCTATAATAGTAGTACGACTGTCATTGTATATGTAACGTGCTGCGGTCAGCTCATCCCATACTGCGTTCCATTGGGCTTGAGTAACAACTTGCTGGGCTGCAAGTGCATCAATCTTTTTATCAACCACGCCAAATGCTGCGGTCACTTTGTCGCCAAGGTCTGCAAACGCATCAACTTTGGCCTTGATTTCAGCTCCTTGCGCCGCTGTATCAGGCGGAGTAGGTGGGCCATAGTTGGGTTCGGGAACTTTGTCGTTGCCTACCACACGATTGCTGGCTGCGTTCACTGTGTCACGATTTACTGTGTTGCTTTTGGGTTCAGGTGTTTCAACTTCTTTAAAGGCTGGGGGGATTTTAGCATCAGTCAGCGCCACAGCAAATGCCCCATCGCGTACATTGGTTTGAAACGCTGCTTTTACTGCGCCAGTTGGATCGTTGGGAATTGTTGCTCCTTTAAGAAACGCTTCTGTACCCGGTACACTCTTGGCTGCATTTAATGCAATTCCAGCAATGCCCTGTGGTCCAAGCTTGTCTACTGGAATACCAATTGCTGCCATGTCCTTGATTCCCGAAGCCATGAGACCCTGCTGTAATGCTGCCTGGGTTGCTGGACTGTTCAACAGTGTTTGTATATTTTTGATACCATCTTTACCGGTAAATGCTGCAGGACTTTTAAGCACGTCTGTTAGGGCTGCGCCTGTGCTGTTGGCTAGTGCAGCCATACCTGGTTTAACAATGCCAGCTTTTTCCAACTGGTTGATATCAAGCCCAAACTCGCCTACACCTTTTGCATCAGACATGATGCTGGCGCCCTGCCCCACAGATTGTTTGGCTTGAGCTAGTACTCCAGTAACTTCACTTTGTGTCATACTAGCAATACCTGTTAACGCAGTAGGCGCTTTGCAAAATCCAGTAATATCAATGGGATTGGTAACTGGCGTAGAAAGATTTTTGTTTATTGTGCCAATTGCAGTAGTTGCTAAACTACCAACAGATGCTGATGTTCCTACCAGGGCTTTGCCAGCTGCAAGAGCCTGATTGGCTACACTAGATACTGCACCTGTTATACTACCGATTGCCGGCCCCACGATTCCAGTTATACCTGCTGCAATTCCTGCAACACTGCCGCCCAAGGCTCCCCCAGCAGCACCAATTGCTTTTGATATAGACCCAATTGCAGATGTTGCACCCGGAATGCTGCCTAATGCTCCAGTTACGCCTGACTGGGCTTGTGCTAACAATGCTTGTGCTTCTGGTAAACCTTGTGCAGCCTGCGTGGCTGCACTAAGAACTTCGCCGGGCTTGAAGCCTACTAGGCCGCCAGTTTTAACTTGTTGATCAAAAATAGCCTTGGCCTGTTCAGCCGTCATTCCTGGCGGACCTTTGATTTCAAAAGTCTGCGCAGTACCTGATGCACTAGGCGGTGCAGTGGGCGCTTCTTGTGGTGGGCGTGGTGATCCAATCTCGGCAAGACCAGGTAGTCCTCGACGAATACGCTCACTGTTTATTCTATCCCAGACAATGTAATCATCGCCACTGTAAGTTAGTTGGTTGTCGGGCGTGCCAGCGTACAAACCTTGATTGGCTGATTTTCCAGCTGCGCTAGCAGTGTCAGTTACTGCACCTGGTAAATTAAAAGTAAATGTTCCCATGTTATTTCGCCTGGATTTCTACACCAGGTGGCACAGGTACTGCACCAGGTGGAGGACTTGGGGGGCCTTGTTCAAACGACACAATTGAATCTACACCTTTGTTGTGATATGGATAAGGCTCGTGCGTAGGCGCGCGACTCACAATACTTTCTAATCCACCTGTGGTTACTTTCCAACCAGTACTGCTACTAAAACTCGTGTCATCCATGGTAGTTTTAGTAATAGGATTAGGAACTGACACAACATCTGCTGCGGGGCCGTTGAGATCTAGGCCACCTGCTTTGAGCCGCAGTGCCTCGCCTGCGCCCCATGAGCCGCCATTGCTGTTAAGTGTCAACGTACCATCTGCCTTGATTCCAATCTTGGCTTTGCTATACAATGTAATGCCAGTTTGAGTGTCAATGACTAGGCCTTTTGTGCTTTCAATTTGCATATCGTCTTTGCTTTTTAGATTGACATTTCGGCCAGCATACATGTTGAGGTCACGGTCTGCATGCAAATTAATATCTCCGCTGCTACGAAGATTAATAGAATTTGTACTGAACACATCTACTGTACCTTCAACACCAAATTCTAACCAGGTTTGACCATTGGCATGAATAATATAAAAGAAGTTGCCCGAGTCACTCATGGTGATCTGATGACCCTTGGTAGTTCGTAAACGCACTAGTGCGTTGTCACCTTCAAGATCTCCGTCATCCATGACAAAACTGTGTCCGCCTACTCGTCCAATAACTTGTGCGTCATTGGGCTTGATACTACCTTCACTAAGTTTCTTACGAATGTCGTTGGGCTTTATACCGCCTTGATAAATCGGAATACCCGGGGTGTTAATACCAAAAACTGTGCTGGGTGTTTCACGCTGCGAGCTACTGCGAATTGTACCACGCTCAAGATCCTCAATAACGCCTTGTTGAAACAGGCCTTGTGCAAGATAACCATGCACTGGTTTGACAGATTCAAAATAACGAGGATCATTGAACACTCCTTCATTATTGGTGTTGATTTCAGTAGTAGGCAGTCGCGTTGCTTTGCCAAGATAACCTTCTTGGCTTTTGTTGCCCATCTCAAAGCGAGTGCTAGATGGAATTGCTGGCACCATGTTGCCCAAGCCTTGCTCGGGGATAGAACCAATATAAAATCCTTGACTACGATCACCGTTGACAAAAATACAAACCACCGTACCGCCAACGTCGGGCGGAGTAAACCACATGCCGTAGCTGGTTTGGTTACCCGGGAATGTTCCGTTACCATCAGTGCCACTTTGCGGAGTAGGGCTTGCTCCAAAGAATGGACTCATATAGCTCACTGTGGTCCACTTTGAATCATCTTGCATGGCTTCGGGGCCGCCGTCAGCAAATGCTTCAATATACACTCGTAGGCGACCCGACCGAGTTGGGTCAACTGCGCTCATGACAATACCAGTAAACGGACCAAACTCAGCAGGCGTGCCGCCGCGATCCATTTTGTAATTGCTCGGGCGACCTTTACTTCGTTGTGTACTCTCTGACATTTATATCCTTAATAGTCCGTAGCAATCGGTTGATTGCTAGGTATACTGCTACTTACCGGCGAACCATCAGCCGCAGAACCTTGTTGATTGCTTGCACCTGTTGCTTGTTGGGCAACCGCCCGACGCTGTTGTTCTGTAAGGGTGTTCTGGCCTGCGCCAGCGGCTGGCATTTTTGGTGGGGCCGTGGTGACATTTTCTGTAACCGTGCTCACGGTACCTACTGAACCGCTATTGGAGCCTGATGAGGCTGGCCGCGGAGTACCTGCCGGCCGCAAAGTCTGGGTACTATTCAGCTGTTGCTGCAGACCACGAGCATACGAACTTGTAGGGACAGAACCAGTTACATTGGTTAGACCCTGTGCACGTTGCGCTGTTTGCTGCGCTCCTTGTATAGCTGCTAGGCCGCCGTCTGGCGAATCTCGTCTTCTAGGATCTCGTGCTGCAAAATCTGCGCGAGCTTGTTGTGCTTGTTTGTCAGTTAGGCCACTGCTGCGCCCTTTGGCTTTTTCGTTCGCCAGGCGCAGGCGGTTGGTTTCTGCAGAACTTTGGTCTTCTTTGCCCGCAGCATTTGCAGCAGTGGTTTTTCCTGGAATTTCGTACTGCTTAAGAACGCCAGTTAGCGTCTGTTCAAATCTTCCTTGGCGGAATTCACTAACACAAGTCTTGGCCTGGAATACTCGACTTTGTATGCCTTTTCGCTTGCCTTGTATTTGACTCTTGCTAAAAGGATCTGCCAGACCAGTTGCTATATCGTAATCTTGCGGGCGCTGCCAAATCATTTCAAACATCACATCTGATGTATTAAAAGAAATACCCCCGTCGGATTGAAAGCCCGACTCTTGAATTAGTTGTAACTCTTGCGGATTTGACAGATTAACAAATTCGTTACCTTGCGGAATCCATGACGGATCTCCGACAAGTTTTACCTTGACCTCGGTTATATCGCCTGGTGAATACAATACTTCGGCTGCATTTGCATTTGCTTCAAATTCTTTGCCATCGGCGCCTTGGCTACTTTGATTGCTGCGTGGAGAATACATGTATTTGAGAATTTCACTTGCGTCACTAGTATATGCGTCTCTGATCTGTTTTGCTGCACTATTTTTTGGATCGCCACCGTTGACTGTGATATGGTACAAGGTATTCATTGATTCTTGATAATCTATTACAGCAGTATTTTCCCCAGTGAACCAGAATGGATAACTTTTGTGTACACCGCCAAAGTCGCCGCGGGGGAAGTACCGACTCAAAAAGTTTTGCACCACAAATGGTCGCACCACATAGGTAATATTATATGCAAAGTCGTTTCTCAAAGGGTCTTGCGTACCTGTGGGCTCAGCTTCCATGGTTACTATGTACCACTTCATTTTTTTGTTTTTGTTTTCGGGACGAGGTTCGTACGAGCCGTCAGCATTGAGCGTTACTACGCTTTGTCCAGATATGTAACTACTGTTTCGTATTACGAGATCAATAGCTTGCAGCATTTGCATACCAGCAGTGATACTAAAACTTCGAGAGACATTATTTACTGCATTTTTTGATGGATCTAGGGCCGTGCCGCCGGCTTGTGCAGTAGACGGTCCGCTGGCTGTTTTTGTTTTGTCTACTCTGGTATTAGGTAACTGAAGCTTTGCCCCGCTAATCGCTGTACCTGGTGTGCCATCAACACCATCTTCGTATCTGATACTGTACTTGTCAGGATAAGTGTATATTCCTTGTTTGACTAGCTCGGCTTGAAAATTATTCATTGCAGCACACAAACCTGCTGTGATTGCGGTAGAGCTATATGCCGATGGTGCAGCATCTACTTTGGCAGGTGCTTTGGATTTTGCGGCGGCCGCATTTTGGTTGGCTAATCGATTTGTCTCAGCAGCACTTTGATTTGTTCCTTGAAGCAACAAAGGCCGTGCCAATGCCGCGCCAGCGCTTGTGTTAGCAAAGTTTGCAGCCGGTCCCCTGTTTCCTTGACGAGCTCGAAGTGCTGCGTCGGCTCGGTCATAGCTGCCGTCGTTGCTGTTGACTTCTGCACCAGCAAATGCTAAATTGTCGCCCAGCAAGCCCCCCACTGACGAATCAGCCAACTGAACATCGTACGGAATTGTACCACGGCCAGTGTATCCACCGATCAGCAGATCTACCGGAGCACAGTCCCACTCATAAGACACCATTTTGCTGCCCACACTCCAGTTGAGGTTCTTGATTCCAAATGGTATAAACTTTTCAATCACTGCTGTGGGGTCTGTTCGATTGCCGGATTGATCAGTTATACTGCCCTTGATTGGATCAACTAATACACCATTTTCATCATAGCCGTGAAATCTGATTGCCATGAGATACTGTGCCGCAGTATAGTTGACGGTTCCTTCGTAGCCTTTAGGAGCAGCATTGAATGCAGCTTCCCTTAAACAATCAATCAAGGTAATCCCGTTAGGCTCAATTACAGTAAACTTGAGCTCTGTAGTAATATGACTTGATCCGGAACCTTTACCCATCAAGGCTGCGTTCAATGTAATACTGTCAATATAAAAATCATTAGGGAAGAAAGGGTTACGGCCGTCTTCGGGGCCTGTTTGTTGTGGTGGTGCTGCGGCCTGCCCGCCGTTTTTGTCAGGAGCTGTGGGCGCTGCTGGAGCAGGGGCGCGGGCTCCAAATGCATTTGCTGGGGCGCCGCCTGACTGAAATAACAATTGATAACCGTCAATGCGTTTGTTCTTGGTTCTAAGCAATCTTTTGTACTGGTCAGATGTCAGCAAATACACTGCTGCAGAATACGTGTAGCTGGCAAATTGGTCTAGAACATTGGACTGAGTTATCACTTTAAAAGTTGCAGGTTCAGTTGCGTTGACTGTGGCCTGAGTATTGGTTGTATTTTTAAGGGCACTGTCATCTTTTGCAGATTGCCCAGCTTGTATTGATGCAGAAGGCGGAGCAGGTTCAGCTGCTGCTGTTTCAACAGCAGAGGTAGTGGGTGGTGGCGGTTCTTTTACTGCCTGCCCAGTGTTGCTTTCCGTATTGACTGCTTGCGTTTGTTCTCCTGTTTTCACAGGAGCATCAGTGCCAGTTGTTTCGCCCGAACTGCCTGGTTGCTCAACTGGGATCTTATCTGCATTGGTTGCCGGTGCAGTTTCGGGTCGAGTGGTCACACGGCCGTTGGCGCTGACTTCCTGTGAGGGAGTTGCATTGGGGCCTTTTGGCGCATCATCTTGAGCAGTTTGGCTTGCAGTTTGAGGAGGTTCTGGTTGTGGCGGCGGTGCTTCGTTGGCTTTTATGCCTGATGCTGTTTGCTGTGCCGCTGTCGGCGGAACACTACTTAAAAAGCTATTTCCTGTTACAGGATTTGTATATCGGTACAGCCCAGTATTGGGATCTTGGCCTTCATATGTACCAGTTGTTGGGCTTTGATTAGAAGCTACTGCTAGTTCTCTTCTCAGTTCTGCCAGTCTGGTTCTAAGTTGCTCGCGTTTAGTGCCTAGCTCCTGATCATTGCCGCCAGATGCTCGGAACGCTGCTTGAACTGCATTAAATTCCGCTGATAATTTTTCAATCTCTGCTTGGATTTCTGCTACGGTAGCCATATATTAAAATCCCAACACTGTTTTAAGAGTAGGTCCTTTGGGCAGAAATATGTTTACTCCAACATCAAAGTCCAAGGGCGGTGCTTGTAATGTGTTGGGGTTGCGTTGATAAAACACCCACCACAGCGACGGTGTTCCATAAAGATCATAGGCCAGCAAGTCAGGCCTGTATCGATAAGTCAAGTTGATAGTAAATTGCAAATCATCATTCTCTTTGGGGATGGCGCGATTGACCATAGCATCAAGAAAAAACTGACTGTAGCCGGTTTCAAAGTATGGGCTTGTTGCCCCGTATTGTGCCATTACCAAAATCCTCCTTTAAGTAGATTGCCGTTAGCAAAGTCCTTGAGACTGAACTGTTTGCTGACTTGGCTGCGTGTTTGTACCGGTACTAGTGTAATATCAATTTCCATCATGGTGGGCACATAGGTACTAAAATCACCAGTGTTGTTAACTCGTCCAGTGACTGAGTTGCTTTCTGGAGTTTGCGGAGTAGCACCTTTCGTCAACGGACCACTAGCAGTAATGGTATTGGCAAGTCGTCGAGCTCCTGCAAAGTTTATGCCGCCAGGTGATGCTTGAACTGGCGCACGTCGACTTGATAAATTTCCACCGTAGTCATTGACGTTTGTAGCACGTATATAGTCAACATCATTGGGCAGGGTGTAACTAAACTGACTGACCAAACAAGGATGCTTGCTAAACTGATAATCACCTAGGCCGCTTAGATATACCAAGGGAGGAGGTGTTCCACGTTGCGGATCTTTGCCATAAAACATCTTGGTCACACTTCTAAAAAAGTGGATTGTGGCTAAAAGATAAGCAGCTTCAGTAGTGTCTTGAGCTGTGAATGTACCACGTATTTGTATATCATCAACTCTTGAACTTTTGTAATACACGCCACGGAAGTTGCTGTGTACTAGATCGTAATGCTCGTAATTGGCACGATACGCTGTGCTGATCTGCGGCATGTACGGAAATATAACTCCATTGGATGCTGCTAGTGGTCTAAGAATCCCTACGTCTGCAGAGTTATAAAGATAATCTGAACTTTTTGCCAGACTAAGTCGAACACGCCAGTCAGTATTGCCTGGCTGCTTGTAACGACTCTGAAGTGTGGCTTGGTTAATAGTGTTGGCTTTGGCAGCAGATCGTTCTGCGGCTGCTTGTCGTTCAAGTAGTTCTTCGTCACTCAGGCCGCCAGGATTTTGTCGTGCCTGCTGTTCTTCATCAGATAGGCCACCAGGAACTCCTGGGTCAGCATTGGGGTTTACATCTGTGGGGCCTGACAATTGTTCGGGGCCAGTCTCCTCCTCTTCTCGCAGGGCTGGGTCACCCAGTTGCACCAATTCAGGATCTGCATCAGGATCCACTGGTTCAGCTAGATCTGTAATTTCGCCATCTTGTAAATCAGGATCTCCCAACTGCTCAGGTTCGTCAGTAGGTGGCTCAGCTAGTTCAGTATACGGCTCTTCTTCTTCAGGCCCGGCCAGCAGTTCAGGATCAGCATCAGGATCTGGTGGCTCTGCAAGCTCTGTCAACGGCTCGTCTTCTTCGCCAGCTAGCAGCTCGGGATCTGATTCAGGGTCCACTGGTTCAGCCAAGTCTGTAATTTCTCCTTCGGTACCGGGTGGCTCTTGTAGTTCAGCATCCGCATCAGGGTTAACGTCCTCGGGGATAACAACGTCTGAAGTGGCTTCAAGTGGTGCAGCTACTGCTGCCTCTGCTGCTGCAAGTTCAAGGTCAACTTCTGCAATTACATCATCGGGAACAACAACATCAGGATTGTCTACTAGTTCTGCATCTACGTTGGCTTGGGCTGCTGCAAGTTCAGGGTCGTCCTCAACTGCTACTGCCGCATCAAGCGTATTACCATTAGCAGAAAATGCCGCAGCATTTTCTACCACGACTTCTTGATTTGTCTGTATAGATTGCTGCTGCTGCTCGGTGTTTGTAGTAGCACTGTCAATGTTGGTTTGTGTTTCGTCAATTATTGCTGCGTTTTCTGCAATGCTAGCTTGTTGTGCAGCATTGTTAGCTTCAAGTTCAGCTCGACGATCATCGGGCAAGTTTTCGTCGGCAAGTTCAGCATTGTTTTGATCAATAATTGCCTGGGCCTGGCGTTGTTGCTCTTGGGCAGAGGCCTGAGCTTCTTCATTGGCCAAAATTGAACGATTGTTGGCTTGAATATTTTCTTGAGCCCGATCAATCTCAACCTGTGCACCGCTAATATTTTCTAAATTAGTTTTCTCGTCATCAGTGAGATTAGTATTTTGTGTTTGAATTGCTGCTGCGTCGGCTGCTACTGCGGCTGTGTCAGGGGCAATGACGGGCTGGCCAGTTGTGGTACCTTGATCCGTCACTGCAGGTTTTGTTGGCGGAGAGAACAAGTTTCCAAGTGCGCCAAGCACGTTATCAATTATTGGAACGCCAGTTTTTATAGTACCAAAGCCAGGAGTAGCGGCTAGAGGCGAGTCTTGCAATTGCGGGATACCTAGTCTGGCCCGAATATACGGATCTGTAGGGTCAGCACCACCCAGGGCTTCGAGCTGTGCTGGGCTTAATCCATAATATGGATCGTTGACACCAACTGCCGCGTCTGCAAGCTCTGACCTAGGCACAGCACTATCAGGGTCAAAAACACTCTCAGCTGGGTCTTGACGTGGATCAAATACTGACTCTTCAGTTGCTGGACCATTGTATGTTTGTCCTGGATCAAATACATTTTCGCCAACATCTTGACGTGGATCAAATACTGACTCAGACGCATTGTTAACGTTACCGGGGTATCCTTGAAAATAGGTTTCGCCTGTTTCATTGTTGACAGCAAATCCATCTTTCAAATTTCCGTCATCGTCGTATGCAGGGAACTGGCTAGGATCGCTGGCTGGATTAACTGGTTGATCTCTAGCAGTTTGCGCATTGGCCAGATTAACTGGAGTTCCAACTGCTGCTTGCGCTCCGGTTGTTGTTCCTTGTTGTGTTACTGTTGGCTTAGTAGGTGGCCCAAAGAAACTACTCAAAGATGATGCAAAGCTGCTGATTGCAGATATTGCTCCGTCAATCAACGGAACTCCAGTTGGTTTAAATGCAGCAAAGCCGCCGGGATTTAGTGTTGATCCTGACAGTTGCGGAATCCCTAATCTAGCACGAATATACGGATCAGTAGGATCAGCGCCACCTAAGGCCTTGAGTTGTGCCGGGCTTAATCCATAATATGGATCGTTAACACCAACTGCTGCGTCTGCAAGCTCTGACCTAGGAACAGCGCTATCTGGGTCAAAGACATTTTCGCCAACGTCCTGACGTGGATCAAACACTGACTCTTCAGTTGTTGGACCATTGTATGTGGTGCCTGGATCAAATACATTTTCACCCACATCCTGACGTGGATCAAATACTGACTCTTCAGTAGCAGGGCCATTGAACGTAGCACCTGGATCAAATACATTTTCACCTACATCTTGTCGTGGATCAAATACTGACTCTTGTGTAACAGGGGGCGTAGGGATTTTGTCTAAAATATATCCATTGCCAACAAAAGATTTGGCATAAGACTGTGGGTCAGCTGAGTAGTCGTCTAGTTCAGCTTGATCTTTAAACAACACAGTACCACCCGGCAAAGATAATGCAAAGCCTGAATTATTAGTAGTGGTAGAGCTACTTGGGGTAACGTTACCCGGAGGCGCACTGGCTTTTTCTGCATAATCCACTTGCTCAAAGTTAGATGAACTTTGAAGTCCTTGGGTAAATCTATTGCTTGCGGCTGCATCAGCCGCAGTTATGTTGTCATAGTCTACTCCAGCAACTTTCCCACTGCCAGCAATAGCAGCACCTAATTGGCCGTTACTGCCAAGTGCATAGTTTCCGGCAGCAGCGTCAGTAATGCCAGATTGAGAAAATGCGGCATCCTCAGACATTCCTGATTGTATCAGTTTGTTATAAGCTTCCGCTTTTTTTGGATCGTAAGACGTAGGCATGAATCTGTATTCCTTGTAGCTTATTTACCCAGATTTTTATCAGTATAGTTAATGAAAAGGTTGACTTTTGGCTGAACATTTTGTTAAAATAAGTACACATTAGGAGACCTAGTCTAACATGACTTTACTACCAAAAGCGACACCGCGTGTCAATTACTTGAACAACAGAGACATCTTGAAAGAGATTCACCACAGCAAAAACACATACTGCTGGTACCGAGATCGTGACCTTGATCACCAATACGATATTATTTTGCCCAGTATTGACAAAATCAATCAGCGCACAGTAGCCGAGGCACGCCGCAATCGTGCTGACCGTATCAAGCGCGAAACTGGCGAGATTGTAGACCCCACAAAAATTCCCAATACAGATGTAGTGTTCCGCATCACAGCCTGGGAGCATATTCCCAAGGCACCTAAAAAACTCACCAAAGCAGAACAAAAAAAGCGCAAACTAGAAGACATCCTGGATCTAGATGACGCCACCGAAGATGATCCACTAGCCGATCTGGTAGATGTGCCAGTGTTGGACATGAACTATGTTAGACTCAACTTCCCACCGTTTGAACACTTCCGCTTGGACGAAAACAAAAACACATTCATTGTGGGCCGCAGCCATTGGAAGGGCGACCTGGCCACAGGAGAGTTTTGCAGGGAACACGGCAACATGACACGCAAACTGGCCATGATGTTTATGAAACTATGCGAACGGTATGCCACAAGGAGCAACTGGCGTGGGTACACCTACAATGAAGAAATGCGTGGACAAGCTTTGCTACAACTCAGTCAGATTGGGTTACAATTTGACGAGTCCAAAAGTCAAAATCCGTTTGCTTATTACACTGCTGCTATTACCAACAGCTTTACTCGAATTCTAAATATTGAGAAGAAAAATCAAAACATCCGTGATGACATTTTGGAAATGAACGGGCTCAACCCTTCGTGGACTCGTCAGAACTCTGGTGCCAAAAGCATGGCTGCTCTGTCCGGACCGGTTGTGTCTAGCCTGGATGATGTAGTACAATCAGTAGATGAGTAATCTATTTAAAAAAGCTGCAATCTTTACCGACATCCACTTTGGACTCAAGTCAAACAGTTTGCTTCACAACGAAGACTGTTTGGCTTTTGTCAAGTGGGCCACTGCTAAGGCAAAACAAGAAGGTTGCGAAACCTGTTTGTTCCTAGGTGACTGGCACAACAACAGATCCAGCTTGAATATTGTTACTCTCAACTATAGTCTACAAGCTCTGGAGCACATGAATGCTAATTTTCAACGTGTGTATTTTATTCCTGGCAACCACGATCTATATTATCGTGACAAGCGTGATATTCAAAGCGTGGAGTTCGCGAAGCACCTCCCTAATGTGGAAATCTGCAATGATTGGTTTAGTCACGGTGATGTGGTTATTGCTCCATGGCTATGTGGCGATGATTATCGGCGTATTCCCAAGCTGAGTGGCAAGTACATGTTTGGGCACTTTGAGCTGCCTGGATATCTGATGAACGCCATGGTTGCCATGCCCGATCATGGTGAAGTACGGCGTGAAGACTTTGTGAACTTTGATCATGTGTATACTGGACATTTCCACAAACGACAAACCAAAAAGAACATTACCTACATTGGCAATGCCTTTCCCCACAACTACGCAGATGCCGGCGACGACGATCGTGGCTTGACTATTTTGGAATGGGGCAAAGATCCTGTATATCATGCTTGGCCAGATCAGCCTAGGTATCGTGTTTACGGCTTGGCCAACTTGATTGACAATGCGCCCACTTTGTTAACACCCAAGATGCATGTTCGTGTAAACTTAGACATTGAGATCAGCTACGAAGAAGCCAACTACATCAAAGAAACTTTTGTGGAACAGTACCATCTTCGTGAAATGAGTTTGATCCCAAACAAAACTTCTGGTGTCGAAGAAGACTTGGCCCCTGGTGAAGTCAAGTTTGAATCAGTTGATCAAATTGTCACTGATCAAATTACCAACATTGAGTCTGAGTTTTACGATAACAAATTGTTGCTAAAAATTTATCAAACGTTATGAGTTGGCGTTCTGTACAGCTAGGAGAAGAATTTTGTGATCAAGACAAACTAATTTTAAGTTTGTTTTCTAACAAAACTGTAAACTATGTAGGCAACGATATTGAGTTCCGGCATCGGTTGTCTCATAGTGCCGATTCAAAAAATCTTATTTTAATCTTAAACGCCCCAATTTGGATATCTGGTATCATTGCTAGTTGCAAACAACATTTAACCAAACAAGTAGAAACTTTTTACATAGGTATCAATCGGTACTGTGTTCAAGGCAACGACACTAACAAAGCATTGATAGATACTGGAAATCGAGGCAGTGATTTGATACATCTTGTGACAGAAATTGCAGAGCGCCAAGGATTTTTAGTATCAAAGTCTGGACAGTTTGACAATGATCAAGGCAGGTATTTTAATTTTGTGCAGCCGTTAACATGGGCTTATGGACATAACTTTACAAACTAAAGTCAACGATATCAATCGCAGTCAGTTTTACCAACAAGTATACCATCATCAGTCTGATGCTAAACACTCTTTGGTAAATCTAGATATGTTTACCAACGACTGTATTCTCGTTGATTGTTGCGGTTGGTACTACCGAAGTTTGTTTCCTACTAAAACAATCATATGCTTAGAGACTATAAAAACTGCTCTCCAATTCAGGCTAGGTAGAAGCAATTTTGACAAACTAATCGACAATCAAAAAGATTCATATATCGGTTGGCCAGAATTAGATGTTGTTAATCCTGTGTTGATCTTTGACAGATCCCCAATGTTAAAATATCAAACTGTTAACGATCTAATCAATTTGTTATCTAATGCGGTCAAAAAATACAATGCCAGTCAGTTGATTGTAAATTTAGATACATTGTTCATTGATGATAACAGACTGCAAGATCGATTTTACAGTCTTGCAGCAATTACTATTCCCAACTTTACAGTTAGCGAAGTTTTATACAAAATTGATTCTAGCAAACTATTCATGCAATTTAAACGTAACTATGTTGAGTAATAAAATTCCAATAGACTTTGTTGCCGGTAGTCACGGGCATTTTCTAGAAAATACACTAAACAAACATTTTAACATTGTCAATAACACCAGTGACTTGTTTACAGCTACTGGTACTAGTCATCGAGTAACTCCTAACTACCTGGCTCAAAGATTATTTTATGCCGAGCATTGGTCAGAAAAATACAAGAATGAGTTGCATAATATTTCTCCAGTTATATCTATTAGATTTGACCTAGACGACTTGTTGTTACTTTCTTCTGTGAGCTTGTTAAGAGCTGTGGATCTAGGAATCAACAACGATGATCTCGAAATTAACACCGTAGGCAAACTCAACAACGTATTTTACAAAGACACGTTAGAGTTAATCTTACAATCTTATCCGTTTTTAAATCGTAGTGACAAAAATATTCCTAGATACGTGCTGAGAGAGTTTTACAAATTTGGATTCCGAGATCCATTACAAAACGGATACTGGAAAAAGTTAAAACAACTAACATATGATAACCAAAGTAGAGTTTTTTACTTCAATCTAAAGGACTTTTATGATATTAATTTGTATGTTGCCCGGATCAAAGAGTTGGAAATATTTTTAGATCGACGGTTTGAGTTCTCCAGAGAATTTTATCAACAACATCAAAAGTTTATTTCGTTTATTCCTTACATTGATCACAAATCACAATGTGACAGCATTGTGTCTTGTGTTCAACAAGAAAAAGAAATTGACATACCAAAACTCACGCTGTTCCAAGAAAGTTACATCAACAGTAAATTAGAAAACATGTTCAACAAGGAAATGCCGTTTCACCAGGATAGATACTTTACATCTACAAAAGATGTGTTATACTATATTGCTACACATGCACCTAATCTATGATCCAATTTAAAAATTTAACTGTTAAAAACTTTATGAGTGTAGGTAATGCTACCCAAGGCATTGACTTTGATCGCAGCGACCTTACACTTGTGCTAGGTGAAAACTTAGATCTAGGTGGTGACGGAAGCCGTAACGGAACAGGCAAGACAACTATCATCAATGCGCTAAGTTATGCCCTATATGGCAACGCCCTAAGCAACATTCGCAAGGACAATCTTGTGAACAAGACCAATAGCAAAGGTATGTTGGTCAGTTTAGAGTTTGATGTTAACGGTAAAGACTACAAGATCGAACGTGGTCGTAAACCTAATGTACTAAAGTTCTATGTTAATCACGAAGAACAAGCAGCAACAGATGAAGCACAAGGTGACAGCCGGGAAACACAAGAAGCAATTGAACGTGTGCTCGGTATGAGTCATGACATGTTCAAACATGTACTGGCGCTAAACACCTACACCGAACCGTTTTTGAGCTTGAAGGCCAATGAACAACGTGCTATTATTGAGCAGTTGTTGGGAATTACTTTATTGAGTGAACGTGCCGACCGCATCAAAGAACTTAACAAACAAACCAAAGATGCAATCACTCAAGAAGAGTTCCGCATCCGCGCTGAACAAGAAGCCAACAAACGTATTGAAGAACAGATCGAAAGCCTGCGCCGTAGACAAACACTGTGGAAAAACAAGTACGACAGCGACTTGGCCACTTTGGTCACACAGTATGATGACTTGTCAAAGATTGATATTGCTGTGGAATTAGCTGCTCATAAAGACTTAGGTGCATGGAGTCAGTTGTGCTCACAAAAAGAAACCCGTGACGCCTTGATTGCTAGATCCACTGCATGGCAGCAGCGTCACGATACCGAAGTTCAAGCTGCCAGCCGTGCATACCTCGACAAGAACCGTATCAGCATTGAAACAGAGTTAGCTAATTGGGCTGCTCTAGCTGCCTACAATCAAAAAGCTCGAGACATTGCTGAACTAGAAAAACTCATTGCTCGCTGTGTTGCAGACGAATCAAAAGAAGTTAAACTGATTGATAAACTCAAGGCTGAAATTGCCGAGTTGCAAAATCACAAGTGTTATGCTTGTGGCCAAGACTTTCATGACGATAGCCACGAAGCAGTGTTAGCAGCAAAAGAAAAAGCCTTGCAAGAAGCAGCGCTTCAAGCCTTGGCTACCAATACTCAATGGATCGAACACACGGATGCTTTGCTAAAGCTAGGCGAGCTTGGTGCCAAGTCCGCAACACATTACAAAACCGAAGCAGAGGCCATTCGACACAGTAGTGAACTCAACAGTTTGAAGCAGACTCTTGATTTGAAGGAAGCCGAGTCTGACCCTTTTGCCGAACAGTTAGCAGAGCTTGAAGCTGTTACAGTACCACCTATGCCAGTTACGCACTATGACACCGAATCAGAAGCCATCAAACACTCAAGTCAAGTTGACAACTTGTTAACACAGATCACTAACAAGCATGCTGAAACTGATCCTTACGGTGAACAGATCACAGACATGCAACAAAAAGCATTGCAAACTGTCAGTTACGATGCACTCAACGATTTGGTGCGTGTACAGGATCACCAGGACTTCTTGCTAAAACTGTTGACCAGCAAGGACAGCTTTGTTCGCAAAAAGATCATTGATCAGAACTTGAGTTACTTGAACAGCAGGCTTACTCACTACTTGGATCGTATTGGTTTGCCACACACTGTGAAGTTCCAAAACGACTTGAGTGTCAGCATTGAAGAGCTGGGTCGTGAACTGGACTTTGACAACTTGAGTCGTGGCGAGCGCAATCGACTGATTCTTTCAATGAGTTGGGCATTCCGGGATGTATGGGAATCGCTGTACCACCCCATCAACTTGCTGTTCATTGACGAACTGATTGACAACGGCTTGGACACACAAGGTGTAGAAAATGCACTTGCTATTCTTAAGAAGATGAGTCGTGAGCGCAACAAGAGTATCTGGCTTGTGAGCCATAGAGAAGAACTAGCCGGACGAGTGGAGAACATCCTTAAGGTTGTTAAGGAAAATGGTTTCACGAATTACAATACTGATATAGATGTTGCGTAATATAAAAGTACTTCACCTTGAACCCACAGACGTATGCCAAGCAGCATGCGCCTTGTGTGCTCGCGAGACTGATGTCAACTTCCGTAAGGATCAGCAGCACCATCTTGACATGCACAAAATTCTGCAGGTGTTTGATGCTGACCAGATTGCTGTACTGGAAAAAATGTTCATGTGCGGCAACTACGGTGATCCCGCTGCCGGCAAGCACACTCTTGATATCTACCAAGAGTTTCGCAAACTCAGCCCCAACATTGTGTTGGGCATGAACACCAACGGTGGTTTACAAAGCACTCTTTGGTGGCACGAGCTTGGTAGAATTTTCAAGCAGCCGCAAGACTATGTGGTTTTTAGTATTGATGGACTAGAAGATACCAATCAAGTTTACCGTAAGAATGTAAACTGGACTAGGCTGATGGCCAATGCAGAGGCCTACATTGCTGCCGGGGGCGCTGCTCACTGGGACATGTTGGTTTATCGTCACAACCAGCACCAGGTAGATGCTTGTGAACAACTGGCACGGGATATGGGATTTTCGTGGTTCCGTGCCAAAGTCAGCAAACGTGGATTTACAGACAGACTACAGCAACCAATGTCTTGGCAGTTGCCAAATGTGAGCTCCGCTGCGATTGATTGTCATGCACTCAAAGAGCAAAGCGCATTTATAGATGCACAAGGGCGCATGAGTCCTTGCTGTTGGTTGGGCAGCAGACAACAGAATTTTATTACAGATTTTGACATGGTTCAAAATTCCTGGGCTAGCTTGCAGCCTGTTACGACTTGCATAGACGCCTGCGGAACCGCAGAAGGATCTAGCAGTTTTGCAAACCAATGGCAGCGAGAAACACCACTAAAATAACAGGCAACCCTTTAATCATGCTAACTACTACATAAGGCAGCAACGCAAAACACTACATGACTTGGTTTTATCAAAACACCTCAGTTGAGACATTACCCGAAGAATGTATTGGATTTGTATACTTAATCACAAATAATCTATCTGGACGCAAGTACATAGGCAAAAAACTAGCTAAGTTCTCAAAAACAACTTACAAGACAGTTACACAAAAAAACGGCATCAAAAAAAAGAAAAAGGTTAGATCAAAGGTCGATTCAGACTGGCGCGACTACTACGGTAGCAGCGATAATCTAACCACAGACATCACTCTATTAGGCACCGAAAACTTTACCAGAGAGATACTCTACTATTGCACATCAAAAGCTCAGTGTTCCTACATTGAAGCTCGCGAACAGTTTAATCGTAAAGTATTGGAATCACTAGATTATTACAACGGCCATATCTCAGTCAGAGTACATGGCTCACACATTATAAACAAAATTTAATTCACGCAGTTATGGCTCGCACCAGCTAATATCGGGTGCCGAACAGAAGATACCTGGACCGTTGTGTCGCAGGGAACCGAAGACTTGACGCTGCATCAAGCACTCAGCAACTATCCTTGACAGGACGACGATCGCTATCTAAATGCCGCGATTTTGCTGTTTGAACAGAATTTAAAAGGCCAAAAAGATGTAGCATCGCTGCTACAGTTTATAATACCCAGTTAGCGTTGAGTATTATAAATGCCGTTGTGATAAGAACTAAGCGAGCAGGTACCGGACAACCGCCTGTGTTGAGTAGCAATACTCTGTAGCTTTAACGCTAGTGACTGTGCCGACTCAGATGAAGCCCACTCATTTTGCCCTGTGCGGGCAAAGTGTGACTGATAGATCTAGATGAATATTTAAATCGCTTTGCTCTTGTTTAAAACATGTGTGAGCGATAGCGAAACACATTGATGTACGAAGTACATCATGATAAACGTTCTATTAGAATATCTTCAAACATCCTAGCATACTGATTGTTTGATTGTACACCAGGATGCAATTGATCATTGTTAGTATCAATTCGACATGACCTCATGGAATTGTAAAGATTTAGCCATTGTAATGGTTTGATCCCACCTGCTTGTGCTAATCCATGATGCATTTTGTCATATAATTTGAAAATCTCTGAATCGTCTCTGTTGTCAATATTCAATAGCTTTTGTGTGTATTTGGTGTATTGGTTTGGCATCACGTTTGACAATTGAGTGAAAAAATCATTGTCCCAAGGACACAAACCATTCACAAAATACACCTGTGTTTGCACTACAGCGGCTAGTGCTGTGATTGAATTAGTATACTCAACTAGATTTAAAATTTCGTAGCAGTCGTGGCTTAGTGCAACAAATCGATCTTGCACTGTTGTCAGATAGCTCTTGGAATAGTTAATGTCGTTTAGATTATGGTCTCGACACTGTCCGTTTGGTGCAAATGACTGAAAAGTGTTGTATAGTTCAAATCCTAGTTCTATGTTGTATCGGGAACAGCTAGTCCATTGAACAATTGCAGTTTTTACTGGATGATTCAACAGTGCTTTTACAGTATCCTGAAACACCCCTGCATTGGATCTTCCTGCTGAGCTGATATTGAGCAGTTCGGTATCAGCAAACATTCCAGAATACAACTGATTGACCCATAGATCAGGGTCTTGTTTCTCAAGATCAAACCCAGTGCCAGCGCTGTAGGAACATCCAGAAAATAGTGTGTACTCCATTGTGATGTCAAAGATTAATATCTGGCCAGTCGCGGAAAAGTGCATGTTGAATAGTTGAGCAATCCACGAATTGATTAAAGCTCTTGTGTTTGTCTTCGAGTTCGCCTTCAAGTGGTGCAACTCGTTTAAATGCACTATCCATCTGTGCCATGTCATTGAACTCCATTAAAATCATAAATTCTGGCATGTCTGCTATAGATCTAAATCCCATCTTGCAGCGTGTGATTCTGTAAGTTTCCATTCGGCCTTCTGAGATCAAGTGATCAAAAAAGCTTTTCATGTTGTTGACCCATTCAAGATCTGAAATGTCCCCGGCCTTGTTGGCCCAAATTGTATATACGTCCATGTGTTACTCCAAAGGTCCCAGTAGTTCGAACCCGTCTATTTCCTGTTTGTACAGGTGTGCTTGCTCAAGGTACAGGTATTCAAATCCCCGAGCTTTGTAAATTGCACACTCTGTTTTCATTGTTTCAATCCCCAATCGCAATCGAGGATTGTTATAGTTCCAGGCGAATTGATCGCATAGTGCGTTTTTGTCATTGTATCGTTTGATCAAACTGAACGCTGCCAAGTTGTTTCCATCGTAGTAACCTATAACGTCGGTCATGGAATCAAGATACCGACTGTCAAATATAGGCATCACACTTGCAAAATGTTTGTATTTGCAATAGTCTCGATAGATGGAGTTTAGCTGAGTGATATCAGGGTTAGACAGGTATTCCCACTTTACTGCTGGGCTGTAGTTGGTCTTGCTTAGATCAATTCGTGCAAATTGGTATGTCATAGGCGAGGGTCCTGTCTGTGTTGAAACAGAGCCTGCAAGTATGGTTCTGGCCAGGTATGATAAAATCCTTTGCTGGCCATCAGTTGCGCCTTGGTATTTAGATCACTCAAACCTTGTACCAGGGCCAAGGCATACGTGCCTTGATTCATGCACACTCCGTTGACTATCTCAAGGTCTGCAGGATGATCTTCAAGTGCAAGTATATCACGATGCAGCAAACATTCAGCATTGGCCTGAGCTATACTTGCACTAAACTGCTCATGACTCCATTCTGCAGGATCATAAGCATAGATAATTACTTCACGATTGCCCATGCCGTGTTGCCCGCAGTATTTGAGATCAAAGTAAGGATCACTACCTAGATACACTGAATAACTGCGCTTGATCCTGGCTGCTCTAGCATAAGGACAAGGACTCCAGCCTCCTAGTGCAGGGTGTGGCACCTCCAGGAAGTTGATCATCCAACTTTCGATGTCTGCTTGTACTGTGTCTATGTTTAGAACCATGGCAATTTGGTCTTGTTTGTGGTTTCAATATTTTCTTTGATCAATTCACCAATAAGCTCTCGCTCACTGTGACTCATTTGTAATACATCTTCATAAGTTGCTCCACCCCTCATGAACCATGACATTTTGAGGCTTTGTGCTCGTATTGCGTTGGCCTCCTGATCCATCTTGTCTACCATGGTGCCAATCTCGTCAGCGGATGCTGTCAGGAGGCGGTTTCGAAAAAAGCTGTTTGGTCTAAGTTAAACTGTTGTTGATAGTCATGAGCACAGTTATCGCACTTGATAGCCAGCGGCTTGAGTTCGCTGGCAACTCTCAATCCAATGATGTGATCACGAATCTTGGTATACAATTTACGATCACAATTTTTAATAAATTCTTCAATGAAGTCGGGTTGATTGACTAGAGCTGTGGGAGTCTTGATACTGGCAATGCTCCACTTCAGTGCCGACATAGTCAGCTGAGTAATCTGCTGCAGAGACTCATTTAGCTGAGTAATTTTATCTGCATCAGGCATGTCTGAGCTTTGAATCAGTTGAATATTTTTTTGTTGCTCAAACTGTGACTGGCTGCTGTCGTTTTGTGAACGATAGCTCATGGGCTGGAACGTAATGGTTAAATCTCCGTGAATCATTGGAGTTTCAAAGTCTCCAGCTTTGAGTTGATCCAGCACTTGACGCAGATCCAGAGTATAATCACCTTCAGTTTCGCACTTGGGACAGCGTGTGCCTACTTCAAGATCGTGCCCGTAACTGGCAATTCGAATAGCCACTAGAATAGCGTTTAGATCCTGAGCCGGAATGGCCCAAGGGTCAACAATAGCAGGTACACAGCTTTTGATAACGTTAACAACTGCTTGTCCGTTAAACAATGCATCAGGCGTGCGATATGTAATTTCATCAATAGCAGTCATTGGATAAACTGGCAGTTCTTTGTTGTCTGGCATGCTGATACTGCCGTCTGGCCAGTACTCTCCTTGACTTGGCAAGCGCATGTAGATTGCAGGTTGTCTAAAAAATTGTTTTAGCGGGTTCACAGATTGGGACATAATTCACCTATAAATATACCAATACTTATAGGTACCTAACAATGGCTGACGCAAATTTTGAAGCACAACGAATGGCAGAACTCATGGCGCAAGTCAATGAGGAATTGCTTCGATACGGGCAAATAAGCAAGCAAACGCAATCTGAAGTTCAAGATGCGCAAATGAAGGCCAAGCATGGTATAGAAAACTATACCAAGGGCACTGCAAAGGGCGCAGAGGCAATCACTGCACTGGCAGGCGCTGCTGGTGCTGCTGGTAAAGCCATGCTAGATGGCAAAAAAGGTGCAACCGCGTTCAACGACAGTGTTGACCAGATGGCAACAGCAGCCACTGCTGCGGCTGCTGCTCTAGCATTGTTTGTACCTGTGCTGGGACCACTGATGCTGGCTGTTGGCCTAGCAGCAGTGGGATTTGCCAAGTATACCAAAGCAGCAAATGATCAAGCAGACAAGCTGTACAAAGGATATCAAGGCCTAGCAAAGTCAGGGGCCGCTGCAAGCGATGGCATGACTGGCTTGTTTAACACTGCCAAGAAGCTGGGTTTGAGCATGAACGAACTAGACAGCTTGGTAAGTCTAGTTGGTGAAAACAGTAGAGAATTGGCCATGTTTGGCGGTTCTGTAGCAGCAGGAACCAAGCGTTTTGCTGACATGGGTGCAGCAATGGAACCGCATCGTGTGGCTTTGATCAAGATGGGCATGTTGCCTGAACAGATCAACGAAGGCATGGCTGGGTATTTGCGTACTCAAACTCGATTGGGCAATGCTCAACGCATGACCACAGACCAGTTGGCACAAGGTGCAAGAGAGTACTTGAAAGAACAGGATGCGCTGACCAAACTAACAGGTGAATCGCGACAAGAAGCTGAAAAGAAACGCGAAGCTGCACTAATGGAGGAACAATTTGCCTCTAAGATACGGTTGTTGCAACTGAATAATCAAGGTGAAGCAGCTGAAAAGTTGCTAAAGATGAATCAAGTGGCCAGCAGCGTAAGCGAAGCTTACGGCCGCAGTGTCCGCGCTTTAGCAACTGGTAATATAGTCAATGAAGATGCTCGCAAACTTTACATGAGTACTCAAGGCACCGCCATGCGTGACCTTCAAGAAGTAATAGCAGGCACCAAGACACCCATGCAAGCACTGGATAGCATGGGTAAAGCTATTGGCCAAACCAATGACAAAATGGGCGTACAGCTAGGTTTGTATGGTGCTGCCAACAGCTTCCTGATGGGAGTTGGGGATGCTAGAAAAATTCAGCTGGCGTCAGAACAGGGGTACGCAAAACAGCTAACCGCAATTGAAAAAGACAATGCTGCACGTGAAAAAGGCGGTACTGATGCCGTACTAGATAATCAAGCCAAGTTGATTAATACTCAGATCAGAGCCAACGATGCCATGGATAAATTTATCAAAGAAGGTATTATACCTGCTCAAAATAAAATGATTGCCTTGGCCGAGGCCACTGGATGGGCTGCTAGAGGACTAAATGATCAATTCAAGGACAAGGGTGAAGCAGAAGTTGTTGGTGGTATAGGAGCAGGTCTGGCCGGTGCGGCCGCACTGGGGCAGTTTGGTGCTGCAATGGGTACTGCAATTACACCAGGTCTTGGTACTGCTATTGGTGCTGGACTAGGTGCCGCAGTTGGCGGCACAATGGGATACTTCACTGGCAGTTGGCTAGGTAAAAAAGCTGATGAATCGAGCAAAGTTCCAAAAGCAGCCGCCGGTGGCATGTTAACAGGTCCAACTTCGGGCTATCTAGCAATGCTGCACGGCACTGAATTGGTGATACCTGAAAACATGCTCAAAGGATCAATGACTTCACTAGGTGGCGGAGCCGGAAGTAGTCCAGAAATTGACAAGATGACTACGTTGGCAACCGAAATGCTGAAAGATACTGAACAGCTGGTCAAACTAACTGACAAAGATCTAAAGAAACAACAACGCTACAGCATCACTGCCAATAGACTGATTGATCTCAAAATGGATCTCATGGCAGATGAAATTGGTTTATTAGAAGAACAAAACTCAATGCTGACTGAGATGGAGAACACGCTTAAAAAGACCATGAGTGCAGAAAAAGTCAAAGAAACCATGCGTGCATTCAAGATGACCAGGATGAGCATCCCAGGTTTTGGTGGTTCTAGTGCAGGCGGCGCAGCGCCTGGCGGCGCAGCGCCTGGTGGTGGCGGAGCAGCTTCGGTTAGTGCGCCTAGTCCAGCAAAAGGTGGTGGTGGCGGATCCAATGTGGTAAGTGGGTCAGGTGCACCAGTGATGACAGGTGCTGGCGTACCGTTAACCTATGGCGAAGCAGCTTCAAAACAGGACCTTAAAGATCTGTTTGATTTTGGATCTGCTTCGGGTAGCAAAAATAATTTTGAACAACTTGAAGGCGGATTTAAAAATGCTGTGATCAAAGCAGCAGAAGAATACAATGCAACCACAGGTAAAAAATTACGCATCAACAGCGCCAAGCGAGATTCTGAAGATCAACAACGACTGTACGATGATTACTTAGCCCGTGGCAAAACTGGTAGACCGGTTGGAAAACCTGGAACCAGCCGACATGAACACGGTATGGCAGTGGACATTCAAAATCACGGCGACCCACAGGCCGTTGCTGCAATGAACCGTCAGGGTCTGTATCAAAAAGTGCCTAACGATAATGTGCATTTCCAGTTTGCCAAAGGTGGTATCAGCACAGGGCCGCGCTCGGGCTACCTAGCCACACTGCATGGACCCGAAGCTGTTGTGCCCTTGCCTGATGGTAAATCTATTCCGGTTAAAATGTCAGGTAATCGAGATTCCAGCAGTATGATGGACAGCTTTGGCGGCGACATGAACAACATGATGGGCCAAATCAAAGACGTACTAACAATGCTTTCGGATAAAATGAATGATCCTCAAATGGTTACGTTGATGGACGAAATGGTCCGCACACAAAAGAACAGCTTGGATGTACAAAACAAGATGTTGCGAGCTACTGCATAATCACGGTAAATAATACACTATGGCAGAACAAACTCAACAAGGCTGGCGCAAATATTTCAAGGTAGCAGATACCTCGGGACAAATGAGCCCTATATCAGGTAAAAACCAGTACGGCATGCCTGGTTACAACAAAAACGACGGCAACGGAGATGTGCAAGCAGACTTTGTGTTTCGTAACTATGCCAGTCGATTGCCGGAAGTATACTCAGGCCACCCCAACAGAGTGGAGCGGTATAACCAGTATGAGAACATGGACATGGACTCAGAAATTAACGCATGCTTGGATATTATTGCAGAATTTAGTACACAGGCCAATGAACAAAACGGCACACCATTTGACATCAAGTTCAATGACAAGCCTACAGATCACGAAATTGATATTATCAAGAAGCAGTTGCAGCAGTGGGTCAAGCTGAACAAGTTAGATCAACGAATCTTCAAACTGTTCCGCAACACCATCAAGTACGGTGATCAAGCATTTGTACGTGATCCAGAAACATTTGAAATGTACTGGGTTGACATGAGCAAGGTTGCCCGTGTTATTGTAAACGAAAGCGAAGGCAAGAGACCTGAGCAGTATATTATTCGTGACATTAATCCCAACTTTCAAAGCATGAGTATTGCTCAAAAGACCACTACTGATTACATGACCAACCCTGTAACAGGCAGTATCAGTGGCAACAGCAACTACACTTCACCCAACGGTGGCCAAGGTGGTGGCGCTGGTAACAGTCGCTTTATGCAGGCCATGAACGAAGTCTGTATTGATGCCAAGCATGTGGTGCATGTGAGCTTGAACGAAGGCCTAGATACATTCTGGCCATTTGGCCGCAGTGTACTAGAACAGATTTTCATGGTGTTCAAGCAGAAACAACTGCTGGAAGATGCTGTGCTGATCTATCGTGTGCAACGTGCTCCGGAGCGCAGGATCTTTAAAATTGACGTGGGCAACATGCCAAGTCACTTGGCCATGGCGTTTGTTGAGCGCATCAAAAACGAAATGCATCAGCGCAGAATTCCCACAGTGGGCGGCGGCGGACAGAACATGATGGATGCCAGCTACAATCCACTCAGTATCAACGAAGATTACTTTTTCCCTGTCACTGCTGAAGGTCGTGGCAGCTCAGTTGACACCTTGCAAGGCGGACAGAACCTGGGCGAAATTGATGACTTGAAGTATTTCAACAACAAGATGGCACGTGGTCTGCGTGTGCCTAGCAGTTACTTGCCTACTGGTCCTGACGACTCAGACCGTGTCACAAGTGACGGCAAAGTTGGAACTGCACTGATTCAGGAGTTCCGCTTTAATCAGTACTGCGAACGTCTGCAAGCATTGATTTCACAAAAGCTAGACGACGAATTCAAGATGTTCTTGAAGTGGCGCGGTTTCAACATTGACTCCAGCTTGTTTACTCTCCGATTCAACGAGCCACAAAACTTTGCCAGCTATCGCCAAAGTGAATTAGACAATGCACGTATCAGTGCGTTTACCAGCTTGGAACAGTTGCCATACATGAGCAAGCGTTTTATGCTTGAACGCTTCTTGGGTCTGAGCGAAGAAGAAATCAAACAGAACGAAGAAATGTGGCGCGAAGAACGTGACAATCCAGAGATGCAAGCAGCCACTGGACAAGATTTGCGAAGTGTGGGAGTTACCCCAGCTGGTCTTGAAGCAGACGTTCAGACTGGTGAAGAGATTGCTGGCATGGAACCTGCTGCAAGCGCAGGCACACCGGGTGTTGATGCTGGCCTAGCCGGCCCTGGAGCAGCAGCAGGTGCAGCCCCAACTATGCCACCAGCGGTATAAATATCACTATGCTACTACAAGAGTTTTGGAAAAAAGAACCTGAGGCCTATCAGGACGTGTCGCAAGACAACAGCCAACCACAGCTGGGCGACTTGCGCAAGACTCGTCTCACCTTGAGACAACTTAACAAATTAAGAAAAATGAATGATGTCAGATCAGTAGAGTACAAAGAAAAACTCAAACTGATTAGACAACAATACGCCCCGCCCCCAGCACCTGTTGTTTAAGAATTGTGCAAGGCAGGCAATTTATCACCATTTTGACTCCTTAAACCACTACTTTTTCGGCGGTGTTGTAAATAACAGCACACTTTAACCCTACAGGAGTTTACCTTATGAACAAATTTGAACAATTGATCGAATACGTGATCAATGATGAAGACCAAAAAGCCCGCGAACTTTTCCATGATATCGTTGTGGAAAAAAGCCGTACAATTTACGAAAGCTTGATGCAAGAAGAAGAAGAAATTGAAGAAGGCGCCGAAGAAGAAGAAGAGATCGAAGAAGGCATGATGGGCGGCGACGCACAAGACGACCTTATCGACGAAGTTGAAGCCGAAGAAGGCAGCGACATGAGCATGGAAGGCGAAGAAGACGAGTTCGGTTCCGATGATGACGGCGACACTGAAATGGGCGGCGACGACATGGGCGGCGACGACATGGGCGGCGACGACATGGGTGGCAGCGGCGAGCCAGCTACCAAAGACGATATCATGAATCTTGAAGACAAACTGGACCAGTTGATGGCCGAGTTTGAAGGCCTAATGGACGATGGCGAAAACATGGGCGACGGCGACGGTTTTGATGCCGGAGAAGGCGGTGACGCTATCGAAATGGACGACACTGAAGAAATGACTCCAGGCATGATGGAAGCTGTCAGCTTGAAAGCTGCTCCAAAGCCAGTTACTAGTGAAGAAGGCGGCGTCAACAAGAAATCCGCAGTAGCAGCCAATGCTGGTTCAAAAGGCCCAATCGGCAGTACAGTTAAGCCTGTGCATGCTGGTGGCGAAATGGGTGGACACCACGACACTGCTGCTTATCGCAATACCACAAAAGACTTGATTGGCCGCGTTGGTAATTCGCCAGCACAAGGTACACAAAAGCCAAGTCCAGCTACTCGTCCTAATCTAGGCCAAGCTAGCGGTGTGAATACCAAGTCTATTGTTCCTGGTAAGCACAACTAATCATGAAAACTTTAAGAGAAACTCTTACGTTCCATCAAGCCAACATGCAAGTGTTGGAAGAAGCTGATTCGTCAGGCGGAAAGAGTCTCTATCTCAAAGGCATCTGTATCGAAGGCGATCGCAAGAACGCCAACGAACGAGTCTATCCCTTGTTTGAAATCAAACGTGCTGTGGACGCTATCAACAAGCAAATCTCAGAAGGTTACTCTGTGATGGGTGAAGTGGACCATCCTGATGATTTGAAAATTAACTTGGATCGCGTTTGTCACACTGTTGAATCAATGTGGATGGATGGACATGCTGGTTGTGGAAAGTTAAAAGTTTTGCCTACTCCGATGGGCAACCTGATCAAGACACTGTTACAATCTGGAGTGAAACTAGGAGTTTCAAGCCGTGGATCTGGCAATGTTGATGACAGAACAGGACATGTGAGTGACTTTGAAATAGTCACAATCGATGTGGTTGCCCAACCCAGTGCACCAAACGCTTATCCACACGCTATCTATGAAAGCCTCATGAACATGAAGTACGGACATAGACTGTTGGAAGTAGCAAAAGAAGCTGGTGAAGACAACAAAGTGCAAAGATATTTGAAAAGCGAAGTAATCAAGCTGATCAGAGATCTTAAAATATAAGGAGAATCTACTAATGTTAGATGCAATCAAACCATTGCTAGATAGCGACCTGATCAACGAGGACACTCGTAAAGAGATCAATGAAGCTTGGGAAATCAAGCTGAATGAGGCTCGTGAACAGGCCCGTGCAGAACTACGTGAAGAGTTTGCACAGCGCTATGAGCATGATAAGACAGTCATGGTAGAAGCTCTTGACAAGATGGTAACCGAAGGTCTAGCAGCAGAACTTCAGAAAGTGTCTGCTGAAAAGCGTTCACTAGCTGAAGACCGCGTCAAGTTCCAAGGCAAGATGAAAGAAAGTGCAACCAAGTTCAATTCGTTCTTGGTCACAAAGCTTGCTGAAGAAATTGGTGAACTGCGCCGTGACCGTAAAATGCATGCTGAAGGACTTGAAAAGCTCGAGTCGTTCATGGTGCATGCCCTGGCTCGTGAAATTCAAGAATTTGCACAAGACAAGCGTGAGATGGTGGAAACAAAAGTCCGCCTGGTACGCGAAGCTCGTAGCAAACTGGAATCACTCAAGACACGTTTCGTTAAGGAAAGTGCTGAGAAAATGAGCAAGGCCGTTAGCTATCACCTCAAGGCTGAACTACACCAGCTCAAAGAAGACGTACAAGCTGCTCGAGAGAACAGTTTCGGACGCCGTATTTTTGAAGCTTATGCAGCAGAATTCGGTGCTACTCACTTAAATGAGAAAGCCGAAGTACGCAAGTTGTACGATCTATTGTCTGACAAAGATCAAGCTCTTGCTGAAGCTATTGATCTCAGTTCAAAGGCGAAAGTCCTGATCGAGAACAAGAACCGCGAAATCCGTATGATCAAAGAGTCCAATGAGCGTCAAAGCACAATGGAAATGCTGTTGAGTCCCTTAAACCAGGAAAAAGCAGATGTCATGCGTAATTTGTTAGAAGGCGTCCAAACTAATCGTTTGAAAAACGCTTTCGAGAAGTATCTACCAGCAGTACTGGAAGATCGCTCTGCAAAATCCCGAAAGGTTATTGCAGAATCGGTAACAACAGTTACTGGAGATAAAACTGTTCCAAGTAGTCCACAGGAAGAACGCAGCAATGTGATCGACCTCAAGCGCCTGGCAGGGTTATAAAATTAATTTTAGGAGACTTAAATGTCACAAGAACTATTAGAAAGCCGCTGGGGCGAGACCAAGGAAGCATTGCTTGAAGGTCTGAATGGCACAAGAAAAAACAGCATGGCTGTTATCCTTGAAAACACCCGTAAGTACTTGAAGGAAAACGCTTCCGCAGGTAGTACCGCAAGTGGTAACATTGCTACATTGAACCGCGTGATTCTTCCCGTGATTCGACGTGTGATGCCTACTGTTATTGCTAACGAACTAGTCGGCGTACAGCCAATGACTGGTCCAGTTGGTCAGATCCACACTCTGCGTGTGCGTTATGCCAACAGCTTGACAGACACTTCTGCTGCTGCAACCAGCGTTTCAGCTGGTGAAGAAGCACTGAGCCCATTCAAGATTGCTACTGCATACTCTACAGTTCCACAAGGCGCTGCTACAGCTACCAACTACACAGGCGGTGCTACAGCAGTTATGGAAGGTACTGGCGGTAAGCAAATTTCCGTACAGATCTTGAAGCAAGCTGTTGAAGCTCGTACACGCAAGTTACAAGCTCGTTGGACTTTTGAATCTGCACAAGATGCACAAGCCATGCACGGTATTGACGTTGAAGCAGAAATTATGGCTGCTTTGGCTCAAGAAATTACAGCTGAAATTGACCAAGAGATTCTTCTGAGTCTTCGTAGTCTTGCAGCTACTGAGTTCACATACAACCAAGCTACTGTTTCTGGTACTGCTACATTCGTTGGTGACGAACACGCTGCTTTGGCTGTTCTAATTAACCGTGTTGCTAACTTGATCGCCCAACGTACTCGTCGTGGCGCTGGTAACTACGCTGTGGTTAGCTCCGCTGCTCTGACAGTATTGCAAAGTGCTACAACTAGCGCATTTGCACGTACTACAGAAGGTACATTTGAAGCTCCTACAAACACCAAGTTTGTTGGTACACTGAACGGCGCTATGCGTGTGTTCGTTGACTCTTATGCTAGCGACACTACACCAGTGTTGGTTGGTTACAAGGGTAGTTCAGAAGCTGACGCTCCTGCATTCTATTGCCCATACATCCCGTTGATGAGCAGTGGTGTTGTGTTGGATCCGTCAACATTCGAACCAGTCGTGAGCTTCATGACGAGATATGGCTACATTGAATTGACAAACACTGCGTCTTCTTTCGGCAATGCCGGAGATTACGTGGGAGAAATTGCCGTAAGTAATTTGTCGTTCTCGTGATCGACTTGTTGCTTTGCAACTCATAAAAAACGCCCTTCGGGGCGTTTTTTGTTGGCTATGATTTTAAGAGAAAGTTAAGTTGGTCATAAATAAATGTATGAACAAATACACTCTTTGGTACAACAACATTACAGAACGTGCTCGCACACGTAAGATTGCCGGATACGTTGAACGCCATCATATACACCCGCGAAGTCTTGGGGGTACAGACGACAAGAATAACTTAGTTGAGTTGACTGCAAGAGAGCATTTTATTTGCCATTGGCTACTGACCAAGATGCACACTGGTGAAGCAAAATCAAAAATGATCTATGCCTTAAACGGAATGAAACGTGGGAATGAATTTGCACAACGATATGAAACTAAAATTACGGCTCGAGTGTACGAGAACCTTAAAAAAGAGTTTTCAAAGGTTCATAGTTCTACAATGAAAGGAACGATTCCTGTAAACAAAGGTCGTGCAATGAGTGAAGAGCAGAAGGCAAAAATTCGAGCAACTAAAGCAGCTAATCCTTATAAGTGGGATGAAGAAACACTTGCAAAAAGAGTAGAAAAACAAATTGGAACAAAACGCAGTCAGGAAACCAAAGATAAAATACGAAACGCACTTAAAGGCAAAGTAAAAGGACCTATGAGTGACGAGAATAAATTAAAAATCTCTCAAGGAACTAAAGGTAAATCTAAACCCGAAGGCATGGGCGCAAAGTTGTCAGCTACAGTAGCTGCACAAAAAGCTGCTGGTACTCACTATACTCAACAGCCAAAGTTAACTTGTCCGCACTGTGGAGTTCAAGCTGCAAAACATAGGTACAATGCCTATCACGGTGATAAATGTAACCACCGCCACAGTGCCAACTGCCAAGAGAAAATCCGCACATCTTGACGGGTCAGTTCAAGAGCGGCGCGGATCAAGTAATATAGTTTAACGACCTTGCTAGTATAGTATCCTATAGTGGATACATGCTTATTATAGCAAGTTAAACCTTGAACCACGACAGGTATTGAGCGACTTTTTTGATTACACTTGCCCAATCATCTCTCACTGGTTGTCTAAACAATCGCACCTGACTGTACCAAGGACTGTTATCCCTGCCCAGCAACCAACGCCAGTCTGTTGAATATGCGTTGAGCATGATCCAAGTGGGTCGGCCCAGGGCAGCACTCAAATGACTCACTGCGGTATCTACTCCTACCACAACATCCATGTGTGAGATCAAGGCCGCAGTATCAGCAAAGCTGTTTACAGCACCAGGATACATGCTAACCCCTGCGTCAGCCAGGGCCGCAGTTTCTTCATCACTAGCGTCAATTTGCAAGTTGACCCATTCATATTCAGGTGCAGCACGTATCATGTCTAGTATCACCGGGAATGGTACACTCTTGTGTTGATTCAGCCAACTATCTCGTCGCCCACTCCACGAAAATCCAATTCGCATGCGTTTTTTTGCACCCAAGGTAGCAGCCCACTTCTGTGTTAATGCTTGATCAGCTGTCAAGTAGCTTTGCATGTGCGGTAAATTTTGCAAAGTAATTCCTAGAATTCCAGGAATACTCATGATAGGAACCCAGTAGTCAAACTCGCCCATGTCATCTGTGTAACGTCCCACTTGAGCAATCACTTGACTAGGGGCCAGTAACGGAACAAGACCGTCTGTGACTTGCAGCTTGACTACAGCACCAGCAGCATGCAGATTGAAACAAAAGCGAACAAACTGAATATTGTCACCGTGTCCTTGTTCGCCTACCACAAGAATAGTTTTGTCTTTGAGATCTTCACCACGCCATCTTGGTTGTGCAAATTGTGGCTCAGTACCAGCTAGGTGCTCGTATTGCCAACGTTCTTCATAAGCTGGCCAGCCGCGAGCATAGTCTCCCATGAGCAAATATGAAATTGCCAGATTGAATCTAGCGGTGATATTGTTGGGCTCTAGAATTACTGCATGTTGCAAGAATGGGATAGACCGTGCCGGTTGTCCAAGTTCTCTCATGACATTGCCATAGTTGTTGAATGCTCCAGCATGGTCGGGATTTTCCACAAATGCCTGGGCGTAGCATTGCAGAGCCATTTCAGGTTGACGAGCAGCACGGTATTGATTACCTTGCTCAATTAAAAATTCTGTGTTCATACAATATTTACTGCCGGTCAGCCCATGAACTAACATTTTTCATAAATACTTGTCAATGCAATAGTGCATTTTATGCAGGACACCACTGCGTAGCGGCTAGAACCCGCATTGGGCTTCTATAAGGAGAAATCAAATGGGAAGAGCTCTTAAAATACAAAAAACTGGCGCCAATCAGGGCGTTGGTTCGCCAGGCGCGTCAGTACTACTTGACGCAGGTTATCCAAATTTTGGATCGTTGACCAATCCAGTTTACAACTCAGACAATACATTAACACCGACCAACTTCTTGGGCGTGGTTGGCGGTGCACCGGTAATCAGTTCACCATCTGCACAGTTTCCAGAAATTTTAGCAACTGTAAACATTGCATTGCCAGATGGCTCGGGTCAAGGCAGTGCCGGTGGTCGTATTATCCGTCAAAAAGGTTCTCACAAATTCTTGGTGTCCAGTAACACCACTGTTAACGATGAATCCATGGTAGTTGGCGCAACTTACATGATCGTTACTTTAGACACCACAAACTGGCAACAAATGGGTGCTCCAGTTGGTGCCGCAGCCGGTACAATTTTCCTTTGTACAGCACTGTGCGCTGATCCACAAAACGGTGCTGGTGTGCTAGTTGGACAATGTGTGTTGGCCAATACAGGCTCTCCAGCTGCCGGTTTCATGAGCATCTCTTTCAGTCTTGGAGATAGTCAAGCAGTGTATGCTAGTTACATTACCAACAAGTGGGTACGTGATTGGTCAGGCATGACTTATGGCAACTACAGCAACTCCAATCTTGGTGTTAACATTCAAAGTGGCGAAAACTTCTATCCAGCTAACTTCTTTACTGATGAAGGCACAGTTACATGGAGTGGTGCTGAAATTGTTGGCGGTGCTCAAGCACAAAACGGTACTCTGCAATTGGCACAAATTGCCAGCGTTGTTTCCTAATTGATTTAAGCCCCCGAAGCCTCCCAGCTACATACTGGGAGGTTTTTCTATGAATACAGCATTTGTGTTAGGTAACGGTATAAGTCGACGAGCAGTTGATTTAACAGTGTTGAGCACACTGGGAGAAGTTTATGGGTGTAACGCATTATATCGTGAGTTTGCTCCGGCGGTACTAGTCAGTACAGACGATCCCATCAGCCACGAAATACAACAGTCGGGCTACAGTAAAACTCGTTATCATTATACTAGAAAGCCTCTTTCCAACTCAGGAGCTCACAAGATTCCTGAACCATATTATGGATTTAGCTCAGGCCCAGCAGCAGTAGCGATTGCAGCCATCAATCACAATAGATCAATATATCTTGTGGGTTTTGATATGGGGCCAAATCAGCAAGGCTTGTTCAACAACATGTATGCTGGTACTGAATTTTATAAATCCACTTCGGCTGGTCCAACATTTACTGGCAATTGGGTACGCCAATTGCTGCAAATTGCAAAAGATTTTCCTAAAGTTAGTTTTGTTAGAGTCATGGGAGATACTACTGCAAATATACAAGAGCTTAGTGGCTCCCGGAATTTGTCAAACATGAGTATGGAAGACTTTTTAAACCGAATAAATAACACAAAGGAACTCTAAATGTCTACTTACAAGCGTATCGCTGGTAATCTTGTCGTTCAAACCGTTGGTGCAACTGATACTGTCACTTTCCAAGGTCTTACCGCCAATGCTGCTACCATAATTATTGACGGTAATTTAACCGTAACTGGCAACGCAGCGTTGACTGGTAACATTTCGGGTGATAACATATTCAACGGTACTACTAGTATTGCAATTCCTGCGCCGAGTGGCAATGCCAATATCACCGTAGGCGGAACATCAAACATTGCAGTGTTCAGTACTGGTGGTGCAAACATCGCTGGTTATATGAGTGCATCAGGCAACGTTACCGGAGCCAATTTGATCACAGCAGGACTTGCTACAGTTACCGGTAATGTTATAGGTGCCAACTTGAATACTGCAGGCAATGTTTGGATCTCCCGTGATGCTAGCGCAGGACAACCTACAATTCGATTTACTGATACTGATGTTGATATTGCTGACGGGCAAGTGTTTGGCGCAGTAGAATGGTACACCAGTGATGTATCAAGCACCGGTCCTAGAGTTACTGCAGGTATTCGTGCCGTGGCAGCAGGTTTACTAGGCAATGCAAACGTTCAAATTCTTACCTCAACTGGTGGCTCAGCAGCAACTCCTAAAGTCACAATTGACAACATTGGTAATGTGGGTATAGCTAACCTTGCGCCATTACATACTCTTGCAGTAACTGGCACAGTATATGGATCAAGCACACTTGATATAGTGGGCAACATAACAGGTGGCAACTTGACCACAGCTGGCCGTGCAAGTGTAACTGGCAACGTGGTTGGCGGAAACATTATCACAGCAGGATTAATCACAGCAACTGGCAATATTACAGGTGGTAATCTAGTCACAGCTGGTTTGGTTAGTGCTGGTGCCACAGGGATCACTGCCACAGGCAACGTGCGTGGTGGTAATATAGTAAGTGATGATCAAGTAAGTGCAACTGGTAACGTGTATGCCGGCGGCAACTTAACTACTCAGGGCAACGTTAGTGCAACCGGAACTTTGATAGGTGCAACTCTGCAAGTAGCAAACGCCAATGTTAGTGGTAACATGTTTGGTACTGGGATTGGTGTTGAAAATACTGTGTGGCAAAATATTGCAAACACTATTAGTTCAGCGTCAATGGCCGATGTTGGAGTACTGCAATTTAATGCCTTGGCAAACCAAAGTTACAAATTTCAAGCAATATTACCAACCATACCGGATGGTGCCACTACCACAGCATTTTCTATGCTATTTTCTTCGGGCGCCTGTAACTATGTTCTAGAAACTCAAACTACTGCAACTTCTGTATGGTCAGTAGCCTCGTCAAATACTAGTGATTCTACTGGCACCACGCAAGCCATGACGGGGACCACTTTAAGAACTGTTAGAATTACTGGTACATTCTACAACACAGCCAACACTGCTGTGGTTGTTCGTGCCCAGACCAGCGCCGCAAACCTTACTGTTCCGCCGGGCGCGACCCTAACATATGCAAGAATTGGATAAAACTTATTCCTGATCTTTTGGTAAATACTCCAGAGGACCAGGAATACCTATGGCACAAAACATAATTGATATTGGACAAGAAGCCAATGATGGAACCGGCGACCCGTTACGCAATGCATTTGATGCGGTAAACAATAATTTTACCCAGATTTTTGCTGCAGGTCCGGTTGATAGTAATATCGTCATCACCGGCAACACTATTGCAGTAACTGGAACCAACAACAATTTGGTATTGCAAGCCAATGGTATTGGTAATATTCAGGCCAACAGTACCATTATGCCTAGTGTGGCTAGCGTCTACAGTATTGGCAGCACAGCTAAACCCTTTGATACAGTCTACGCTGATTATTTTGTAGGTAATGGCGCTTTGCTCACAGGAATCTCTGGTGGCAATGGCGCAGGAAATTCAATCAGCTTTGGTGTTAGTAATGTTAACATTCCAGTAATAGATGGCAATGTAACATTTTCAATTGATAATCGTAGCAACATAGTAGTAGTCAGCAGACAAAAAGTAGAATTTGCTGGCAATTTAGTGCCCAACGCCAACGTAACATACAGCTTGGGATCAAGCACACAAGCCTGGAATGATCTGTATTTGTCCAACAGTACAATCTACCTAGGCAACACAACAATTAGTTCGGATAGTAATTCGTTATCAATTACTACCCCCACAGGCGGAACACTGATACTACAAGGACCGGGCACAATAACTCCTTACAGTAACGCCAATGTTGCAACATATTTGCCAACTTATACCGGTAATGTAGCAGGTGGTAATATTTCCGTAACTGGCGCAGCTATTGCAGCAACTTTTACTGGCTCGGCCGCAGGCCTAACTGGTATTGTGGGCGCCAACGTTACTGGCACTGTGGCCAATGCTACATATGCAACCAATGCAGGTGCAGTAACAACAGCAGCACAACCCAATATTACTTCGGTTGGTACATTAACTAGTGTATCAGCATCAGGCACAATTTCTACTACTGGCAACGTACAGGGTGCGTTTATTATTGGTGACGGCGGCTTTTTGAGCAACGTAGTTGCAACTGGAAACGTTGCAGTAACTCAACTGGGCAACGGCACAACAATATTACGAGTAGCAGGCAGTGGTGGTAACATTGTGGCCACAGTTGGCGGCGTCGCTAACGTAACTGTGGTAACACCGGCTGGTCTAGATGTTATTGGCAATCTTACCTCCTCAGCAAATATTATTGGAACATACATTATTGGTGATGGTAGCCAACTTACTGGACTACCTGCATCTTATAGCAATGCTGATGTGGCACTGTATTTGCCAATCTATACTGGAAACTTAGCTAGCTTGCTGGGTAATGTCATTACTTCGGCAAATGTTTCAGCAGCATATATTCTTGGAAACGGTTCTGGATTAAGCGCAATTACAGGTGCCAACGTTACTGGTGAAGTAGCCAACGCTGCTTATGCGACAAATGCGGGTGCAGCCACTTCAGCAACCACAGCTGGTTCAGCAACTACTGCAGGAACAGTAACCACAAACGCACAGCCCAATATTACCTCAGTGGGTATTTTAAGCTCAGTTAGCGTAACTGGAAACGTTGACGGTGGAAATATTAGAACTATTGGCCAGGTCAGTGCCGCTGCAAACATCACAGCAGCAAACGTAACCACATCGGGGCTGGTTAACGCTACTGGTAATTTAGTTACTGATGCTAATGTGATTGCAGCTGGATATATTTCTGCAACTGGCAACATTGTTACCGCAGGCAATATTTCAGGCGGCAACTTGAGCCTAACTGGCACATTCGGTGCAGCAAGTTTGAGCTCTTCAGGTAACATCCAAGGTGCAAATCTTGTAACTCAAGGCATAGTAAGTGCCTCGGGCAATATTGTTACTGATGGTTATTTTGTTGGTAACTTTTCTGGAAACATCACTGGTAACTTAACTGTTCCAGGTTCTAACACACAAGTGTTATTCAACTCAAACGGCAATGCTGGCGCAGCCGCAGGATTTACATACGCTTCTGACTCTAATACAATGTCTGTGCTGGGAGTAATCTCTGCGCAAGGTAATATTGTTGGTGGAAATCTTTTTGTCAATAGTGGCGGCCAAGTTAGTGCAGCTGGTAATGTTTCTGGTGGAAACATCAACACTGCTGGCTTAATTAGTTCGCTTGGAAATGTCGTTAGTGGTAATGTTATCACTACTGGCATAGTCAGTGCAACCGGTAACATAAACGCTAATGTATTTGTAGGTAATGGTGCTGGTTTGTCTCAACTGGTAGGTAGCAATGTTGTTGGCGCAGTTGGATTGGCAACAAGTGCAACCACTGCTGGTACAGTAACCACAAACGCACAGCCCAATATTACCTCAGTAGGTATTCTGAGCTCAGTATCTGTTACTGGCAACGTTGGTGGTGGCAACATCAACGTGGCAGACGCAATCAGTGCTGTTGGCAATATTACTGGTAGTGTATTTACAGGTAACGGTTCTAGACTTAACTCACTCGCCGGTGCAAACGTTACTGGAATTGTGGCCAATGCTACATATGCAACCAATGCAGGTAGTGCTACCACAGCTGGATCTGCAACCACTGCTGGTACAGTAACCACAAACGCACAACCCAACATCACAAGTGTTGGGCAGCTAACATCAGTTACTGTAACTGGAAACGTTGTTGGTGGAAATATTCGTACTGCAGGCGTAGTAACTGCAACTGGCAGTGTTACCGCTGCCAATGTGTTTACTGGCGGCTTGAGTCTGAGCGGCAATGTGATTAGTGAACTCAACTCTACTAGCAACGTAACAACCACTGCTAATATTCAAGCTGGCTATTTTATTGGCAACGGTAGCCAACTCACAGATCTTACAATACCAGTTGGCACTACGATTGCAAATGGCAACAGTAATGTATCAATTAGCCAAGCTGCTGGCAATGTTACAATATCTGCTTACGGTACTGCCAATGTAGTAGCGGTATCTAATCTAGGCGCTGCAATTAGTGGAACAGTTACTGCTACAGGAAACATCACTGGTGGCAACTTAATTACTAATGGCTTGATTACTGCTCTGGGAAACATCACTGGTGGCAATTTAATTACTACTGGCTTGATTACTGCAACTGGTAATATTCAAGGAAATGTGTTCTTGGGCAATGGTGCTGGACTAACTTCACTTACTGGTGCAAACGTCACTGGTATTGTAGCCAATGCAACATACGCAACAAATGCAGGCACAGCAACTACAGCAGGCACAGCAGGCACAGTAACTACGGCAGCTCAGCCAAATATTACCAGTGTTGGCACACTAACAAGTGTAAGTGTTAGTGGCAACATTACAGGCGCAGGCGGAACTACCAGCATTGACAATATCAAAATTGGCTTTAATACCGCAGCAACTGGTGCATTTACTGATATATCATCTTCAGGAACAGCAAGTGCAACTGGCAATATTACTGCTGGAAACCTGATTACTGCTGGCATTATTACCGCAACTGGCAATATCAGGGGTAACGTGTTTATTGGTAATGGTGCTGGACTAACATCAATTACAGGGGCAAACGTCACTGGCACGGTGGCCAACGCCACTTATGCGTTATCGGCTGGTAGTGCATTATCAGCAACCACAGCTGGCACAGTAACCACAAACGCACAACCCAACATCACTAGTGTTGGAACATTAACGTCAGTGTCAGTTAGTGGAAACGTTGACGGCGGCAATGTAAACTCTACATTTTATGGATCAGGCGCAGGACTGACTAACATCACAGGCGCTAATGTTACCGGCACGGTGGCCAACGCCACTTATGCATTATCAGCTGGATCAGCAACCACAGCCGGCACAGTAACCACAGCAGCGCAGCCTAATATCACCAGTGTTGGCATATTATCATCAGTGTCAGTTAGTGGAAACGTCGTTGGTGGCAATTTGCTAACTGGCGGAACTATTACTTCAACTGGTAATGTTACTGCTCCAAATTTCATTGGAAACGTAATTGGTAACATTTCGGGTAACATCGCAGTCACTGGTTCTAACACTCAGGTTCTGTTCAATGACAATGGATTGATAGGGGCAACTACTGGATTGAGTTTTGACAAGATTACAAATCAATTATCAGTAACTGGTAATATTGTAAGTGCAAACGTAAATGCGGTTGGATTAAGTTTAAGTGGTAATGTAACAAGCCCATTAAATGTTACTGGTAACATATCTAGTGGCAACATCAATACTACTGGAGTTGTAAACGCAACAACAGTGACCACAACTGGCAATGCTGTGATTGGTGGAGACTTGATAGTCAACGGTAATGTTAGCTATCTTAACATTAGTAATTTACAAATTGAAGATCCAATCATTGGTCTCGGACGTGGAGCAAATGACTCACCACTAGTGGCCGACGACGGCAAGAGTCGAGGCATGCAGTTATGGTATTTTGATACTGCTGAACGTAATGGGTTCATGGGATGGGATGATGCTAATTCCAAAATGATTTCGGCATCAAATGTTTCAATTTCGAATGAAATTGTAACTGTTAATAGTTATGGAGTTTTTGAGACTGGTAATGTTGTTGCTGGCAATGTTTCTGCAACTGGTAATATTGCAGGTGGCAATTTAACCACAGCAGGACAAGTGGTAGCAACTGGTAATATTGCAGGTGGCAACTTAACCACAGCAGGCTTGATTGCAGCAACTGGTAATATTGCAGGTGGCAACATTGTCACTAGTGGCAACATTACTGGAGCCAATGTAGTATCTGCAACTACGTTTAACGGCACCACTGTATCAGTAACCGGCAATGTCACTAGTAATAATTTAAATGCTGTTGGGTTAAGTCTGACAGGTAATATTTTGAGTAGCTTGAACGTTACTGGTACAATAACTGCAAGTGCAAACATCAATGCAATTGGTAATATTGCAGGTGGCAATATTTCTACAGCAGGCTTGATTGCAGCAATTGGTAATATTGCAGGTGGCAACCTAACCACAGCAGGATTGATTGAAGCAATTGGTAATATTGCTGGTGGCAACCTAACCACAGCAGGATTGATTGCAGCAACTGGTAATATTGCAGGTGGCAACTTAGTTACAACAGGCTTGGTAAATGCAGCAAATGCATCAATCGTGGGAAATGTAACTACTGGTAACATCAGTGCAACTGGAGTGATCAGTGCCGCAGGAAATGTAATTGCATTAGCAATCAATGCAACTTCGCTGAGCTTGACTGGTAACGTCCTAGGCGCACTCAATGTAACTGGTAATGTTACCAGTGGCAACTTGATCAGTGTTGCACAAGTACAAGGAGCAACAGTTACCGCAACTGGTAATATTGCTGGCGGTAACGTCAATACAATTGGGACTATTACTGCAATTGGCAATATTTCAGGTGGTAATATTGAAACTGGAAATGCAGTTTTGGCGCAAACATTGTTTGCAAGTAGCACAATTAGTGCAGTTGGAAATGTAACCGGCGGCAATGTTAGTACAGCTGGGTTGGTTACTGTAACTGGCAATATTTCAGGCGGCAACATCAATACTGCTGGCCTAGTAAGTGCCACTGGTGGCATAATTGCTGGGACAACAATTAGTGCAGTTGGAAATGTAATCGGCGGCAATGTAAATTCTGCTGGACAAATTAGCGCAGTGGGCAATATCACTGCAACTGGTAATGTTATTGCACCTTACTTTATTGGTAATGTGCAAGGTAATATTGTTACTCCGGGCGCAAACACTCAAGTCATGTTCAACCAGGATGGTATACTGGGCGCCGACTCTGGTTTAGTATATGATTATATTGGAAATGCATTAACAGTTGGTGGAGACATTGCTACCGGCAACGGTGGTAACTTGATTGTTACTGGTGCATTGAGTGTTACTGGAAATATCACAGTCAGTGTTGGTAATATCAACGGTGGAAATATATTAGGCTCTGCTATTATTTCTAGTGGAAATGTCAGTGGTGCCAATTTGACTGCGTCTGGCTTGATCACTGCAACTGGCAATGTAACTGGCGGCAATATCGACACAGTTGGTTTGATCACTGCAACTGGCAACATTACTTCTACAGCAAACGTAGCAGGTGGAAACATTGTTACTGCTGGCCTGATTACTGCAACTGGTAACTTGGTCACAGGTGCTAACGTGGTTGCAACTGGGTATGTCACAGCAGTTGGCAACGTCACTGGTGGTAACATAGTTACTGCTGGCCTGATTACTGCAACTGGCGCTATAACCTCAACAGCAAACGTCACTGGCGGCAATATTCAAACTGCTGGTGAAGTTTCGGCAATTGGCAATGTAATTGGTGGCAACATCAATACTGTGGGATTGGTTAGCGCAACTAGCAACGTGACGGGCGGCAATATTCGAACTGCTGGTGAAGTTTCAGCAACTGGCAATGTAATTGGTGGTAACATTGTGTCGGTTGCTGCACTATCGGGTGTCACTGTAACTGCTACTAGTAACATAGTTGGCGGTAATATCAGCACAGCTGGTTTAGTAAGTGCAATTGGCAACGTAACTGGTGGCAACTTAAACGCAGCAGGGTTAAGTCTAAGTGGCAACGTGATTAGTGCATTGAACATGATTACCAATATCACCACAACTGGCAACATTACCGCTAACAATATCACAGCAACTACTTCCATAAATATTGCAGGAGATCAAGTTGCTACAGTGGATGACGCTACAGCGTTGGCAATAGCATTAGGATAAAAAATGGCAAATACTTTTACACGAAAACTCAGCAGAGGAGTAGGAACATCTGCAGATAATGTGGGATCTTACACAGTAGGATCAAGCACTACAACAATTGTGGTCGGACTATCTGTCACCAATACGTCTGCTAGTGCAATTACTGCTAGTGTTTATATCACTGATGTAGCAACTAACAACACTTATCTTGTTACAAATGCTCCTATTAGTGCTGGTTCTAGTCTGGTAATAAGCGGCGGTGATCAAAAAATTGTATTGATCACTGGAGACAAAATGTATGTAGAAACTAGTGCTGCTAGCAGCGCTGATGTAGTAATGAGCATAATGGAAATTACATAATGAGTTATATTGGCCTTGACCCACAAACCCCTTTACTGAATACCAGTACAGAGTTCTTTAGTGGCAACGCAGTCAACATGCAGTTTACACTGGCTCGCAGTGTAGCTTCTGCATCTGACCTTGATGTCATAATTGGCAATGTGGCTCAACGTCCATTTGCTGATTATACTGCCCAGAACTTAACACTGCTATTTGCTGCACCGCCTGACGCAGGCACAAACAATGTCACTGTTACATATCGTGCAGGCGCTCTGATTAGCTTGGACCTAACTGCCGACGCATTTCCTGCAGGCACAGTTGGTGCGCCTGGCTTGTATTCAGTAGCGGCCAACAACACCGGTATCTATTGGCCTAGTGCTGGTAATATGACTGTGACAGTAGCTGGAAGTAATCGAGTATCATTTACTAGCGCTCCAAATTCAACAAGTACCACAACAGGTGTAATACAAATTGCAGGCGGCACCGGAATTACTGGCAATGTCAATGCTGGAGGCTTGGTAAATTTTAGTAATGCCACCGAAAGTACCAGCGTATCAACCGGTGCGCTAAAAGTAGCAGGCGGCGTTGGTATTGTGGGTAACTTGAATGTTGGCGGCGATATTACTTGCGTTGGCGACTTCACTGTAAACGGAACGTTCACCACAACTGGAACTGACAGTTTGGAAGTAGCAGATCCGTTTATCTTTTTGGCCAATGCTAACCCAGGCGACACCTACGACACAGGTGTCATTAGCGAATACTACGATGGTTCAATTACTCGTTACACTGGATATTTCCGTGACATTACTGACAACAAGTTCAAACTGTTTGGAAATTTATCAGTCAAGCCTAGTACCACAGTGGATACCGGCAACGCAAGTTTTCAATATCAGGATCTAATTCTTTCCAACTTGAGTGCAACTGGCAACGTGGCTGGAACTTATCTTATTGGTAACGGCAGTCTGTTAACAGGTATCAGCACAGATACTACTCGTATCCAGAATGCCAACAGTATTGTGACTATTCCTAGCATAAACGGGAATGTAATAGTCAATATCAACGGCGTTACAATTGGTACTTTTAGCAGTGCTGGTGTTGTATTTGTTGGCGGTGCATCGGCTACTGGTGCAATTAGTGCAACTGGTAACGTCATAGGCGGCAATATTGATACTGCTGGTCTAGTGACTGCCACTGGTAACGTTACTAGTGCTGGTAATGTATCGGGTGGTAATCTTGTAACTGGCGGCCGTGTTGTTAGTACAGGCAACGTGGTAGGCGGCAACATTGTTACTGCTGGTCAAGTTACTGCTGGTTCTAACATCACTGGTGCCAACATCAAAACTGCAGGCCTGATGAGCGCTACTGGCGACATTTATGGTAATAACTTTATCGCTACTACAGCAATTAATGCAACTGGCAACATAACTGGTGGCAATCTTATTACGCTAGGCGCGGTTGAAGTAGGAACTGGGATCACAGTCAGCACAGGTGGTATTAGTGCGTCAGGCAACATTATTGGTGGCAACATTAATACTAGTGGACTAATCAGCGTTACTGGTAACTTAGCTGGCGGCAACGTAACCACTACTGGACAACTAACATCTACCAAAACTGGCAGTGCTGCTACAGGCAGCGGACAATTGTATCTTAATGGTACAGGTAACAACCGAATTGATTTCAACACCAACGGTACTGGAGCACCGGCGTTTACCACAAGAAGTGCTGGTGCAAAGCTAGTGCTATTTCCCAACATTGGTGCTTCGGCAGCAGATTATGCACTGGGCATTGATTCTGGTGTGTTATGGTCTGGCGTTCCTGATTCATCAGGGCAATTCAAATGGTATGCAGGTACCACTCAAGTAGGTTTATTGAGCGGCAGTGGCGCCTTATCTGTAACAGGCAACATTACTGGGGACAATGTCAACACTGGCGGATTAGTAAGTGCAATTGGTAACGTAGTTGGTGGCAACATAAGTACCGCTGGTTTGATTACAGCAACTGGCAACATCACGGGCGGTAATATCGCAGCAACTGCACATACTGGAACTACAGTTAGTGTAACAGGCAATATCACTGGCGGCAACATTACAACTGCAGGTTTGATTACAGCAACTGGTAACATTGGTGGTGGCAACATCAACACTGTGGGGTTGGCCAGCGTTGGTGGAACAGTTATTGCAACCGGTAACATCACAGGCGGCAACATTATTACGAATGGCCTGATCACCGCTGGCGGTGCAGTAATTGCGACTGGCAACGTTACTGGTGGCAATATTGTTACAGCAGGGTTGATCACAGCAACTGGTAACATCACTAGTACTGCCAATGTCCGAGGCGGTAATGCAATTTTTACTACCTTGGTACAAAGCGCAACAATCAGTGCCACCGCCAACGTGATTGGTGCCAACGTGCAAACTGGTACACTGAGCCTAAGTGGCAACGTTATAAGTGCAATTAACACAACTAGTACAATTATTACAACTGCCAACATTGCAGGTGGAAATATTAGCACTGCTGGGTTGATTACAGCAACTGGTAACATTGGTGGCGGCAACATTAACACTGCTGGGTTGATTACAGCAACTGGAAGTATTACTGCAACTGCAAATATTGCAGGTGGAAATATTAGCACTGCTGGTAATTTAGCTGCTCCAACCGCTGCACAAAATACCAATACCACACAAGTAGCCACAACTGCTTATGTTATTGCACAAGCAAGTTCCACCACGCCAACTTCAATTGGAACCAACACCGTAGGAACAGCAACTACATTTGCCAGAGCAGATCACACTCATACTGGCGTTGCTACTTTGACTGGTGGTGGCGGCATCACAGTTAGCGCATCAACTGGAGCAGTTACACTAGGATCTACAGCAACCAGCGCAAACACAGCTGGTGCTATTGTTGCACGTGGGGCAAGTGGAGAATTTAGTGCAGGGGTAATAACCGCAGTTGCAACATCAGCTCGTTATGCTGACTTGGCAGAAATGTATTGTTCAGACGTAGATTACGCTCCAGGCACTGTGTTGATATTTGGTGGTGATCAAGAAGTCACAATTGCAGCTACACCCAATGACGCAAGAATTGCTGGAGTAGTTTCTACAAATCCTGCTCACTTGATGAATTCTACACTAGAGTGTAACAATGCAGTAGCTGTGGCCCTGACTGGACGAGTTCCAACTTTTGTTGTTGGTACAGTGCGCAAAGGTGACATGATGGTTAGTGCAGGCAATGGCCAAGCAATGGCTTGTGCAACCCCTGCCCTGGGATCTGTAATTGGTAAAGCTCTAGAAGATTTTACCGGTGATCAAGGCACAATTGAAATTGTGGTTGGTCGACTATAAGGAACAAAAATGAGCTATTTAGGTTTTTCGCCGCAGATTGGTCAGTATCGAAAAATGGATACGTTAACATTCAACGGTGCCACACAGACTTTTAACATCCTGGTAGGGGGTGTAAGTTTTAGTCCTCCTACTGCTTTTGCTATGATGGTAGTGCTCAACGGAGTAACGTTGAACCCTGGAGTAGATTTCAGTATCACCGCAGCTACCATTAGCTTTGCAACACCGCCTGCGGAAAACACACCATTTTTTGCACTGCTGTTTGGAGATACACTATATACTGGAACCCCCAGTGACAACACAGTTATCAACAGTAAAATTTCAAACGGTGCAGTGAGTTATGAAAAATTTGACTCCAACACTCAAGCAAGATTGCTTGCCAATCAAATTATTTTCGGAGTTTAAAAAATGTCAAGAAAACGTTTATATGAGTATTCATTCACACCAGGCACAGCTGGACTAGGTACTGTTAAAGTTCCCGACCGCTACAATCTAGCTGACATTCTGGCCATCTATGATACCACAACCAATACCAACATCTATAACTTTGCAGATACTACACTTGGCGGCACAACATCTTGGGCAGCAGGCGTTACAGCTACATTTCCCACAGCATACGCCGGTGTAACCACAATAACTCTGGACACAGACACACAGACACTGAGTGCTAATGACAAGTTAGCAATTTACATTGAAGATCAAAATTTATCTGTGCAGCCCTGGTCATTTGGCATGGATGCCATTGGTCGAGAACGTGTGAGCAATCCAGAAAGTTTAATTGACGCTGACTTTGAATATGGACTCCAACAAACCAAATGGGAAAACGTATCAACGGTCAGCAACATCCCCACATTTTACGAAGATATTGGCGCAGACGTTGTGTACAATACCAACGGCTATGTGAGTTTGTTGGCCGGCGATGACTTGATCACAAGCAATGTTGACACAGCAATCAGGTTGGAAAATCCTGGCAGCCCACCATGGGTAGCAAATGACTATGCATTGGTTGTTAGTCAAACACAAGGTAACGTTACTCCGTTTACGTCAAACTACATCACAGCCAATGTCGACAGCTCAGCTGAACGTACATTTACCATGGCCAGCACGACAGGATTCACAGCAGGCGATACTGTGTTAATCATTGGCCGCCCCACCACAGGCGGAACCACATTGGCTGTAGCCAATATTGTCAGCACAGCAACAACTACCGTAAACTGTGCCAACGTAGCAGCAGCACCCTTGATTGTTGACGGCAGTTATATTATTGTGCAAACTGACACAGCCGATGTGTACGAAGTCATGGCAATTACCAATGTGAGTGCTAATGCTCTTACGGTGCTTCGTCAAACCAACAACACCAACGGCGCAGGCGCCAACATCACAATTGGCAACGCAGTGTATCCTGTGAGCACGCTGGAAGTAGCACAAGTACAATCAGTTACTGATTCAACTACTTTGCAATTGAACCGCGGCTGGTACAATATTCCAGCGGCTAATACTTTTGTTTCTGGATCAGTACTGCAAAAACTATCTAGCAACGTTGAACTAGTGCAACACACCGCGATCAGCTCAGCAGTCAACGGCGTTCAAACAATCACCCGTGGCGAATTCAATACCACGGCCTTGACTGCTGCTGGTGCAGGATCTCCTATGATTCGTATGACTGGTATGTTTTATGCCACTGGAGCAAACACAATACCACAGGTAGGTGTCAATCAAAGCGACACACCTCTGGATACTAACGAGTATGTGAGTACACAAAACACAGCCAACTCAAATGCTGAAGGTGTGGGCTTGGTATTCCAAGCCAACTCCAACAATTTCTTCTACTATCCAAAACGCTCACCAAGTCTTGCGCCCGGATATCCACTCAATCAAACTGATACAGTTATTCGTCAAGCATACCCATACACCGGGGCCGACCTGGACGTGGTGTCGATTACCAGCGACGGTGCCAACCCTAGTACGATTACAGTGACAACTACATACGCACATGGACTGGTACCCGGCACACCGTTGCTGGTCAATCTCAGTGCAGGAACCAATGCTGCCTATGCAGAAGGCAGCTTCTTTATTATCAGTGTGCCTAGTACAACAACATTTACCTACACAGCCAAAACTGGTGCCGCAGTATCGGGCAGCATTGCAGGACTTGTGTTTGTGCGTAGCAATGCTGCATTCCTGCCAAGACCGTTTGATGGCGGTGTGTTGATTGGCCCCGGAACACCCACACGTGGTGCAAGTGCAGTGCGTGTTACTAAAAAGTACTTTCGTTATCAATCTGGTAAAGGTATCTTTTTCTCCACTGGTACAGTGTTGGCACCAACATTTGACATCTCAGCACTCAGTGCAGATGGAACAACACCGTCTAGCAATATCACTGTAACTACTGATTTGGAGCACGGTCTCAATGCCGGTGCCGGCGTGTCTATTACCGGAATAACCACATCCGGTTATGACTCGCCAAGCTACATTGTAACCAGTATTGTTAGCGATGTTAGTTTTATAGTTGAAGCACAAGGCACACTGGGCAGCACAACTCCTGAACTAGGACAGCAGCCTAAACTCAACATTGAATCCTGGCACGGTTCCAGTATTCGTACTGGAATTTTTGATGATCAAAACGGCCTGTACTGGGAAAACAATGGTATCACTGTAAATGCAGTTCAACGTTCCAGCACATTCCAGTTGGCAGGCCTGTGCAGTGTGGGTGCAGGATCTAATCTAGTAGCAGGAGATGGCAATTGCAGATTCCAAGATCAACTTAACAACGGAGACATTGTTGTCATTAAAGGTATGACGCATACAGTTACCAGTATTCTTGACAACAACAGAATGACTGTGGTACCTGCATTCCGAGGTGTATCAAATCAAAATCGTGTGAGACTGGCGCTGCGCAACGAAATACGTGTGCGTCAATCAGACTTCAACATTGACCCTTTGGATGGCACCGGTGTCAGCGGCTTTACCTTGATCCCCAGCAAAATGCAGATGTATGCATTAGAATACTCATGGTACGGAGCTGGCACTGTTATCTGGATGCTGCGTGGCCAAAATGGTAGCTTTGTGCATGCACATCGTAGACCCAACAACAACTTGAACAATGAAGCATACATGCGTTCTGGTAACTTGCCTGCACGTTACGAAGCCATAAATGAAACACCTGTAACAGGACTTGCAGAAGTTCTAGACGACAGCGAAACCACAATCACACTGGTTGATGCAACTGACTATCCTGATGCCAGCGTAACATATCCTGTGTTTGTGATGATTGACAGTGAAATTATCAAGTACTCAGGTAAAGCGGGCAACGATCTCACTGGCTGCACACGTGGTGCAACATTTACCCAGTGGGTCGAGGGCCAAAGTCGCAGCTTTACATCCAGCGCATCTGCTGCTCACGCTATCAATACTGGGGTGATATTGATTTCTAATACTTGTGTGCCATTGGTCAGCCATTGGGGTTCGGCGATCATCATGGACGGCAACTTCAACGGTGACGAAGGCTACCAGTTTACCTACAGTCGTGTGAACTATGGCTTACCAGCCACTGTTGGCGACAAAGCAGTGGCATTTGCCATGCGCCTGGCCCCATCAGTGTCCAATGGTATCATTGGAGATCTAGGCGTGCGCGAGCTGATCAATCGTGCTGCACTGACACTGAGCAACTTGAACATTCAGGTCACTGCTGGACGTTACTTGATTGAAGGTATCTTGAATCCGTCAAACATTGACTCGGCGAACACTGGTTGGCAAGGACTCAACAACTCAGGTGGTGGGTTTCAGCCCAGCTTCTCACAGTTCTCAACTGCGCCTCGATTCACATCAGAAACCACAGGTGGTTTGACATCAGCGCCATTCAACACCACAGGCGGTATGACACGTTCAGGTGTCAAGGTAGCGTTCTCTAAAGCCAGAACATTTGCAAACTTGACTCCGGTCAACGTGTCCAGTTCTGGTGCCAATGCCAAAATCACAGTGCAGTTGACAGCAGCAGGCACAACATACACAACCATTACCACACAGATCAGTGTGCAGACCGCAGGTGACGGATACGCCGTGGGCGACACCATCAAGATCCTGGGCAATGTGATTGGTGGATCAACCACCACCAATGACCTGGCCATGACCATCACAGCTATCACAAGTGAACTAGAAGGTGGCGAAAGACTGTTTGCGATCCCAATTTCAACAACCAACTCGGGTGTATTGGACTTGAGTAGTGTCAAACAGATTGGTACAAGCTCAATTCCAGGAACAGGAACCTTCCCTAATGGACCAGAGGTGCTGGCTGTGCAAATTACTGCGCTGTCAACGTCTACAAACCCAGTTGGAGAGATCCAACTACAGTTCCAGGAAAGCCAAGCCTAATGAGTTGCAAGATCCTGCTCAACCAGCAGGATTTTGCTTTGTACAGCTTCAAGATTGATAGTGCTCCAGAGTCCCGGGTGCATGGGTTTTGGCCAGACACCGGCGTCTAGCCAGGCATAGCCAAGATGTTCATGATTGAGTCTAGGAGTGAATTCGGTGTCAATCACACATACCCAAGTGTGATATTCAAACGCTCGATCTGCAGAAGTAAACTTTTCCAAAGGCATCAAACGCAAGTAGGTGGGAAAAAACCCCAATTCCTCTATGCACTCACGCTCCATGCCGCCTAGGAGTGTTTCCCCAGTTTCAATTTTGCCCCCAGGCAAGCCCCAAGCACCTGGATGCTTGACATCATTGCGTAGTAGATAAAGATAACGTCCAGTGTCTCGACTACGAAACCAAACGCCAACAGCTTTTAAAGTACCAGTCTCCATGTTCCTCCGGGATACGCGCCTTGGTAGCTTTTTACCCAGCTGCTACCATTCCATTCGTATTGTACCCCAGTAGTTATGTTAGTAACGTACTGTCCTGCAGGTTGTTGAGCCGCTGGAAATATTACCCTCCAGTACCCATCTCCGTACTGAATGATATCGTTGGAATTGGCAACAAGTGGTCGGCCATTTGCACCTAACCAAGCCACAGCTGGTTGTGCATTACCACTTGCTCCGATCGCTTCAGTTAACAAATATCTTTGGCCAACAACTGCAGGAGCAAGACCGTTCGAAGGCCCTGAAATTGAAGGATCAATTACGGCATCAATTGGAGGTAAAGTATTTTGTGGCACAGTGTCTGTGTCAACGTCTAGTACTAGAAATCGATCATCATTGGGATCTAGTACAATGGTTCCAATAACTTCAGAACCGTCTTCCTGCTCTAGTCTTAGTTGACTAATACCAGGTCTGAGTGTACCGTATAAATCAATCACAGCAGGCCATAACAAATTGCTATCGGGAATAATAACAGTTTCGGTGGTTGAATTATTATCACTGGCTTGACTAACCAATTGTTGTTGCAAGCACTGTGCTTTGTTGCCAATTACCACAACACCATAATTAAACGGTGTGATAACTTGCCGTGTTCCTAGTAATAAATCATTTCCAGTGATGGCATTGTTCAAATCACCTTGTGCATCGTACATGCTGGCAATTACTCGTTCAACAACACCTAGCTTCTTGACCTTGGCAGGAGAGCTTAACCAAATTGGTACATTGAATTTTAGTGTGGCGATATCAATGGGGTTTTCTGTGCCCATAGGAATAGTTCTGCTGCTCCAAGTCACACTTTCAAGTTCCATAACAGTCAAGCTGGTCCAGTCAATGTAGTTGTCTGTGCTTTGCAGTTCCAGACTGGGATTAAACAAAGTGAGAATCTGCTCTAACAATTGAAACTTTTGATTGGTATTGCTAGTCCATAAATCTACACTGATACTCATTTTGTATGGTACAGGCATCAAGCGTTCAATGCTGAATGCATTGCCTTGTGTGGTTTCGTAAGTGTCGGTTTCGGTATCATAAGTGCGTTGTCGCACAGCAATCTTGTTCACATGATATGGTTCTTGCATGCGAGGACGATCATAGTCCAAGCTGCTGATATAAAAAGTCATGAGTGGACTTGATGGCAAGCTGTTGGCAGAGTTTTCTTGCAGAATAGTTTGAGCTTGGCGACTGGCATCGCCATATCTTACTGGAACTCGCAGCAAGGCGGCTGCATTGCTGTCAGCTTCGCGGCCGTACTCAATTTGGAATCCTGAAAAGACTCGCGTGATTTGCAGTAGGAATCTGCGTATTTGAGCGTCATAAAAGAAACTTTGCATAATAATAATTATCCGCCGTTGTCGGCTTGTGGTTTGAGAATTTCACTGAGACTCTGGCGACTTGGAATAGGACCACGATCAGTTGTTGGCACGGTAGCAGTGTTGTTGACAAAACCGCTTCGTAATGTTTCGTTAGTAGGACCGTTGTTGAGATTTGTACGAACCTTTTCTTCAATCTTGACCCAACGAACTCCGTCGTAACGGAACAGTCGGTTGGGTTTGTAATCAACTCGCAATGCAAAGTCGCCGGCTATTGCATTAACTGGAAAATTAGTACCAGCAGTTACTGGAAGACCGTTGGGTGCAATTCCGTCTCCAGTCAAGTAACCTACTGTGTACCCATCAGCTTGTGGAGTAGTGTTTGCACCACCTTGTGTTCCGTCTACCGTGGTAGCTGTGCCATCAGCAGTTAATGAAGTTGGATTAGCTGGCATGCCATTAATTGTTGGCTCAATATAGAACTTCTGGGTATCATAGCCCGACAATGGCACTTCAATGTCGGCTTGCGTAAGGATCGCATCATTAAGAGAGTAATCTTTTTCTCTTGTTCCTTGCAAGTCGCTGATAGTTGGTGGCGTATATACTGTCCAATAAGTGGTATTGGTAATAGCTGTACCGGCTGGAACGTTTTGTTGAGCTCGATAATACACATCGCCTTGATTCACAATTGTACCAGAAGGATAAAAGTTACCGTTGTCCCAGATGTTTTCTTCAACCATGGGTTGATCAGTTACTTGTTTGAATTCTTGGCTGTCAGTTAGCGGAGTTGCTTTGAGCCGCCACAAGTGCGGCAACCAGGTTTGGCTGAAACCTTCGCTGGCAAATGCAGCATCCTGCACCACATAAAATTTGGGCAAGCCGCGTGGCAAGTTTGGATTCAGTGGATGAAAATCTTTAAGGTTAGGAACCTCTAGCACATCGCCGCTCATAAGTTTGCGACCAAAAGTGTTGATCATGTCATTGTAATGCACAGTGATAAACAAGGTATCATTGTTCAAAAACAAACCAAATTGACTCAAGTCAAAGTCCACGTCTTGTGTACGATACACGCCGCGCATGATATAGATGTCAGGATCGTATGCTCGATCACGGTTTTCTAGCAACAGCAAGTCCTGAATATCCAAGGGATTTGCAGTGTCGTAAATTGGGATAGTAGCATCATTGGTACCAGTAGTCTCTCCAGGCTGTGTGCCCAGATACTTGTGGACATAGAGGTCAATGCCGCCAACGGTGTACATCTCCGAAATCGTGCGGTCCAGGAATTGGTAATCGCGTGTGCGATTTGGGCGGTAAAGTGACAGTCTTGGCATAGTGTACTATTTATTAACAGGTTGACCAATAAACAAAATGGTGCTATAATTACACTAATTGAACACAGGAGCCCACATGAAAGTTGCATCTAAACCCGTTAAACTACTGAACCCACGTAGCGCAGACACCGGCGTCATGGGCACAGAACCTACTTGGGAAAATCAACCCACAGCTGGCCGCTTCAGCGCTTTGAGCAAGGCATTCAGCTGGTACAACTACTTTTATGGCAAAAAGGATGCTCGAGATATGATTGTAGCGTACTTAGAACTGCATGGCCGCAAGAGTGACGTACGACTGCTTCGTGGTGTTGCAGATAGCGCAATTCGCTTGACTACAGGTTGGCTGTGCCGCATGAGCATTGTGGGCCTGGAGCTTAATGAACATGAGCAAACCAAGCTGGATACACTGCTAACAGAGCTTTTGTCAACTAAACAACAAGAAATTGCAGAACCAGGTGCCGAGCCCGCGATCCCCAAGTTGACTATTCAAGACCGTTTGCGTGAGAAGCTGAGTGAATGTGCTGGTGAAATGGACGGCTTGTTTGATGAATTTATAATCAACGGTGCCAAGATGTCGGCTGACTACAAGCCAATTGTGTTGATGCGTAGTCTCAACGTTGCCCCGCAAATGGTCGGCTCACTTGGTACTATTTGGAAACGCAAACTAGCCGAACTTGAAGAAGCTGCTAAAGGCCAAGACAAACAACTAGCAGAAGGTTATGCTTTTTTAAGCAAGGTACAGCTTCGCAATGCTATCAAGTTTTGCGAAACTGTGGTTAATGACTGTGGCGCCTATGTGCAAATCAAGAAGGTTGAACGCAAACCTCGTGTGGCCAAAGCAGTGTCTCCTGAAAAGAAAGCAGCCAAGTTCAAGGTATGCATGGAGTTTGCAGATCTCAAGCTCAAAGGCTTGCCCGCGGCACAGCTGGTGGACAAGAGCGAAGCTTGGTTATACGATACCAAGAAGCGTAAACTGATACATCTGGTGGCAGACTCGCACACACTAAGTTTCACAATCAAAAGCAACTCAATCATTGGGTTTGGTGTTGCGGAGTCTTCGCAGAAAACTTTACGCAAGCCTGCAGATGTTCTCAAAGCCATTATGTCTAACGGCAAGCCTGCAACACGTAAAGTGTTCAAAGATCTAACCACAACTGAGACACCATTTAATGGTCGAGGCACTGAGAATTTAATAGTACTTAGAGTCTGGTAAATAGAAGTGGGCCACATGCCCACTTCTATATGCGTCATATTGGTAAAATTGAATTCTACATCACTAACGTTTGTAATTTAACTTGCGAACAATGCAATCGATACAACAACTACGATTTCCGCGGGTGGCAACGTTGGAGTGACCATCAGGCTGATCATATCGAATGGGCCAAACGGATCACACTAGATGGCCTTGTTATACTTGGTGGAGAACCTTTATTAAATCCCACAATTACTGATTGGGTACGCGGACTTAATCGTATATTTGGAAAGCCAGCTCAAATACTTTCAAACGGCACTCGATTAAACGCAGTGTCGGGTCTGTATGATGCCATGCATTTTGACATTGATGGTAGCTCTTTTAAAGAAAAAAACTGGATAGGTATCACAGCGCACCATATAGATGATATCCCTCAGCATATTGAAGCCATACATCAATTTCTTCAAGGGCCTGTAAAAGATATTTCAAGTCTTGACCCGTATGGCGCCAGATTGGTATTCATGGACAAGAACGAAACCATAGTACGCTTATGGTTAACTGATACTTTTAATACGTCTAACTTAAAACCAGCTCCAGTTAAAATAGTAGATCGGCGGGCGTCTACTACTGATCAACTTTCCTTGTATAATAATAATCCTGCAGAAGCTCATGCAGATTGTGGTTTTGCTATTTGGAAAAACTATCACATGATCCGTGGCCAATTGTACAAATGTGGACCAGTGGCCTTAATGCCAGAATTTGACAAACAATTTTCTTTAGTATTGTCCGACGAGGACCGTGCGCTATTAAACAGTTATCGGCCGCTGTCGCCTTGGGATACTGATCAATTTCATAATGAGTTTTTTGCTGAGCTTGATAACTATATTCCTCAATGTAAGTTTTGTCCAGTACATACTCAACGCAAATCTATTCCTATACGCCCTGTGACTAAAAAACATGGAAGTAATTCTGTATTTGATTGACATGTTTTTAGACAACTTCTATCAAACACACAATGGCGAAATATTTGTAAAAACTCAATGCATTTACCACGAACATGCATTGCATAATCTGTTGGCCAGCATGCTTGGACATCTAGGTTATTGCCAATTTGGTGAATTAAATCGGCAATGGGAACGAAATCGCAAGCAAGAATTTTATCAGGTGCGACGGGAAGCAGTAGTTAGTCTTGCTGATAGTTTTAGATTGTGTGGCAATAATACTCGTGATCCCGAGCAATGGTTTGGTAAAAATGCTGTGATAATCACTGACAATTATGCATTGTTTAAACCTGAATATACTATCTGTCAGACTCCTAGCAGCTATTTTGGAATTTTTAACTACGTCCCTAAAAATCAAAAATTTTGTCCTCAACGCCGATTTGGACTATCTGTAAATAGATTTGACAGATCACGGCAATTGATTCTCCTAGAATTACTTAATCAATCTGGAGGAATTGACACTGTACTGAACGAAGACTATGTTAATTTCAACGTTTGGGGTCCTGACAGTAATAACAACTCAATACTTGACATACGAAAGACTTTTGCTAATGCATGGGAAGCAAACTCAGTACTGGTGCCTGAATATCAATCCTACTATGATCAAGCATTTGGTGCAATACCTATTAGGAATCATGAGCTTACAGTAGAGCAGGCACATGTCAGTGCGTTTTTAACATTAGTAATAGAAACCTATGCTGATGATGTAGTAATTGCACTTAGTGAAAAAATATTTAGAGCGTTAGTTACCCCGGCACCCTGGACAGTGTACGCCGCCCCTAACACAGTGAATTATCTCAGATCCTTGGATTTTGATGTACTTGATGATCTAGTAGATCATTCGTATGACAGTGCTGTAAATACCTTTTCGTCTAATAGAAACGAAAAAATAATCAATTATATCACAAATGGCTTTGCTAACTATGACAATCTGCGTACACAGCCTATTGACCAGCTGACTGCTAGGTGCCAACGAGCAGCCGCACACAATCAAGGATTGTTGAACCGCATGCAACAACAATGGCCTGCAGATTTTGCAGCTTGGATACCTTCAGTAATAGCATTGCTCCAATAAATATAACACTGGAGTTCTTTATGAGTGAAAACACACTACCTGAATTAAAACAAAATTTGATAGAATATGTCAAACTTCAGCTGGGTGACCAAATCATTGATCTTGAACTTGATCCCAGCCATTATGAAGCAGCGTACCAAAAGACTATCGGTACTTACCGCCAACGGGCCAACAATGCCTACGAAGAAGCCTACATCTTTATGGAGCTGATTGATGATCTCAACATCTATACTCTGCCCCAAGAAGTTGCAAGTGTACGCCAGATTTTTCGACGAACATTTGGAAATGCCCAAGGTCCGTTTGCATCAAACTTTGATCCGTTTGCACAGGCCAGTATTAACGTTTACCTAATGAACTTTAACACAGCAGGTGGCCTGGCCACATATGACTTCTATGCACAATATGTAGAACTTGCTGCTAGAATGTTCGGTGGCTTTATGAACTACACATTCAATCCTGTAACCAAGAAGCTGCAACTGATTCGTGATCCCAAGGGTTCTGGCGAGAATGTACTACTCTGGACTTGGCAGCTTAAACCTGAAATTCAATTGCTCAGCGATCATCAAATTGGACAATGGATCAAGGATTATATGGTGGCCAACTCCAAGATGATCATTGGCGAAGCACGTGAAAAGTTTGCTACAATTGCTGGCCCACAAGGCGGCGGTAGCTTGAACGGTGCAGCAATGAAAGCTGAAGCCAAAGAAGCTATGGCAGATCTCATTGAGCAGCTCAAGAACTATGTGGATGCAAGTCAGCCGCTGACCTGGGTTATTGGCTAAACAGCCCTACACAAACATCAAAAAATCTGTTATACTATGGTATGGCAGACTTAATGATCGACTTAGAAGGACTTGCAACAGGTCCCGACACATGCATTTTAACTATTGCGGCTCAAAGCTTTGACCCGTTTGGACATGGCCATTCAGGCAAATCTTATTATGCCAGGGTAACTTTGGAAAGCCAGGAAAACAGATCAATTGATCAAGGCACAATTGATTGGTGGGCAACGCAACCGGCACATGCACGAGAAGAAGCATTTGCTGAGGAAGGACGCATACCATTAGATCAGGCACTAGACGAATTGGGCCGGCTGATTTGGCACTCCGGGCGCATCTGGGCGCAAGGTCCTACGTATGATATGAACATCCTGGAGCATGCTTACAAAAGCTACAACAAACCCCTGCCTTGGAAATACTTTCAAGTATGCGATAGTCGTACACTGTTTAGATTGTGGCCTGATCAACCTATTCCCCCTACCAGCCACCATGCGCTAGAAGACTGCCGCAGGCAAATTGGCATGTTGCAAAATACACTAAAACACCTTAACGTAACTGTACTCAAATGAACATCTTTGAAACTCATAAACCATCTGTACAAAAGCCTGAACTACCTAAATTGCTAGTTATTGGCAATGCACGCCACGGCAAAGACACAGTATGTGACATTCTCAAACAAGAGTTTGGCTACAACTTTAGATCCAGTTCGGACTTTTGTGCTGAAAAGTTTATCTATTCAGAGCTAAAAGACCGGTACGGGTACACCACTTACGAGCAGTGTTTTGAGGATAGACACAATCATCGTGCTGAATGGTACGACATGATTCATGCTTATTGTAAAGATGACTATGCCAGGCTTGGCCGGGAAATTTTTGCTGAAAACGAAATCTATTGCGGGCTTCGTAACAAAGCAGAGTTCCATGCCATGAAAAACACCAGTGTGTTTGACTATACTATTTGGGTAGATCGTAGTGATCATTTGCCCCAAGAAGACAAAAGCAGCATGAACTTGGAAATCTGGATGGCTGATTATGTGATTGACAACAACGGTACCCTAGCAGATTTGCAGCGCAATACTCGTGAGCTAATCACACGTCTGGTTGTAGGTCACCAGATCGCCACACCGAGTCAGATTTCGCTAGATCAACTTCGCAATTACGGCACACAGTTTTAAGATTCTTGGGCTCACAATGAGTGAGATTTCCGTCCATATGATACACTAGGGTTTGCGCCGAATATCGTGCTCTAAAGCTACATCGATCACAAATCATTTTCTTTTTATACCCAGCTGACTCCCAACTGGGTTTTCTTTTGGGCAAGTTTTTACCTTTGCGTATACAGTTCTCGCAGCGGCTGCGATAATGCACAACATCGTCACGACGATAGTTTATAGCGCATGGGCGCTGACTACAAACAGTACAAAGAGGTCTTTTCATGCAGTATTTATAGGTGGACCTTTGCAAAGGGCAGTGTAGACGGCTGTTTTTTCAATATACCTATAAATATCTGTAACTTAAAAGGAACCCACTATGGCTCTAGTATCACCCGGCGTAGAAGTAACAGTAATTGACGAGAGTCAATACATCCCTTCAGCAGTCAACACAGTACCTTACTTTGTTGTTGCTACTGCACAGAACAAAGTATCCAGTGACGGCTTGACCGTTGCAGCAGGAACTCTTGCAGCAAACGCTAACAAAACATATCTCATTACCAGTCAGCGCGATCTGGCTGCAACCTTTGGTGTACCGTTCTTCTACAACACTACTACAGGCACTCCAATCAACGGTTACGAACTCAACGAGTACGGCTTGTTGGCTGCATACTCTGCTTTGGGCGTTACTAACCGCGCTTATGTTCAACGTGTGGACGTCAATCTGACAGAACTTACTGCCAGCCTGAGTCGTCCAGTTGGCACACCAAACAATGGTACTTACTGGGTTGATGCATTGACATCAACTTGGGGTATCTTTGAATGGAATCAAACAACCAACACATTTACAAACAAAGTGCCAATGGTAATTACTAGTGCCGCCGATGTTGAAGGCGGTGATGGGTCTAATCCTATTGCTGACAACGCACCAATTAGCTCGATTGGTAGTATTGGCGATTATGCGATTACCGCAGTAGATGTTCAGATTTTTGGTTACTACAAGCGTTATGATAACGTTTGGGTTCAGGTTGGCGGAAATGAGTGGAAAAACGCTTGGCCAACAATAACAAGCACCAACGCTCCGACTACTCTGACAGTAGGCAACAATATGTTCATCAATGGTACATTGGTAGCCGTTGATGCCACCAATACCGTTGCCGGATTTGTTAGTGTGATCAATAATGCTGCAATTACCGGAGTAACTGCTCGATCAGTTAGTGGTAAATTGGCCCTGTACGCAGACGCTTTTGCTTCGAGTGATGGAAGTTCTTTAGTTTTTAACGGATTAATTCATATTATTCCAGGACCCAACGGCGGCGCAACATTGTTTACAGCACTTGGTCTGACAGAAAATACCTATGCCGCCCCTGAATATTTCCCAGGCTACAGCTATCAAAGCCCACGTTGGAGAACCACAGACGGTGCAAATTCTCGTCCTACAGGATCTGTATGGCAAAACTTGAGCACTGCAAACAACGGCCTGGATATCAGTGTCAAGCAATACAGTACTGCTCTGGGTGTGTTTATTGAACAAAACTGTCCAGCATACGCTCTTGATCGCAATGCAATGCTGGGACTTGACAGCACAGGCGGCGGCAAAAATATTCCGGTGGGATCTACCTACGTTTCGTATGATACAGTGAGTTATTTGACAAATCCTATATCAAATACATTTGCCATGGAAATCTTTGAACGGTTTGCCATTGGTGCATTAGAAGTTACTGGCGATACTGTGGTCAGTACTGGTACTCCGTTTACCCCAGCTAATGCCTTTGCTATTACTGGTACCGCTGCCGGACAAGATACTACTAATTCTGGAACCGCAACAATTGGCGGAACAGGAACAGCAGCGGACTTTGTTGCCGCAGTTAGTTCGGCCAATGTTCCCTACGTATCTGCAACAGTTAACAGTGCCGGTAAAATTGTGTTTACGCACAGCCAAGGTGGTACAATTACATTACAGAACCAAGGCGGCGGCACCGCAGTAACTGCTGCAGGTTTTACAGTAAATACTAGCAAATGTCGTCAAGCTTCGACAGTTGCAACGGTATTGGTATTGAGCAATTGGGTAACAACTCCATTGTTTACCTACACCGCTAGTGCAACTGCGCCAGATCAGGATCCAGCAGATGGTCGCCTGTGGTATTATAGCAGCGTGACTGATCTGGATATCATGATCCAGGACAACGGCACATGGCAAGGTTATCAAAACGTTACCAATGATGTTCGTGGTTTTGATCTAAGCTTGACTAATGCAACTGGTCCTATTGTTGCTGCAACAGCACCATTGACACAAAATGACACTGCAGAAAGTCCTTTGCAGCAAGGCGACTTGTGGCTGGACTCCAGTGACTTAGAAAACTATCCAGTGATCTATCGTTGGGAATTAGTAAGTGGACAACAACAATGGATATTGATCGACGACACTGATCAAGTTACTGAAAATGGTGTGTTGTTTGCAGACGCACGCTGGGCTCCTAATGGAACAACTGATCCAGTATCAGCAGCTTTCCCAACTATTGAAAGCTTGCTAACCAGCGATTATTTGGACCTTGATGCTCCAAACCCAGCATTGTACCCACAAGGTATGTTGTTGTTTAACACACGCCGTAGCGGATATAACGTCAAGAGTTTCCAGAGCAACTACTTTAATGCTACTAGCTATCCTGATGATGTGTTACCAGTTGTGCAGTCTACTTGGCTCAGCGCTAGCGGTAATCGCGACAACGGTGCTATGTGGGGCGGTCGCCTTGCACAGCGTCAATTGATTGTTAAAGCACTCAAAGCTGGCATTGATACTAGCATTGCAGCACGTGAAGAACAAAATCAGTTCAACATTATTGCTGCTCCGGCATATCCTGAATTGACACCCAACATGATTGCACTCAGCAACGAGCGCAACAACACATTGTTTGTGGTGGCTGATACACCAATGCGTTTGCCACAAGCAGGTAACGATTTGGTAGCTTGGGCAACCAACAACAACGGACTTGGCCTAGCAACTGAAGATGGCAATTTTGCAACCAGTAACTATGCTGCGGCATTCTATCCAAGTTGTCAGACTACTGACCTAAGTGGTAACTCAGTTGTGGCTCCTCCAAGTCACATGATGGTTCGTACTATTCTGCGCAGTGATGCTGTGAGCTATCCATGGTTAGCGCCAGCTGGTACACGCCGTGGTGTAGTTGATAACGCTACTGCAATTGGTTATATTGATGCAGCAACTGGTGAATTCCAGAGCATCAACGTGAGCCAAAGTATTCGTGATATCTTGTACGAACGTAACATCAACCCAATCACCTTTATTCCAGGTGTGGGTATTGTGAACTTTGGTAACAAGACCACGACTACTACTACTACTGCGTTGGATCGTATCAACGTGGCACGACTGGTTGCGTTCCTGCGTGGACGTCTGGAAGAAGTTGGCAAGTTGTACTTGTTTGAACCCAACGATCAGATCACACGTAATGAAATCACCAACACTTGCAACAGTTTGATGATTGACTTGATTGCTAAACGTGCTATCTATGACTACTTGGTAGTTTGCGACTTGAGCAACAACACACCGGCACGTATCGATAGAAACGAACTATGGGTCGACATTGCTATTGAACCAGTCAAGGCTGTGGAATTCATCTACATTCCATTGCGCATCAAGAATACTGGTGAGATCTCTGGGCTAGCCGCTTGATGAAACAAGGGGTCAAAATACTGACCCCCGTTTCAGGTAAATAAACATATAGGAGATACACAAATGGCAGTTTCATCACTACAACGCATGACAGTACCCTTGGCGAGCGATCAAAGCGCATCGACCCAAGGCTTGTTGATGCCAAAACTCAAATATCGCTTTAGAGTGATGTTTGAAAATATTGGGGTTTCAAAGCCCACTACAGAATTGACCAAACAAGTTGTCAGCATTGGACGTCCAAATTTGACATTTGAAGAAATCACATTGCCGGTTTACAACTCAACATTGAAGTTGGCAGGCCGTCATTCTTGGGCTGACATCACTTGCTCAGTACGCGACGATGCCTCGGGATCTGTTGCCAAGCTGATTGGCGAGCAGTTGCAAAAGCAAATGGACTTCTTGGAAATGGCTTCTGCCAGTTCGGGCATTGACTACAAGTTTTTGACCAAAATTGAAATTCTAGACGGCGGCAACGGGGCTACTACACCGGTAGTGCTAGAAGCTTGGGACCTGTACGGATGCTACATCAAAGGCGCCAACTATGGTGACTTGAACTATGGCACAAACGAAGCAGCTACAGTGGAAATGACTATTGCATATGACAATGCAAGCCAGAGTCCAGTGGGTGTTGGTGTTGGAGTCAGCGTGGGTCGTACAGTAGCAGGTGCTGTAACAGGCGCAGGCTCCGGCCAGTAAAGGTAGGCAGTAATGCCAACTTTTGGTCAGGACTTCCTCAAAGGATTCACTACCTCTGAATACTTGCGTGATTACACTCACGCAAGTAAGACGTTTACATCAAACGCATACGAACTTAAACCTCGGTTCAAGTTCCTTTTTCACGTGAGCTTCACACTCAACTATAAAGATATTCCAGGATTGTCAGCCTCCATGGGACAAGATGATATCACCAACTTGAGTTATCTTGTTAAAACTGTGGACTTGCCCAAGTATAGCATCGACACACATACACTGAACCAGTACAACCGCAAGCGTGTGGTGCAGACAAAGATCAACTATGATCCTGTTACTATTGCGTTTCACGATGACGGTGGCGATGTCATGCGAAACATGTGGTACAATTATTACAGCTACTACTACAAAGATCCAACACAGCAGTATCTAGCTCCTAACAACAACAACGGAAGCCAAGGTGCTAGCCAAAACCAAACAACTGGATTTGCGTACACCGCTAGAGATATCTACAATGATGAGCGTACTGGCAATGTCAGCGACTGGGGCATGATTGGCGAAAGCGGCGGCGATGGTAACACTGGTAAATTTAATGCTAGCGGTAAGCCGCCATTCTTTCGTGACATCACAATCTACGGCATGGATCAACATAAGTTTGCACAATACGTGCTGATCAACCCGCTGATCACAAACTTCAGTCATGATCAGTACAGCTACAGCGAAGGCGGTGGCACAATGACCAACTCAATGACACTGGCTTACGAAACTGTCAAGTACTACACTGGTGCAGTTGGAAATCAACGCCCTGACACTAACGTGGTAGGTTTTGCTGATCCTGCTCATTATGATACTACGCTGAGTCCTATTTCGCGCCCAGGCAGCAATTCCACAATCATGGGCCAAGGCGGATTGTTGGACGCAGGTGCGGGTATTTTGCAAGACTTACAAAGTGGTGGCCTGTTGGGCGCAATTGGCGCCGTACAAAAAGCTGGTGCAGTGAAGAATACATTCAAAGGCAAGAACCTGGCCAGCATTGCCAAAAGCGAAACAGTTGCTCTTGGTACACAAGTTGTGATAGGTTCTATCCCTGGTGCAGTTAGATCTTTACCAGGACGCGGTAACGGTGCATATTTCCCAACCCTTCAAAGTCCAAAAACTAATTAAGTTATGAGCAGCATAAACTACACCAATCCCAATCTTGACCTTACGGTAAGAGTATTTGACAGCTTCTACGAGTATGATGTCAATGTCCCTGCCAATGAGTATGACATTGTTTATAGCTATTTCAAATCAGTAATGACCACTCCATCAGCTGCTGGTAATTTTACCGTGAGTTTATTTCGTGTGGCCCAAGAAACTGGAATACCAGCCTTGACATTGTTGCAATCGTTTGAAGGCCAACAGGGAATCAATCTCAATGTGAACTTGGCCTATTATCTCAACAGCATTAGGAACAATGCCACGTTATTGGGAGTCGGAGTGCCTTATACTCCCAATTACTATGCTGCTAGAAACGTAGTACAATGAGCAACTGGGCTCAAGGACAATACGTTGTTCAAAACCCTCAAAAGTATGTGGGCACAAGAGCTCCTAGATACAGATCAGGCTGGGAACTCAGCTTTATGAGATTTTGTGATTCCAATGATAGTATCTTGCAATGGGCGTCAGAGTCTATTCAAATTCCATATCGTCATCCCTTGACTGGCAAACAGACCATATACGTGCCTGATTTTTTGATCACATATAGAACCAAAAACAATACCATGCGTGCCGAGCTGATCGAAATCAAGCCCAAAGGCCAAAGTGTAATTTTGGAAAAAATGAAAAGTCGAGAACGTGCTGTGGTTGCGATCAACTATGCCAAATGGGCAGCAGCACAAAAATGGTGTCAACGGCAAGGCATACATTTCAGGGTCATAACCGAGGATCAAATGTTCCACAACGGTCGACCTTGACACCATAAATATGGCATGACTCGTAAACTAGAACAACTGTTTGATCTTCCACATACTCAGGAAGAAGTTGATATTGCCCACCCCAATCTTCCTACAAATCGCGAAACTCTTGCAGCAATTGACCTTGCTATCGACAAGATTGACCATGCACTTCCTGCTGTGCGCGGCCTAGAATCTACAGACACTGAAATGGATGAGCTAGCTGGTCTAGCAACCAGCAGCTACAAGGATCTAATGGATCTCGGCATGCAAGTGGACAGTCGTTTTGCTAGCGAAATCTTTAGTGTTGCTAGCAACATGTTAGGCCATGCTATCACAGCAAAAACGGCCAAGCTGGACAAAAAGCTCAAGATGATTGATTTGCAAATGAAAAAAATGCGACTAGATCAACAACAAGCTGCAATAGATGCCAAAGCAGAACCTGAAGAAGGCGCTGTACAACAAGGCACAGGCATGGTTCTAAGTCGCAATGATCTTTTGCAACGTATTATTGACGGTAACAAGCAAAACGACACAAAAGAATAAATATACAACAGGATATCCAACATGAAACCATTTGCCAAATACCTAGCTGAAAGCGAACGTACATACAACTACCGTATTAAAGTAGTTGGAGATGTGCCCGCTGGATTCTTCAAAGCGCTAAAAGACAAGATGTCGCAGTTTGACATTGTCAAAATGAGTGATGCTAAAACTACTCCGGTGCGCAAAGTCATTCCCGACTTTCCAGCTTTTCCCAATCAAAGCATGAACATAGCAGACGTTGAGCTTCGCTATCCAGCCGTGGAACCACAGATCAAACAACTAGCGCAATTGATAGGCATCGACCCCAATCGAATTATCATGGCAACTATTCCCTATGAAGAAAGTCTTGATGACGAAAGCACCAAGATTACGGATGAGAACAAAGATTTGTTGAAAGACACAAACTATCCTGCCCCCGATGCCAAGCAAAAGGGACTGAGCAAAGATTATTCAGCAGAACCACACAATCATGTGGTGCTGAAAAATGCATACCGAAGTGATTTCACTGTGGCTGGCGGTAAGACTCCAGCAGCTAAAACTACAAATGATCTGCCAATGGGAAGCAAAAGCCCAATGACCAGTATCAAGCGTCCCGCAAAGCCAGCCACTGGCGCAAACCCTAGAGGATAAACCAAATGACATTTTTCTATAACTTAAACCAAAAGCTGGATAGTATTCGCGAGAAGCCGGCAACTACACACAAACAGCTTACCGAGCGTGCCAACAAATCAGTTGAAGAAGGCCTTGGCGACATGGCTCGCAAAGTTGGCGGCGCCGCAAAGCGAGTAGCTGGCAAAGCTCTTGATACCATGGGTCATGGTAGCGATGCTGACATGATTCGTGACTTGCAAAAGAAAATGGGCGTGCCACAAACTGGCCAGAAGCCAGGTAGCGAGCCAAATCCCAAAGTTGTTAAAGAAAAAATGAGTCCTGGCAAGGCCAAGAGCTTTGCTGCTCTGGCTCCTCCTACAGACAAAATCACTTTCGCTGACAAAATTGCCGGTGCCAAGAAAGAAGTTGACGAAATGCTAGGCGACGTTGCTGCTGATGCAATGAAGAAAGCACTAGGCGGCGGCAAAGGCCGCAATGCTGAAATGGAAGAAGCCAGCGACGACAATGCATTTACTGCACACAAGCGTCCCCGAATAGAAAAGCCAGCTGTGGGCACAATCACTCATGGTCGCAAACATGATGTAGAAGAAATCCCTGGTGGTCGTAGAGTTACTCGTAGAGTTGATCCGAGTGGTATCAGTGTTGGTGCCGACGACGAAACAGCACAAAGCGGTGAAAAGCGCAAAGCTGGCCGGCCAAAGAAAGCCGGGGGCCCTGCACAAGAACGTATAACTGCCAAGAGCCGTAAAGTTGATCGTACCACATTCCAAAGCAAGAAAAAAACTAATGAAGACGACGACGAGTCGTCAGAATTGCAAGCCGCTATGGCCATGCTAAAGAAAGCTGGTTACAAGATCAGCAAGTCTAATGATGGAACAGAACAAGTGGATGAAAAAGCTGTAAGCAAAAAGCAACAAAAGTTCATGGGCATGGTCCATGCTGCACAAAAAGGTGAAAAGCCTGCCAGCAAAGAAGTTGCTAAAGTAGCTAAAGAAATGCCCAAAAAAGCAGCCAAAGACTTTGCTAGCACCAAGCACAAAGGCCTGCCAGAAAAAGCCAAATCAGACAGCACTCCAAAGAAAAAAGAAAAAACTGAAGAAGCTGGCGGTTCAGGAACGCCAACTGCCAGCAGTGGCTTCAGCTACGGCAAAGGTATCTATGATAGCCTGAATCGCGACTTGGAAAACATGATCAAAGAAAACATGCAAGACCTGCGCGAAAGCATGAGCATGAACATGAGCATGAATGATGATGCTCACGGTGGTCCGGGCAAGAGCTTGACAGTTACAGCTACTGATGAAGATGCAGTGTACCTGGGTAAACTGTTGAAGATGGCAGGCCTTGGTCAAGGTGACTCGGGCAGCAGTTGCGGTTGCGGCCAAGCTGATTGCAGTTGCGGCCAAGAAGAAGAAATGGAAGAAGCATACGGTGATACCAACGCTACTCCAAACTCTCCTGATTATCCAACCAATACTGAAACCAGCAGCGATCCGTTTCAGTACAGTGGTGGCCTGAACAAGCCAAAGTCGACTGGTCAAACCACAGTTCCTGTTATCGCTAGCCAAGACGAGCGTCAAGAAAGCTATGCCGAAGAAGAAGAAGATGCTATCAAGCGCATGATGGAAATGGCTGGCCTGTCAGAGACCAAGGGCAAAAAGCCTGACTTCTTGGACTTGGACAAAGACGGTGACAAAGCAGAGCCGTTCAAGAAAGCTGTCAAGGACAAAGAAGAAGTTGACGAAAGCATTTTTGCAATGACTGCAAAACTGTGGAAAACATACAAAGGTTAATCATGTCATACAAGCCCTACAACGAAAACTTAACTACTCCTACTCAGCAGAACCCACATAGTCCTGCTAGTTCAGGATACCGTCAACAACCGGTAGAGCTGCCTGGCGTGCTAGATCAAACACGTCAGTTGTTTCAACCAGTTATTGCTATTCCACCTGAAGGCAACAAGTAATGTCACAAGCAAATGTCTATAGTGCTGCATCAGCGCAGGCCTGGTATACAGACAAGGCTAGAATCAGTACCGGTACTAATACTGTTACGTTTCAAGTTGAAGCTGTCCAGTTAACATACAAAACTACCAATGGCAATGTTGCCAATGCAGGCACTGTAGTTGGTAATATCTACAGCAATGCTGTGGTGGTACCAGCCAACTCCAGCCGCGATATCTATGTTGGTGTTGGTAATAAACTCACAATTGTTGGCGGCAATGCTACTATTCAAGAACTTGGTACAGCCAGTTCTGCTCAAGCTGGTTCAAATGGCGTGGGCAATGGCTAATGAGAGCACGTGAGTTTATTGCTGAACGAGATGGAAAAATAGGCACACGCAAGCAAGCCGCTACAGTGGGCCTAAACACGTTTGGTGATTCTGAACGCACCAACAGCGATTATACTCTCAATCGTGTAATGATGGCAGTGGCCTGTGCTGATGGATCAACTGATACTATAGATATGGATGCCAAAAGCTGGATAGGTAAGAAGCGTGCAGCTTTCCCTTATACTCGAGTTGAACAAGACATGCTCAAGCAAGCCTACAAGGCCGCAGGCGCTGATTACGATGACTTGAACAATGGCGATCTTGACTCAGAAGAACATCCTGCAGTGAACACTGCTAGCCCAGTCAAGGGATTTAAAGGATACTGATGCGAGCACGCGAATTCATTCGCGAACAACGCGAACTGCCTGATGAAACCAAAGAGCCCATGCGTTATACGTACACGTTGCCAGGCCTAAGTTCATCAGATCCTTACAAGTCATATCGTATGGGCGTAGCTATTGCACGAGCCCGAAGTGAATATCGCAAAGATGACATAAACCCACACATGCCTGAATGGACCGCCGAAACTGCTTTTGGCGAACATGCAGTTGTTGCAGGTTTTAATTCAGGCATTGCTCAAGTAATTGATGCAGCCCTGGCAATGACCAATACGCCTGGTGGCAAAAAATTGGTTAGTACACCAGCAAGTGACGAGCCCAGTTTTGTGATAACACAAAGCCCTGTCATTGCATTCAAGGGTTATGGTAAATAATCCAAAGGAAGAATATATGAAAATTTCTGAACTACTCCGATCACTAGTAGACATGGTCGATCGTGCTGAACTGGTACACGAAGTGCCTCGTGCCCGCAACGACCTGGGAAATTTTAGCAATCCTGAAGAAATTAAAGTTAGTAATAACACAGAAGATCCCGAAGATTTGTTTCTACCGCCATTGCAAATGAAAATGGAATTGTTGAAAAAAGCTGTGGGTGTGGAAAATGTCTATGATGACGGGTCGGACGCCGACCGGGAAGAATCAGGCGAAGTGGGCAGTCCTGAAACGCAAAAAGATTCTGGCTTTGAATCAGAGTTAGCAAAAATGAAAAAGGCAGCAGGTCTTAACGCAGTAGTAGTTGCTGAATTAGACGACGACGAACCGCTGGAAAGTTAAGGAGTCTGCAATGAGTTTCATTCAGAATCTTTTTACCAGCAGAGACAACAGTGCCAATACAGAAACGTATGTAGGGCAACAAGGCCGTATTTGGTGGAATCCCGACACCAATGCATTTTACTACAGTGATGGCTCTACACCAGGCGGCGTAGTGATCACTGGCGGATCATCGGGCAACGGCGTGCCTGGTGGTACAACCAACAGTGTGCAATACAATGCCGGCGGCGGCACGTTTGGCGGATCCAGTGCATTCACATATAGTGGCACCACACTAACTATTACTGGCAATGTTGCACCTGGCAACATACTGACCAACAACTATCTTTATGCCAATGGAGTGTCAATTTTTGGCAATACTCCGTTTGCGGGCAACACAACTTTCGCCAACATCAGTGTAACCGGAACTGCCAATCTTGGCAATTTCACAATTAATGATCAAACATTGTCTGGCACCGTAAGTGGTCGTGACGTGACCATTGCAACAGTAGGCACGGCCAACGTTGAAATACTGGGCGCATTTCATGTACACAGTGCTGGAAATGTTGAATCTGATCCAGAATTTGTAATAGCTCAAGACGGCCAAGCAACGTTTTTTGTTCCAGTAATAGACAGCTCGGCTGGCGCAGTTGAAATCATTGGCTCAACCAGTGGTGTTGTGGTGCCCTTGGGCAACCCTGGTGGGATGTTGCATGTTACTGGACAAAACAACGAGGCCAGTAGAGTATACAATGATGGTGTCAACAACTATCCAGTGTACATAGGGCGCCGTTTCAACGGTACTTCGGCAGCACCTACTGGAGTACTAGGCGGCCAAACTATTAATCGAATAGCTGCAAATCCTTATCTTACTGATACTGCTGGGTTTCCTACTCTTGGTACAGCACGAATTGATTTTGTGGCCACTCAGGATCAAACCACCACAGCTCAAGGCAGTCGTATTGTTCTGAGTGTGACACCCACAGGATCCAATGTTCAAGCAACTGTAGCCAGTTTTGACACCAGTGGTATCGAGCTGACTGGTAATTTGTTGCCGCTTACAGACAATATCTACAGCTTGGGCAATGTATCTCGACGCTGGATTGGTGCATACTTTGGCAACGCTGGTATTTACATTCAAGATGAAACACTGGGAACCACTGGGTCCTTGAGTCTAGACAACGGCATCATGCTCATGGATGGCAATATTGATGGCCTGCAGATTGGCTCGGGAAATTCTATACAGTTGACCACAGATGGTATCACAGTTTCTAACTCGGCTCTAGACATCAATCTCGGCACAGTCGGCGACACAGGCAACACACACATACTCAATGCTGGTATTAAATTTACCGATGGCACAGTTCAGAGCACCGCAGCTATTCCCCTGATCCAGAAAGGTGCTGCACTTGGTGTGGTGCCGCTGAATGCAGCAACCAAGATTGATTCAATCTATTTGCCATCGGGTGGCCCTGTTTATAAAGGCACCTGGAATGCTCTTACCAATACCCCTACCTTGGCAGATGGAACAGGTACAGCTGGTGATTTGTATATTGTATCAGTGGCTGGCACACAAAATCTTGGCAGCGGCTCAATTACATTTGCCATCGGTGACGAAGTAGTATACAACGGCACAATCTGGCAGCGAGTAGCTGCTGGTGCTATAGGAGTAACCAGTTTCAACACTCGCACAGGAGCAGTAACGCTGACCAGTGCGGATGTAACTACTGCACTCAGCAACGGTGCAATTGTCAACAGCAAACTGGCCAACTCAAATGTCACAATCAACACTGGCATAGGCCTGGCGGGTGGCGGCACAGTTGCACTAGGTGGTACACTGACTCTGACTGCTACAGGAATTTTGAATGTACTAGGCGGCACCGGAGTTACTGTAACCACTGCTGACAACAATGCCACAGTCAGTATTGGCCAGCCTGTGGGCACATCCAACTCAGTGTCATTCTTGTCAGTGACATCAAACACCACAGTACAAGCAACTGGCAACATCACAGGTGGTAATATTGCCACAGCTGGTCGAATTGTGGCCACTGGTAATGTCAATGCCAACAACTTTATCACCTCCACTGGCACCGTAGTCAACAATGGTTTGTTCACAACTGCCAACGTGGTTGGTGGCAATTTAGCAATCACTGGTGTAGCATCAGTGACTGGCAATATCACAGGTGGCAACATCAACACAGTTGGCAGAGTGTCAGTAACTGGTAATGTGATTGGCGGAAACTTGGTGGGACAAAATCTCACACCCACTAGAGTCACTTTTGTAGGGTCAGGCAAAGAAATTGACGATGACGCAGAATTTACCTATGATGATGTGACCAACACTTTGAGTGTGGGCAACATATCTGCCACGGGCAATGTTACTGCTGCTTATTTCTTGGGCAACGGAACTCAACTGACTGGTGTGTCTACCCTGGGATTTAGCACAGTCAGTGCCAATGGCACTAGCTTGGTGGCAGATTCTGCTGCCGACACACTGACATTTGCATCTGGCAACAACTTGGTATTAACTGGCAACGCTACCACAGACACTGCTACATTTGCCGTCAGTGATTCTCCAACATTTATCGGCAATGTTACTGCTGCTTATTTTATTGGTAACGGTTCGGCACTGACCAGTGTGGTTGGTGGCAGCAAATACTTTGGCAGTTTCCTTAGCAGTACCACACAAACCAATACTGTGCCAGGCAATGCCTTGCCCATGACACTGGACACTGCTGACAGCTGGAACAATGGTGTAAGTCTTGGCGGACCTGCACCAAACAGTCATGTTGTTATGGCCAATCCTGGCATTTACAATATTCAGTTTTCAGCTCAGTTGGACAAGACTGATGCTGGAACAGACGTAATAGATATCTGGCTCAGTCAAGATGGTGTAAATGTTCCCAATACCAATACCACAGTAACATTAACTGGCAACGACAACAAGGTGGTAGCCGCCTGGAACTTTTTAGTACAAACCACAACAGCCAACAGTTACGTGCAGTTGTATTGGACCAGTATTGATGCTCAGTTGCGTATACTTGCGCAAGGCACTCAGATCAATCCAACCCGACCAGCAACTCCTGCATTGATAGTCACAGTTACACAGGCCTAATATGAAAAAACTACTTTTACTCTTGCTTGCGGTGCCATTCCTGGCATTCGCACAACCCAAACAAAAACCTGGCGTTACGTATGACGCTGTAATCACCAGAGTGATTGACGGAGACACAGTAGGCATCGCTGCCACTTGGTTGCCGGCTCCGCTCAAACCAGAACTCAGCATCCGAGTGTTTGGAGTTGACACCCCCGAAAAAGGGTTTAGAGCACAGTGCCCAAGTGAAGCAGCACGTGGCGAAGCAGCCAGTGCATTTACCAAGGCGCAAATCAACGCTGCTACCAAACGTCAAATTGTGCTCATGGACTGGGACAAGTACGGTGGCCGCGTGTTAGGTGACATACTACTCAATGGTGTTAGCTTACGGCAGCAATTAATTGCCAATGGATTTGCCCGTGAATACTACGGCGAAGCAAAGACTTCCTGGTGTAACTGATTTACTCGTCGTTGACTGATAGATAAGTAAACACATGCGGGCAAAAGAATTTTTACTAGAAGGCGAAGGGATTACAATCAATATCCCTATCACAATTACCATTCCAAGCGATGGCAAGGGTCTTACCATTGGAGCAAATGGGCAAAATCATACCATTGCTATGCCCAAGAGTGATGAGTTGCCCGAATCGCCTGTGTTTGTGAGTCCTTTGCAACAAGAACTTGAGCTTAAAAAGCAACAAGGCGGCAAAGGCAGCAAGATTATTAATCAAATTCTCAGAGATGACGGGGCTGATAGTGAGCTCAGTAACAGCGGTGAGTATTTTGATGATGAGCCTGAGTCAAAACAAAAGAAAAAACTCGTAAAAGAAAAAAGCATCTACAGTTTAGCTGAAGGTGCAGATCTTGATGATCTTATAGCCGCATTTGAGAACCAACAAAAAGAGGCTACGGACCGTGGCTCTTTATAAGATATCATCCAGCCGTGTAAACAACATTGAGGCTAGTGAATACACAGGATCTGTGGTTGAGCAAGGTCTAATCTGGTACGATCCCGATTCAGGCATTCTGCGACTTTACAACAGTGAAGTTGGTGGCTACATTATTTCAAGTGGCAACGGTAGTCCAACAAATCAAATTTCCAACGGTGACAGCAACGTAGTAGTCAACAGCAATGGTTACGTGACTATTTCAGTCAACGGCGTTGCAAACGTGGCAGTATTTGAAGGTCCGCAAGCTATTTTTGACAGTGTGCAATCAACTGGCAATATCAGCACTGATGGGTATTTTATTGGCGATGGTAGTTTGCTTACCGACATACAAATGTCTGGAGTATTTGGCTTAGTTATTGATGGGGGTAATGCTGCTGCGGCCAGCACTGATTTTATCATCGACGGAGGCGTCGCATGAGCGTGGGAAATGCTGGTGCAACTATCAAACTCAGACGTGACATTGCATCCACATGGACTGCTGCAAATCCTGTCTTGTCAGCTGGCGAACCAGGTCTGGAAACTGATACTAGGTTAATCAAATACGGTGACGGGATAACACCCTGGAACGACCTAGAATATTCAGCAGTTGCCCCAACTGCGGTCGCAGCACCGGTGAGTAATTTTCCTCCCGCCGACTCAGTACCAGGCATGTTGTGGTTTGACAATGCAATGGATCAAATGAAAGTTTACAACGAGTCATCTGACTCCTGGGTGGCACTTGCGCCCAAAAGTATTAGATACTCATTTAGCGAATCCAGTAACTGGCTGGTAGAACACAATAGAAATACCACAGCATACACAGTTACGCTAACTGATTCTGATGGTGACATGTTTTATGCCAAAATTCGTATAATTGATAATAACAGCTTTTCGATTGTGATGACTTCGGCAGTAAGTGGTGTAGCAGACGTTACCTTCGTATAACAAAATACAACAACATGATTATACAAATCTCAAAACGTGAGTTGCATCTTGCTGCGTTTATTAAACATCACGGAGCAAGCCTTCTTGACTACAAGTCAGGGCAATTTATATTTGAAAGTGAATTGACAGAAGTAGAGCTGCGGGTGCTGCACAGCAAGTCAGAAGCACTCAAAGTGGACAGGGAATTGTTTACTCTCAAGGCATTTTTTGTTAGAGAGTAATTATCTACATCGATATTTTTTAATGATTTCGTTATAAGTAATTTGAACACGAGAAGAGACACCGAAGAGCATATCTATAGTATAGAAATATACTAGCATAATTTTGGCCGTGCCAAAATTATATACTCATTTTTGAAAATAACGAAAGAATAACGATGGCTACAACATCTAATTTTATTAAATTCCATGGCATTACCATGGCAAACAACAGCTGGATTGAGAACCTTTACGTCGAACGGCTAACTGCTGATCCAATCCCGGCGCAACCAGGCCGCATCTGGATGAACACCACAACCAAGAGAATGAAATTCTCTTCCCTGAATGATGCAGGCGCAGTGGTTGTATATGACTTCGCAATTCCTGCAGACTTTGCAGACACACTGCAAACTGCAAAGGACTACACTGATCAAGAAGTTGCAGCACTGGTTGCAAGTGCTCCTGACCTGTTGAACACACTGAAAGAGTTGGCTGACGCAATCCAAGGTGATGCAAACTTTGCAACAACTGTTGCAACATCAATTGCAACAAAATTATCAAAGAGTGGCGACACTATGTCGGGCTTGTTGACATTGAGTGGAGCCCCACAAGATGCCTTACATGCAACTACTAAATTGTATGTTGATGGTTTAATCGACGAACAGATGATTTACAGTACAGATGATGTACCAGAAGGTGTATTAAATTCATACTACCATACTGCACTTGTTCAAGCCGATATTGGTTTAACAAGCGACAACACCGCAGTATTAAGTTACGCAAACGGACAATTTACTTACAATCACCCAGGTAGTGATGATATCTTAGAAGGCCAGACTAACCAATACTTCACAACTGCTCGCGTTCGAGACTCGATTAGCGTAGCTGGTGGCAGTTCTGGTAGTACACCAACTACTGTAACATACCGTACGTCGATGATGGAGTTCACGAACTTTGATTACAATACAATGGGTGCTGCTCCTAAAATTGTTATCAGTAATGCATCAATGGGCCTACTAGCTGCACTACAAGCTGGTTCAATTGCTGTTGGTTCCACGCTCACTGTACCTAGTATGATGGGCGGAAATACTGTGTTCACAGTAACTGGCGCCTGGAACAGTGCAGAAAAAGATGCTTGGTCTGCTGACGTAACTAAAGTTTCTGGTTCAAACCCAATGAGTGTTTCTTCATTCAGCGTTTCAACTGGTTCAAGTGGTTCAGGCTCTAGCTTATTAAGCTACAGCAGCTCGACTGGTGAATTTACATTCACTACTCCGGACACTGATGAGATCGCCGAAGGTACTAACCAGTACTTTACAACAACTCGTGCTCGTGCTTCTATCAGTGGTGGTAACAACATCAGCTATGATTCAGCAACTGGTATTATCAGTTCTGTTGCTACAATTGAAAGCGTTAACGGCCAGACTGGTGTTGTTGTTTTAACAACTTCACACATTGATGAAGGTGCACAGTTGTACTTTACAGACGGTCGTGCAGTTAATGCCAACGCCGACGCTGTTGCTGCTGTGCAAGCCGCAGTTGACGCTGAAGCTATTGCTGCTCGTGCTGCCGAAGCTACTTTGACAACTGATTTAGCTGCTGAAGCAACTCGTGCCACTGCTGCCGAAGGCGTACTGACCAGTGCCGTTACTACTGAAACCAATCGTGCAACTGCTGCTGAAGGTGTAAACGCACAAGCAATTGCAGATGAAGTTGTTCGTGCTACTGCTGCCGAAGGCGTATTGACTGGCGCTATTGCTGCTGAAGCAACAACTGCTCGTGCTGCTGAAGGTGTATTATCAACTGACCTAGCTGCTGAAGTTACTCGTGCTACTGGTGCAGAAGCAACACTAACTACCAACTTGTCAGCTGAAGTTATTCGTGCTACTGGTGCAGAAGCAGCATTGGGTTCACGCATTGACAGCGCATTGGCCAACATTGATCCAGTTGCCATTGACAGTATCAGCGAAGTTTTAGCTGCTTTCCAAACTGCAGATGGCGACATCCTGGCTTCTATCAGTGCATTGAGCACCACTGCTGCAAGCAATTTGGCCGCCGAAGTAACTCGTGCTACTGCTGCAGAAGCTGGTTTAGCAAGTGATTTAGCAATGGAAGCTTCTGCTCGTGGAAATAATGATGCTGCAACTGTAGCTTCTATTGCTGCTGAAGTTACCCGTGCCACTGCTGCAGAAGTTGCTGTTGCTGCTGACCTTGCTACTGAAGTTACCCGTGCTACTGGTGCTGAAGCAACATTAACTACTGCTATTGCTACTGAAGCAACAACTGCTCGTGCTGCTGAAGGCATATTGACCGTGGCTATTTCTAACGAAGTTGCTCGTGCTACTGCTGCTGAAGGTGTATTGACAACTGACCTGGCTAACGAAGCAACAGCACGCATTGCTGGAGATGCCACAGCAGCAACTGATGCAACTACCAAAGCCAATGCAGCTCAGGCAGCAGCAGCAACTGATGCAACTACCAAAGCCAATGCAGCTCAGACAGCAGCAGCAACTGATGCAACTACCAAAGTAGCTGCTGAAGAAACTCGTGCGATGCTGGCAGAAGACGGCCTGGCAGCTGATATCACTGCTGAAGAAACTCGTGCAATGTTGGCTGAAACTGGTTTGGACACTCGTGTCACAACCGTGGAAGGCCAAGTTAGTGGTAAAATTGGTGACCTGACAACCCTGACTACTGATGCTAAAACATCTTTGGTTGCTGCAATCAACGAAGTTGATGCCAATGTCAACACCGAAGCAACTGCTCGTGCTGCTGCTGACACTGCTATTCGTTCAGCTTACAATGCAACAAACTTTACATTCCAGTCAGGTATTGCTGCCACAACACACGTGGTAACACACAGCTTGGATGCTGATTTTGTATCGTTCACTGTGATGATTGAACGCGATGATGGCACATATCGTAACGATATTGTCAGTGTTGCTGAAACTAGCAGAAATGCATTGACTGTGTACCTGTCTGAATCTGCAAAGATCAAGATGGCTGTTCACAGCATGTCTGCTCTGTAATAGAGTATTGACACAACACACTGGCAATGCCAGTGTGCAGATCAAACCAACAGGTTCGCTTGTTGGTTTTTTTTTGATTAGATTCGTATGTAGATATTGTTGAACAGTTTTACTATAAATAATTCTGTAACAACTAAGAAAAGGCATGATGCAAAACTTAAAAAATGTATGGTTAGATTCTCTTACATCATTTGATGATGTATTGTTAGAGATTAAAACGAACCTACGAATTCTAAAAGATAATGCACATATCGCAGACTTCTCAGATTTACCAGTGAAGCAGCAATATATCAATGATATAGCATTTATGAAACAATTTTTTGAACGAGCGGAGTCTTTGACTCGGAAAAATAAATGATGGATCGTCGATATAATCACCATATACATGGTTGGCTAGAAAAGATTGAGCATAATATTGAGAAGTTTAGAACGACTCGACCTGATTCGAGCGATGAAGAGAGGCTGGAATTTATCTCACACCAATATCATTTGGTAATGTTGATTAGTCGGGCTTTACAAGGAACTGTAATATTCGTGGGTGCGAAACCCATCGAGCCAGTGGTAGTGCCATTGAAAAAGAAGAAAAATACAACAAGGAAACTAAAAAATGTCAAATGATAACATAAGAGTACTAGGCGACGTAGAGATTTCAAAATCTCTAAGTTATAAACAAAACTTAACGGAATTCCCCGCAAACCCAAAACCAAGAACGCTGATAGTTAAAGATGGCCAACCGTTCCTTTATACTGAAGTGAGTAACGGAAGTGGTTATTTTTCGTGGACGCCAATCGGCGCCAAGCAAAATACCTATCTACACAGCCAGGGCCTGGCATCTACCACCTGGACAGTAACGCACGGTTTGAATCAGACTGATTTTGCGTATTTTGTTTATGATAACGACCACGTATTGGTGCTTGCTAACAGCACTGTCATTGATGCTAACACAATTGAAATTCATTTGTCAGAAGCCATAACAGGAACAGCAATTGTGTTCGGTATTGGTCACGTGACAGCACCTGGCATCACAGCAGTTGAGAGCGTTACAATCAATACTATTGTGTTGCGTGACACAGGTGGTGTGTTAACAGTAAACAACAACGCTGTGGCCTTTGCTGGTTATGTTGACAGCAGTATTGCAGCGATTGAAGCTGAACTGGCTGCATTATCACCGTCGGTACTAACATCAGGCGGCAATGATATTGTGGCTGTAACTAGTGCAGGCGCAACTATTACTGGTAATTTAATTCCGTCGGCTAACGTTGCTTACAGTTTAGGTGATGCAACTCATCAATGGAAAGATTTATGGTTAAGTGGTAGTACAATTAACTTGGGCGGCGCAGTTATCAAGACTGATGCAGCCACAGGTGCAGTTGCAATTATTCCACAAGTGACAGATGCAATTCCCAACCCAGTTGGTATTGTAATCAGTGCCACTGGTAGCATTACTCCTGTGGCAACCACAGGCGGTGCGATTAGTACAGGAGCAATTGCAGCATCTACTACTGATACTGCTCAGGCTTCTGCTACAGTAGAGTCAGTTACTGCATTAGGCGAGCGCATTGATGCTATTTTAACTAATACGGATTCCACAGCACTAAACAGCTTGGCCGAATTAGTTGCAGCATTCCAAGCAGCAGACGGCAATTTAACTTCGTCTATTAGTAGTTTGTCATCAACTGCAGGCAGCAACTTAGCAGCTGAAATCACAAATCGTATTGCTGCTGTTTCTGCTGAAAATGATGCTCGTGTTGCCGGTGATGACACATTACAAGGTCAAATCTATGTAAATGCTACTGCAATTGCCAACGAAGCAAGTGCAAGAGCAACAGCAGTAGCAGTAGCAATCGCAACAGCAGCTTCAGATGCAACTACCAAAGCCGATGCAGCTCAAGTGGCGGCAGTAGCAACAGCTAAGATATACTTGGGTGCAGTTACTGCGGACATAGTCCCAGCAACAGATCTGAGTGCTAGCCTAGGTAGCCCAACTAAACAGTTTCACTCACTGTATGTTGGTCCAGGTACATTGTATGTTAATGGTAAAGCAGTTATCCAAGATAACAGCGATACAATGACTTTCAGTACTAATGTCAATCAGAATCTGAGACTGCAAACATCTGGTTCAGGTCATTTAGAACTACAAGCAGCTACGGGCACGATTGACGTTAAGGGTACACTAAGCATCGAATCGGGTAAACGTATTGTCGACAATGCTGGTGTACAAGTTCAATTTGGTGACGATGTCCAAATGAATGCCAATAAAGTTATTGGTTTAGGAACTCCGACTGCAAACACTGATGCGGCTACCAAGAAGTATGTTGATGATTTAACTACTAATGATAGTACATTAGTTCGTACATTGGGTGTGCAGGCGATTGCTGGAACAAAAACGTTCACCGATGATGTAACAATTTCTGGTAACTTAATAATTAGCGGTACGGCTACTACAGTTAACAGCGAAACTATCAAGTTAGCCGATAACTTGATTGACTTGAACAGCAATTATGTAGCTGGCGTGCCTACTGAAAATGCAGGTATTCGTGTCATGCGCGGCGACGAAGCTGCATCGCAAGTGAGATGGAATGAAGCAACAGATAAGTGGGAAGTCAGTGCAGACAGCTCTACTTTCTCTGTTATTGCAATAACTGCTGACGTAACCGCAGCAACTACCGCAGCAACTACCGCAGCAGCAACTGATGCGACTACAAAGTCTAATGCAGCTCAAGCAGCAGCTATCGGCGCAGCAGCAACAGATGCAAACACAAAAGCCAATGCAGCTCAAGCAGCAGCTATCGGCGCAGCAGCAACAGATGCAACCACAAAAGCCAATGCAGCTCAAGCAGCAGCAGCGACTGATGCAACCACAAAAGCCAATGCAGCTCAAGCAGCAGCTATCGGCGCAGCAGAGACTGATGCGACCACAAAAGCCAATGCAGCTCAAGCAGCAGCAATTAGCACAGCAGCGACTGATGCGACCACAAAAGCCAATGCAGCTCAAGCAGCAGCAATCAGTGCAGCAGCGACTGATGCGACCACAAAGTCTGCTACCGCAAAGAGTGAAGCAATCAGTGCAGCAGCGACTGATGCAACCACAAAAGCCAATGCAGCTCAAGCAGCAGCAATTGCCGCAGTTACAAACGGTGCAGGCGCAGCTTTCGATACACTGAAAGAAATCCAAGACGCAATGGCAACAGACACAGAATTGTCCGCTGCTATAGCTGCTATTAGTAACGTTCCAAGTGCAACCAAGTTGCAAACAGCTCGCACAATTAACGGTGCAAGTTTTGATGGTACCACAAACATCAGCTTCAGTACAAGTGCTGTAAGTGAAAGTACAAATCTGTATTACACAGATGGACGTGCAAGAGCAGCAGTGAGTGCAGGTACAGCCATTAGCTATAATAACACAACTGGTGTTATCACTAACACTGGTGTGACTGCTTTGACTGGCGGTGGCGGTATTACTGTAAATGCCAGCACTGGTTCTGTTACTCTGGGTTCTAGTGCAACTAGTGCAAACACTGCCGGAGCTATTGTTTCACGTGGCGCAAGTGGCGAATTTAGTGCAGGGGTAATTACAGCAACTGCAACTTCGGCTCGTTACGCTGACTTGGCAGAAAAGTACACAGCTGATGCAGATTATGAACCAGGAACTGTGTTGATATTTGGTGGTGATCAAGAAGTTACCATGAGCACTGCCGACGCCCAACGTCAAGTGGTTGGTGTAGTTTCCACTGACCCTGCTTATATCATGAACTCTGAATTGTCGCACGAATATGTGTCTACCATAGCTTTGACTGGTAGGGTTCCGGTAAAAGTAATTGGACCAGTGCGCAAAGGTGACTTCATGGTAAGTGCAGCTAACGGTTATGCACAAGCCTGTGCAGATCCTAAACTGGGCACTGTGATTGGTAAAGCAATTGAGAATTTTGACGGCGACACAGGCGTTATTGAAGTTCTAATTAACAACCATTAACAACAATTAAAAACTGCTGATCAAATTGGACATGTAAATACTGCATGTCCAATTTCTTTTGTGCTGCTCCGTGGCGTGGCCTGCATATCAATCCCCGTGGTGATGTAAAAACTTGCTGTGCTGGCAACCCCAACATGTTAGGTAACCTCAATCACTCAAGCATTGAACAAATACTCAACAGCGAACGCATGGTAGAAATACGTGCTAATCTTGCACAAGGAACTCCGCATGACTATTGTAGTAACTGTTTGCAAGCCGAAAGGCATGGCGGCAAGAGCGAACGAGATTGGCACAACAATGTAAACCCCAACTTTGACTATACCGTAGCAGGCTCTGAGTATCACTATCCTGTGATAGTAGATGTTCGGTGGAACACCACTTGTAACCTAAGCTGTAACTATTGTGGCGAAGCTTGCAGCTCAAAATGGGCTGGCATCAAAGGTATCCCTTTTAAATCTGGTGCTCGCCCTTATTATGATCAAGTGTGCGATTTTATTGAACAGCACCATGATCACATACACGAAGTTGCATTGGTGGGCGGGGAGCCACTATTACTTCCCGAAAACAACAGACTGTTGGATGTGATACCCAAGACTGCGATTGTTACCTTGATCACTAATTTAAGTGTAGATCTAGAAAACAACAAGATATTTCAAAAGCTAGCACACCGCAATCGAGTTGGATGGAGCATGAGCTTCGATAATGTTGGCCAACACCTTGAATATGTTCGCCACGGCGCCAATTGGGAACAAATACGACAGAACTTGAAAACTATCAAAGGGCTAATGCAAACCCAAGGTCATTGGGGAGGCATTCATGCAGTATACAATATCTACAATGCTACTCGTATTTGTGAATTTAGACAATTTGCACAAGATACTGGTACCACAGTGTTATGGCAAAACTTGTTTCAACCTGACTATCTTGATCCATTCTTGCACGGGCCCGGGGTGGCACTATTAGCCGCAACAGAAATTGAAAAGTTTTATACATCTAGTATTGCTACCCCGTCGGAAAAACAGTTCTTTGATCAAGCTCTGCAGAATTATCGCAGAGTCACTGAAGCAAAGCCCGGAGTTGAAACCTTGTTCAAACAACATATACATGATATTGAATCTCGTTACCATGTTGATCAAGCAGGAAAGTTTTCACAGTTGTGGCCTGAGCTGGAGCATTTATGCAAATAACAGCAGTAGATTCTGACAACAACTTGTTTAGAGTAGAACAAGTATTCAGCAGCGATCTAGTAGATAAAATACTAGCAACTGAATGGTCTCAACTTCCGTGGCGGCGCCAGGAAGGGCAAGAGCAATGGAAACGCCGACGTGTAGATGATAATTCCATTCCGTGGATTGAACAATGGCATCATGAAATGTGCCAACAGTGGCCCGGCATTGAAACAGCCTTGGGAATTGCGATTCGTCCCTATAGTGGTACAGCATTTTGGATTGATGAACCGGGATTTGAATGTAGTATGCATACTGACGGGGAGATGCCTGGCAGCTTGCACCTAACTTGGGCTGGACCCGGCACAAGTTTTTATTGGTATAAAGATACCACAAGTCTTCGATATCAAGTCCCTTCACAACCCAACAACGGATACATCATGATAAATCAATCCGATGCTACTGGTTACCGACCATTGCTATGGCATGCCATGCTAGATACAGTGCCGGCAAACTCTTTAAGATTAACTTCATATACATGGATAACTCCTCGATAACTTCTAGTCCTACATTTTGTGTAGCTCCTTGGACCATGGTCAACATTGATCAAACAGGTCGTGTAATGCCATGCATGCATTCAGGATACGAGTTGGGCAACATCAAACAAACAACTATTCAACAAGTATTGCGTGGCTCTCCAATTATGGAATTAAAAACTGCAATGGCCGCCGGAGAATGGCATTCAAGTTGCAGTTGGTGCAAACAACTTGAAGAAACCACAGGAGCTAGTGGGCGCACTGTGCGCCAAGTAACACTTGAAACCATGTCCAAGATAAATGCAGATATCAACTGGTTTGGACTAGAACATATAGTAGTGAACTGGAGCAATCTTTGTAATCTTACCTGCGTATATTGCAACGCAGAAACCAGTACCGCTTGGCAAAGTCTTAAAGGCATACCAATTAATCATGTCAAAAACGATCATGCCGACTTGATTGAACTAGCACGTGAGCATGGCCATTCTGTGCGCGGCCTTAGCCTAGGTGGCGGCGAACCCTTGTTACAAAAAGGTTTGTTGGAATTTTTAAAATGCTTGCAGCCCGATCAGGTACGAGTAATGGTAACAACCAATCTTAGTATGGATCTAGAAAAAAATTCAATATATCAAGAATTAAAAACTTGGCCTAGTGTGGATTGGATGATCAGTTTTGACAACACTGATACAGCAAAGTTTGAATATGTGAGGGAGCCTGCTTCTTGGACAGTGTTTTTAAAAAACATACAAATCATGAAACAAGATTCTCAGCATATCATGGCTCACCCTGCTTACAGCATATATAATGCGTTGGATCTAATGAGCTATTATGAATTTTGTGAACAACAGCAACTTGATCTTTACTGGTGCGAACTTACTAATCCTTGGGATTTGGATGTACGGCGTATGAATAAAACCTTGCGTGACCTAGCAATACAAGAAATTGAAAAAGTAACACAACACTACGGGCACACTCGGAATATGGCTGTAAATACACTGCAAGGTTACAAGAACACCTTGATTGACAACAATTATCTAGTTAGTTGCGACCATCCCATAGATCCGCTGGCCTGGCACCGTGACCTTGAATCAAAATACAAAAAAACAAATCAGTTTGAACAACTATGGCCTAACCTGGTCCAACACTTGAGATAAACATGGCAATACAAGACGCACCGTGGCACTTTGGCAGACGTTATGCAAATTCAATAAACGAATGGATGCCAACGGACACCGAGGACCGTTATCTTGAATTGTTACAAGATCCCGAACATCGTGAGTATTTTGCAGCGCTAGGCTGGGACCAGCCCGGTGCCATTACTTACAAGATCAACCGGCACGGTTTCAGGTGCAACGAGTTTGATGGGTCACCTAGCATAATGACTCTGGGTTGTAGTTTTACCACAGGCATTGGGCTACCCATTGATGTTATTTGGCCCGAACGCCTGGGCAAGGAATTTGGATTACAAGTCGCTAATATTAGCTGGGGAGGTATCAGCTCAGATACTTGCTTTAGACTTGCAGAATACTGGTTGCCACAAATAAAACCAAAAATAGTTGCTATGTTATCGCCGCCGGCGACTCGATTTGAACTTCTACTAGAGTCGGATAAAAATGACAGCAAAGCAGAAGTGTTTATGCCGCGGACCAACAGTTCAATCATGGGATCAGATAACCTGTTTCTCAAACACTGGTATCTTAATGATGACAATAGCAGGCTTAATCATTTACGAAATTGTTTGGCTATACAACAATTATGCCACCAACATAACATTCCCTTCTTGATTGAACATGCTGATGAACACTGCTGCACCAGCCGAGAAGAAGTGGGTTATGCAAGAGACTACATGCATGGCGGCCCAGAGCTACATAAAAGAATAGCGGAGAAAATGATTAATGACTATCAAGCCCGGACTTGACACTATACTGGTCAAAGCGCCGCATCGGCGTGAGACGTACTCGGACACAGAACTAGAAGAATTTGCAAAATGTGCAGATCCCATCACGGGGCCCATGTATTTCCTGGAACATTTCTTTTACATTCAACACCCCACACGCGGCAAGATGTTGTATCAACCGTTTGAATATCAAAAGAGACTGATCAACAACTATCACAACAATCGTTTCAGTATATCTCTGATGCCTCGACAGACTGGTAAGTCAACCAGTGCAGCTGGTTATCTGTTGTGGTATGCAATGTTTGTGCCTGACGCTACTATTCTAGTGGCTGCACACAAGTATCTAGGCGCTCAGGAAATTATGCAGCGTATTCGTTACGCATATGAACTGTGTCCTAATCATATCAGGGCAGGTGCTACCAGCTACAACAAAGGCTCACTAGAGTTTGACAACGGATCACGCATTGTATCGCAGACCACTACTGAAAACACTGGTCGTGGTATGAGTATTACCTTGCTATATCTGGACGAATTTGCGTTCGTTAGGCCTACAATTGCCAAGGAGTTTTGGACTAGTATTACACCTACACTCAGCACAGGTGGTAAAGCTATTATCACTAGCACTCCCAACTCAGACGAAGATCAGTTTGCACTGATCTGGAAAGGCGCCAACAAAGTCGAAGACGAGTACGGCAACCCGCGTCCAAACGGACTAGGTATCAATGGCTTTAAAGCGTTTCGAGCATACTGGCGAGAGCATCCAGATCGTGACGACGCCTGGGCAGATGAACAACGAGCACAGCTAGGCGAAGAACGTTTTCGACGAGAAATGGACTGTGACTTTGTTATCAACGATGAGACCTTGATATCTCCTATCAAGTTGTTGGAGATAGAAGGAGTTGAGCCCACACACAAGATTGGCCAAGTACGTTGGTACAAACCTATACACCGGGACAAGATGTACATTGTTGCTCTTGACCCAAGCCTAGGTACTGGCGGCGATCCATCGGCTATTCAAGTTTTTGAAGCCGATACCACAGAGCAAGTGGCGGAATGGCGCCACAACAAAACAGATATACCTACTCAAATTCGTATTCTAGTGGACATTGTTAAAGAGCTCAATGCGGTGGTCAAGGACGCAAATCGCATCTACTACTCAGTAGAAAACAACACTCTAGGCGAAGCTGCTCTAATCAGCATTGCTGAATTTGGCGAAGAAAATATCCCAGGTTACTTTTTGAGCGACAACAGCGTGCAGGGCACTACAGGACGCAAGTTCCGCAAAGGCTTTACCACCACAAACAAAAGCAAACTGAGTGCATGCAGCAAGTTGAAGATTCTAGTAGAATCGGGACGCATGAAGTTGTATTCCAAGCCCTTGATATCTGAACTCAAGAACTTTGTAGCAATTGGTTCTAGCTATGCCGCCAAACCTGGTGAAACTGACGATCTTGTGATGAGTTCACTACTGGCTGTGCGAATGCTCATGCTGCTACAAGTATACCATAGTGAGCTAGATACGCACATCAAGGACCACTCAGACAACTACATCGAACCCATGCCCTTTATCAGTATAATGCGCTAAATATAACACCATGGCTACACAAAACAACATTGAACAACAACTAATGGATCTCTTGGTCACCAAGAATTTCCAGCCCGAAATGAAGGACAAAAATGGACAGGATGCTCGCGACACTGCCGATGCCAAACTGCTTACTTTTGACTACGTTGGGGCCTCAGGCAAAAACTACGGCACCATGGTGATTGTGCTGGACCAGGACAATGACATGAAGATCATGTACGGTGATAATCTGGGTCGCACCATGGTGGGCGATGACAAAGACGAGTTCTTTGATTTCATTGTGCAGGTCAATCAAATTGCCAGTCGTAATCGTTGGACACACACCGTTACTGATCTCAGCAAACTCAAGTATGTGCAACAGGGTCTAGCAGCTATACAAGAAGGCTTGTTTGAAGGCTATTATGGCACACGCAAGATCAGTTACACTGGTGAACCCACAGAAGCGCGTCTCATGATCAAGCACAATCATGTGCTAGGCGAGAATGACAAGCGATATCGCTATGTAGAAAGCCTTTATATCGAAACTGTGGACAGTGAGCGTTTCAAACTGGGTTTCAAGAACCTAGCAGGTGGCCGAGCCATGTTAGAACATGTGATTCAGGGCGGCAAACCTTACGATATTCGTGGCAATCATATCACCGAAATGGTGGGCGAGATTGCTGTGTTAAGCCGTTTCAATAGAGCCAGCCAAGGGCGTGTGATGGAAGGTGTCACTGCAGAACTGATCACCGAAGCACAACACTACTACAAGAGCCTGCGAGAAGACATCAAGCGCATGAGCAACAGTCGTGGTTATGCAAAATATTTTGAATCCTGGCATCCTGCTGTGATTGCTGAACAAGAAGGCCTAGTTGAAGATATCAAAACAATGTTTATTGAGCAAACACTGGACGCCCGCATTGAAGCAGCGCTGCCTGTACTGGCACGATTACAACAAGGAAAAGTCATGAAAGAAGCTGATATTTTTGAACACTGGGCCAACCACGTGGTCGAAGGCACCTGGGCCATGCCCGAAACACCTGAATCCAGGGACAAACTGGATACCTTGTTGATGTCTGAATTGCTAGTAGGCCCAGATGCAGCTAATGCCAAAGAGCAGTTGTATGATGTACTAGGCGATGACGAACTATTTGACAGACTAGATGAATTGGCTCGTGAAGATGCTGACGCCGATGCACGCCCTATTATTATTGCACGCATGGAAGAAATGGGCATGAAGGTTCCTGACATTACAGGTTCCCAAGCAGCACAAGCAGCAGCGCCAGCGCCAGATGCTATGGCACCAGTGGCTGAAGGTGACAATCTGGCCACCTTTGAATCAGCCAGTTGCAACATGACTACAGAAGGTGATTACTGCCCAGAACACGGACTCATGGAATGTGGCATGCACGAAGGTGCGTTTCACAATCCTGAACAGACAGACAGTCCAGCAGCTCAAGCTATCACTCGCAGAATCTTGCTGCAACGTACCGATCTGTTGAGCAAATACGGTCCAGAAAAAGTGGGACAGGCCATTGACGAAGTTGCTGACTTTGTGGGCGATGTGGAAGAAATTGGATCTAGTGACGTTTCGGGTTGGGTACGTCATGTGGAACAGATCTTGGGCAACATGGAGCAAGGTATGGCGGAAGCTGATGATCCGATCAACTACAACGCAGCCATAACCGGCAGCTACTACGAATCCAAAACAGATCCTTTGGTAAGAATGAAATCGCTGGCCCTGCGCAAGTGATATAAATAAACACATAGAAGAAGGGCGTGTAGTGGCATGCCCTTCCGTAATCAACTAGTTAGGCAAAGTTCTTTACCGTAAAGGTAGGAAACACAGACAAGCTGTGTTAAAATAACTTGTAGGCAGCATTTAAGCAAGACTTAAATTTTTTAATCATATTAACGCACATGAAAGGCAACACAATATGGCATCCTTAGCAGAAATCCGTGCCCGGTTACAGGCAGCAGACAGCAAAAGTTCCAACAACACAGGCGGTGGCGACAGGTCAATTTATCCGCATTGGAACATGGAAGAAGGACAAAGCGCATCGCTTCGTTTCTTACCTGATGGAAACTCCAAGAACACTTTTTTCTGGATCGAACGAGCAATGATCCGATTGCCTTTCAACGGCGTCAAAGGTGAGATGGATTCTAAACAAGTCATGGTCCAAGTACCATGCGTTGAGATGTGGCAGGAAACTTGCCCAATCTTGACAGAAGTTCGCACATGGTTCAAGGACAAGAGTCTTGAAGACATGGGCCGTAAGTACTGGAAAAAGCGCAGCTACATCTTCCAGGGCTTTGTGCGTGAGAACCCAATCGGTGACGACAAGACCCCGGACAATCCAATCCGCAAGTTCATTATTGGGCCACAGTTGTTTACCTTGATCAAAGGTGCGTTGATGGATCCTGAGCTGGAAGAGTTGCCAACAGACATGATGCGTGGCCTGGACTTCCGTATTGCCAAGACCAGCAAAGGTGGCTACGCAGACTACAACACCAGCAAGTGGGCACGTAAAGAGTCCGCATTGACCGAAGCCGAACAAGCATCGGTAGATGCACATGGTTTGTTTGACCTAAGCACGTTCTTGCCCAAGAAGCCAACTGATGTTGAGCTCAAAGTGATCAAAGAAATGTTTGAAGCAAGTGTTGATGGTCAGCCATATGATACAGAGCGTTGGGGTCAGTACTTCCGACCAGCTGGTGTTAACGCACCAGCAGGCAGTAGCACAGACGAAAGCGCAGTACCTGCCCCGGCAGCTCGTCCAATACCAGTGGCTGCACCAGTTGCAGAAGCTGCACCTTGGGAAGAAGACGCCGCAGAAGCTGCTGCTGCACCTGTACAAGCAGTTGCCAAGCCAGCACAAAAAGCCGAAGACATCCTTGCGATGATCCGTTCGCGCCAGCAAAAGTAAACTGAGCTGACACAGGGGAAACCCTGTGTCAAATTACATAACATGAAATTTTCTCTTGTATTTGATAATTCGGGAGATGTGCTGCCTTTTGATGTAGTACATAATCACGAACTGTTTGAGTTTTTTGTCCGCAAAGCAAACGAGGCTGAGCAAAATTCTTTTTCAAATCATCAATGTTTGTTTAAACAGATTGATCCAAAGTTAACTCATCTGCATTGGTCGTTGTCAAAAACAAACGAAGTACTGTATGATTTGATCAGGAAATCTTTTCAGCAGAAAGAAGTTTTGACTGACTATTTTGATCAGAACTTTTTAAACAAAACACATTGTGAATGGGTTCATTCTCAACGTTGTGATGTCGACATTGATATTCTAAGACATAGTGCAGTTACAAGTCAGGCAAAAATTGGAAACATTCTGCATGACATGTATCCAGACGAAATTAGGCAAGTAAAAATCGCACCAGTGATGGAAAAACTAGGGTACTTGTATCCTTACGAAGAAGTCAACATGGCTGTTCACAGACTTGAGTCAGTGTTCAACAAGTCAACGTTGGAATTCAAGGCAGATCAAAAATGGAATGTGTTTGACAATCCATTTACGAAAACCATGGTATCCAACAACGACATTGTGAATTTTTCTTTTGGGTATACGTATGTAGGCCGACAGTATTATGACAAGTTTTCTAACTTTGATACTGGGTTGCAGTACGACGACCACTACAACTACGAAAGCCTAGAGCTTGCGTTTCAGTTGAATCTAGCAAGACCGCAGACTGTGCCGTACAGCAGTGAGTTTGTTAAATGGGCAAGTGAGCACAATGTTAAACCAATAACAACACAATTGCCAATTGCTAACCTAGCAAACATTGACAGTAATTTGTTTGAATATCGAAAAATACTGTATAGAAATTCTCGAGACAACAATCGAGCAAGAATAGTTTTACATTAAGGAACACATCATGGGAAAACCCTTTGACATTTCAAAATTCCGCAAGGAAATTACCAAGAGCATTGAAGGCCTGAGTATTGGCTTCAACGATCCCACAGACTGGATCAGCACAGGCAACTATGCACTCAACTACTTGATCTCTGGAGACTTTAACCGTGGTATTCCGCTGGGCAAAGTAACTGTGTTTGCTGGAGACTCAGGAGCAGGCAAGAGCTATATCTGTTCAGGTAACATTGTGAAACATGCGCAAGAACAAGGCATCTTTGTTGTGTTGGTTGACAGTGAAAACGCTCTAGACGAAAACTGGCTCAAAGCACTCGGAGTTGATACCAGCGAAAGCAAATTGCTCAAATTGAGTATGGCCATGATCGACGATGTTGCCAAAACAATCTCCACATTCATGAGTGACTACAAGGCTTTGCCAGATGGTGAGCGTCCCAAGGTACTGTTTGTGATTGACTCACTGGGTATGTTGCTTACCCCCACAGACGTTAATCAGTTTGAAGCCGGCGACATGAAGGGCGACTTGGGTCGTAAACCCAAGGCACTTACCGCTCTGGTTCGTAACTGCGTTAACATGTTTGGTAGCTACAACGTGGGCTTGGTTTGTACCAACCACACTTATGCTAGTCAAGACATGTTTGATCCAGATGACAAGATCTCCGGTGGTCAAGGCTTTATCTACGCCAGCAGTATCGTGGTTGCTATGAAAAAGATGAAGCTGAAAGAAGACGAAGACGGCAACAAGGTTTCGGAAGTCAATGGTATCCGTGCAGGCTGCAAGGTCATGAAGACACGTTACGCCAAACCGTTCGAAGGCGTGCAGGTCAAGATTCCTTACACAACAGGCATGAGTCCTTATTCAGGTCTTACAGACTTAATTGAGAAAAAAGGCATGCTCAAAAGAGAAGGCAACAGTTTGGTGTTTACCACAAGTCAAGGCGAAATCATCAAGAAGTTTCGCAAGGGATGGGAACGCAACGATGACGGATGCCTGGACACCGTAATGGGTGACTTCGGCAACATCAAAGAGGTAAGTACTCCTGAAACTGAAGCCGAGGAGGAATAATGCATTCAGATGTAGCAAGCGAAATTTGGGGTGAAATCAAACGTTACGTAAACACAGTGGATCGGCAGGAAGCTGCTGAAACACTAGTAGCAGTGCTGATTGATCATGACGAGGATGTAGAAGACATTCGATCCGCGTTCAAGAATGATAGTGATGTTAAACGTGCGTTGACGGCATATCTTGACAATGACAAAAGTTACGATGATGAAGAGCCCGAAGAAGAAGACACCGATACCGATAGTGACTGGGAAGACTAATGTCTGATCAAGTGTTCCCTATTCGTAATGATGCAGCATGCGTCTATAAGTGGGGCTGGAACACGTTTAGACTTGTTGATGCAACGTCGAGTAGCTGCCACAGGGTAACACCTGTGGCAGTTTCTTTGGATAATTTTCAAGATTTTCACAATACTCCCGAAGTACTAAATGATCGACAGCTGATGTTGCAAGGACATTGGCCAGTTGACCGCGGCTGTGAATATTGCCAGACAGTGGAACAACAGGGAGGTACAAGTGATCGCACCTATCATAATGATATACAAGGGCTTACTCCTGTAGATTTTGATGCCACGGGTGATCAACGAGTAACACCACGTATACTTGAATTGTTTCTGACCAACACTTGTGATCTAGCATGCGTGTATTGCTTCCCGCAATTTAGTTCAAAAATTAATAATGAGCTGATTAAATTTGGTCCGTATCCAATTGGTACAATGCCAATTAAAGTGATATCTGATCGTGACAAATACTTTGCTGCATGGTTAACCTGGTTAGAACAAAACTATCAAAGTATTGAGCGTATCAGTATCCTGGGAGGCGAACCTTTCCTGCAAAAGGAATTGTGGACTATTCTTGAGTTCATGTCAACTAAACAAAACAAAAATTTAACCATATCTGTAAATACCAATCTAAACGCATCGGTAGATGCTGTAGAAAAATTTGTTAAAACTTGCAAGAACTTGGTGGCCAAAAGACATATTCGTCGAGTGCATGTCAATGCCAGTTTGGATTGCTGGGGGCCGCAAGCTGAGTTTATTAGATATGGTCTAAGTCTTGAACGTTGGCAGCAAAATTTTGAATACTTGTTGCAGCATAACTGGTTAGCAGTGTCTGTTCACCAAGTTATTACTGCATTGAGTATTGGTACTGCCTTGGATTTGCAACAAAGAATTGCCGACTACAAAGCAAAATATCCGCGCATTATACAATCATATCACATGGTGGATAGTGGTTCAGAAGAAATTTACCATTCAGACATGTTTGGGTCAGAGTTCTTTAAAGACAAGTTGGATCAGTTACTAGCACAGTTTCCAATAACAACTGAATGGGATCGTGAATCTCGTACTAGACTAGAAGGCATTTGTCGGTTAATGGATTCGGCTCAACCAGATCCATTGCGACTTACCAAACTTCGTGCTACACTAGATACTATAGATCAAAGACGTAAAACCAATTGGCGGACCTTGTTTCCTGAGATTGATCAATATTTTAGCAAAAACGGAATTTAAACATGTGGTATAGTAAAGTAGTGGCCAGTCTAGATGCGTTGCCTGATTTTATTCAGCATTACGAGCGTGAGCTTGACAGTGCAAAAGCTGACTGCAAAGTTGGTGGTTTAATTGAACGCAATATCAAAGAACTGCCGGGCATTACTGAGTATAGATTCAACCAGCTGCAAGAAATTGAAGCTGTGTTGAACTTTCTCAACATTCAATTGCGCAAGATTCGTCGCAAACACTTTCAAAAGTATCTAGAAGGATATGCCCGCGCACTTACCAGTCGCGATGCTGAAAAGTATGTGGACGGCGAAGATGAAGTAATCGACTATGAAACTATCATCAACGAAGTTGCGTACCTGCGTAATCGTTGGTTGGGTATCATGAAGGGCTTGGATAGCAAACAGTGGATGTCGGGACACATTGTCAAGCTCAGAGCAGCTGGCATGGAAGATATATCTTTGTGATCGTTGAACCGTTGGAGAGAAGGCAACAAGAAGCAGTTCGAAGATCCATATCAAATTGAACTCAGGCAAACTAAATGTAATAAAATTCAAGGCATGAAAATTTATCATAATTACCTTAGGGAAACAAAATATTATCTTGAAGGGTCACAACCTGACGGATGGGTCTTAGGAAGACCAAAGAAAGATAAAGGAGGCGTAGCATGAAGATAGTTCTAACTACAGGCGGGTTTTGACCCGGTTCATTCCGGACACCTTGCTTACTTTCAGGCAGCTCGCGAACTAGGAGACAAACTGGTTGTGGGATTGAACTCTGATGCCTGGCTGACTCGTAAAAAAGGCAAGCCATTTATGCCCATGATTGAACGTTTTGCGCTGGCATCTAGCCTGCGAGTAGTAGATGAAGTGATCATGTTTGACGACAATGATGGTTCCAGCTGCGATGCTATTGTTCGTACAAGAACAAAATACCCTGATGCCGAGATTGTGTTTGCCAACGGTGGCGACCGTACTCGAGAAAACATTCCAGAGATGGTGTTTGATGATGTTGAGTTTGCATTCGGAGTTGGTGGCGAGGACAAAAAGAACAGCTCAAGCTGGATTCTTGAAGATTGGAAAAAGCCACGAACCGAGCGCACCTGGGGCTATTATCGTGTGCTGCACGAAGTAGGCAATCATGTCAAACTCAAAGAACTCACAGTTGCGCCCAAGACTTGTTTAAGTATGCAACGTCATGATCGGCGAGCAGAGTTTTGGTTTGTAGCCGAAGGCGAAGCCACTGTGTACACAGTAGATCCGCACAGCACCGAATATGACCTAATGGCTAGTCCTGCACGTCATCAATCAACCTGGATCAAACTAAACGAATGGCATCAGTTGTGTAATGAAACTGATCAGCCCTTGAAATTAATTGAAATTCAGTACGGCGAAGGCTGCGAGGAAGAAGATATCGAGCGTAAACAATGAAACCAATTCCTGTGTTTGTGGGCTACGACCCGCGTGAAGCTATTGCATATCATACTTGTGTAAATTCAATCATACGCAACAGTTCAAGGCCCGTGGCTATTGTGCCCGTTGCTCTCAACTTGTTTCAGGATTATGCTGAAACCCATACCGATGGATCTAACCACTTTATCTACACACGCTTCCTGGTTCCTTATCTTTGTGATTTTACTGGTCATGCTATCTTCATTGATGGCGACATGATTGTGCGCGGAGACATTGCCGAACTTTGGGATCTACGTAACTCTGGTCAGGATGTTCAAGTGGTCAAGCATGACTACAAGACTCGCATGCCAATAAAATATCTAGGAGCAAAGAATGAAGACTATCCTCGAAAAAATTGGAGTAGTGTTATACTGTGGAATTGTAATAGCTTTCCTAACCGGCGACTTACTCCCGAGTTCATCCAACGCTCCACCGGTAGTGAGCTCCACCGCTTCTCGTGGATAGAAGACGATCGTATCGGCGAACTTCCGCCTGAATGGAACTGGTTGCCCGATGAGTACGGGCCAAATGCCGACGCCAAGTTACTGCATTACACACTCGGCACGCCGTGCTTTCAGGAGTTCGCCAATACACCACAAGGCAATGAGTGGCATCGTGAGCGTATACTAACTGAGTATTGCCAACAAAGAGACATCTAATGATATTGCCAATTGCAGTTGTGGGTCGAAGCCCCATGGAAGAATACACAAAGCGATTTCCTGACCTTGTGGATGCACTCAAAGCCAGTGTAGCAGATGCACTGGCTTTGCACTACGAATTACAAGACCTACGCAAACAGTTCAAAAATACTGTAGACAAAGACGACAAACGACACAACAAAGCTCTTGACGTTCTGATTCGTGACAAAGAAGAACGATTGTTTAGGCTAGTCAAGTTTAATGATTATCCTGCATTGGTCATGGCAGCATATCCTGAATCAAAGTTTATAACTGGTCATGAATACAAGCGTCTTAAAACTCCTGTTACAGATCCCATTCTGATTCGTGGCATCACCACTGGTGAATACGCCAAACAAGCATTGGTACAAGGAAGGGACTTCTACTTTATTGAAACAGGATACCTGGGCAACTATCGCTGTGATAATAATACCACAGGTAGAAAAATTTATCATCGCATTCAAAAGAATGATATGCAACAAAATCGTATCATGGATGTGCCTGATGATCGCTGGCGCGAATTATGCGTGTTTAACCCTAGCCTGAATTATCGTGGCTGGCGCAAACCAGGCAACAAGATTTTGCTGATCATGAGCACAGATAAACCATTCGAATACTATGGGCACACTCGACAAGACTGGATTGATTCCACTATCGCCACACTAAAGCAACATACTGACCGTGAAATTGTTGTACGTGAAAAAGCCGGGCGAGGTGAACGCACCAATGATACCATTTATGATGCCCTGGACCAAGACATCTATGCTGTAGTCACCTACAATAGTATTGCTGCTGTGGAAGCTATTCAGTATGGCATTCCTGCGTTTAGTTGCGCACCCACTGCGGCCAGCACTGTTAGCACAGGCGATCTGACTAGAATTGAAAATCCAGTCAAGCCGTCCGAAGATGTTGTACAAAAGTGGTTGAATAGTATTGCCTATGGGCAGTTTAGTTTGACAGAAATCCTAACAGGGCAAGCTTGGCGCTTGACACAAGAGAATGAGCAACGTGCGACCTTTAGTTATTAAAAGCTACCTTAGCAGTCTTCCCAAACACATCAATGGGGAAGAAAAAGTCAATGCGCTTACATTCTTTGCCCAAGGCGCGGCCAAATGTGGTGATATTGCAACAACAACTCATAGTCAGTCATATGAAACTTGCGATGTAGGCGCTATCATTGGCAATGCGTTCGATGCCAATCCAGGCAAGGTTAATTTACCGCACTACAAAGTTCGTAAAATGGTCATGGAGCAACAAGTGGCCCGCAAGCGCTATTGGCTCAGTATTGATAGCAATGTGTTTATCTACCGGGACCGGTTGAATCCACATCGTTATCTACGTTATAGTTTTAATGGTGTGTTTCCTGCTACAGGGATCTACTGTAATGATTCTGCTGGTGAAGAAAACTGGGCCAACATGCGCAGAGATTACAACATGGATCTTGAGCCATGGCGCAGCACAGGCAGTCATATTCTAATTACACTGCAACGTCCACTAGGCTGGAGTATGCGTGGACAAAACCTGATGTCCTGGTTGGAAAACACCTTCAAGCGCATTAGACAGCACAGTGACAGGCCCATTGTGATACGCTGGCATCCTGGCGACTGGAAGAACTATCCCAAGTATGCTGAAATACTAGCGCAATACAATGCAGTAGTAAGTCCGCAAGAGCGACACATCACTGAGGATCTTGTGAACTGTTGGGCCCTAGTGTGTCACAATAGCACACCTAGCGCTGTAGCCCCCATTCAAGGTATCCCTGCGTTTATTACAGACGCTCCCAGCTACAGCCAAGGTGGAGACATTGCCAATACAGACTTTGCCTTGCTAGAAGCTCCGCTCATGCCTGATCGCGAACAGTGGATTCGTAAACTGGCACAGTGTCACTGGAGCTTTGAAGATTTGAAATCAGGCCGCTGCTGGGCCCACATGAGACAATGGGTTAAGACTTGAGCTTGGCTAGTATTACTTGAGTAGCTTGTACTTGGTTTGATACAAAGTGTTCTAGCACATCAAATTTTGATGCAATGTACTGATTGAATTCAGGTCCAGTCCACTCTCTCACATGAGATCTATTAACTGGTGGACCGTTGTGTCCCAGTTTGAATAAATCTCGATCAGGGGTAGACAATACAATCAGCTTAGGGTTGCATTGTGCTATCAGATCCAACAGGGTATCAGGGTCAGGAATGTGCTCAATTACATCCGACGATACTATTAAATCAAACCCAGTAACTGGCGAGAACTGATCAGACCATTGTTTGTTGGGATAAGTGGTGTTGAGCCAATCTACAGTTTTTGTTACATCTATTCCCAGCGTATCAACATCACTGAAATTTTGAAGCAGTTTGAATCCAGACCCGGTACCAATATCTAGCACACTTTTGAACTTGTTGTCGTCTAGGATTTTTCGTGCAAACTGATACACTTCCTTTTGCCATTCGTCTTTGAACGGGGTATCGTCAAAATAATTGTTGTTTGGTCTATGGATATAGTCGTGTTTGATAAAGTATGTGTTGCTCATTTGATGTTATTTCTTTAATTTTTTCTAGTCAGTGCCCAGCACAGCATGGGGAAATCTGCTTCGTTGGCAAGATTGTCCCCATCTTGATAATTTTTCCAATGGGTTAAATTTTCAACAACACAATCTTTGTTGCCCCAGGACTCGGATAGCTCAACTGAAAACCCACAGTCTTCTAGCATGGCTGTTAGTCCGTCCGAAGTCCAGCGCCAGTAATCCTTGGGCGCACCGTGAACTTTTAACAAAAATGGGGTTGTGATCAAAAAGTATCCACCAGGTCTCAGTATGCTATGCACGTTGCTGACACCTTTGAACGGGTTCCGAATATGCTCAAACACTTGTTCAGCTAGTACAATGTCAGCTGATTCCTTGTACTGATGATCAATGTTGCAAATATCAAATTGTGGGTAACTTACTGTGGTGTAGGTCTTGAACGCGGTTGAGCGCCACTGCTGTCCTGAAATTTCTAGGGCATCTAAATTACTCACATCCAAAGAGGAAATAATGTTTTGTGTAGCATTGTTCATGACTATTCTGCACCAGTGATTTTGATTGGATTGTTTTTTCATTTCATGCTTTCTAAATTCCAAGTAAAGCTATCTACTCGTTTGTTAACATCTGTACGACTACAACTCAATTGCACACAGTTGTCTTGGCTTAACACAATGTCCACTACGTCGTGACCAATAGCTACGTCTGACGGCAAGCATCCATTGAGTAGGGTCCAGTCAATTAATTTTTTTGCACCAATGGGCGTAATAAGATATCCGCTAGAACCTTCGTACCAGACCCCAGCTGGCATAGGGCGCCGCGGCTCAAAGCCTGCTACTAATTTTAACACGTCTTGGAACAAGGGAAGATTGATGGGCTCTTTTAAAAATTCCACATCATGCTCAAAGATGCCAATGGTTGCATCAAGCTCCACGCAATGTTTCCACAATAGCCAATGACTTAGAAAACAACCTCGTACTCCGGGTCGATCGTGCATTTGTTGTTGACACTTTCTGTTGCTTGAGTTGATTTGGATACCCCAGTGTTCGATTAGTTGTGCAACATCAATATTGGACCCGTCCACTCCTGGGAATAATGCTATATCCCATCCATGGTGTTGCCCACTGTGCAACGCTGCCTGTGCCGGACCCATGCTCTTGGGATAGTCTGTGAGACAAATAATAAAATTTTTCAATAGCACATTCCAGTAAATTATACAAATTTCACATGCGAGTGAACATGCTTTTTACCAGTGTACACTGCATTGACCAATTCTACACCGGGCTCTAAAGTTGGAACTCTGTTAATTGATTGCTTGGTAATGCGCAGATCCATGGCAATTACTGTGTTCTCATGACTATGCTTTAGAATCAAGTCACGGTATGTGCTAACTGGATAGTGGAATCCGCAGCTGAGCCAGCTGGTTATTACATCAAACTTTACATCTTCAGGAATGTTGATGTTGTTGACATCCACTAGGTGATAGTTCTCCACACCCGATTCTTTAAGCTGCTGATCCAGGAAATCAATACTGTGATAAAACAACAGGCTACTGGGATCTTTATGCCATTTTCCATGATTAGCACGTTCGGGATCTTTGTTCTCATTTGCATCAACGTCACCGTCTAGTAGCCAGATCTCGGTGTTGTATTTGGCATTGAACAACCTGCTTTCCCATGCAAGTCCGCAGCCAATGTCTAGAATACGCTTGGGCGGCTGATCTAGATAAGTGTCCAGTGCTGTGAATCCTGCACGTTTGTTTGCCTGGTAGCCGTCTGACCCCCAGAGTTTCATCCAATTTTTTTGATAGAATATTGTCATTATGAGTACTTGAGTTGTTCGTTCTTGAATATGTCCAGCTCTTTACGCTTGCCCTTGGCGCTCCAGATAGCACTGTCTGACTTCATGGCCCAGTCAATATAGCTCATGGGCAACAAGCCGCTGCGGTAGTGCGGAACCAATTGGTCCAGAATGAACTGGTCCAGAAACCAATAAAGGTCATTTTGTTCTATGCTGTCGCGCAATTGATGTGCATAGTGTTGTAAAAAGGCTGAACTACCTGCAGTACCATTAAACAACATGGCTCCTGCCAGGTGTGTGCCGTCTTTGGGCTTTTGATACAGGTAAAAGTCTGCATCGCCTAGGCGATGCCCAAATGGTCCACGCACCAAGCCATCAACATCTATGGCCAAACAACGCTGACCCTGTACCAGTATTTCGGCCAGTCTAGTAAAACGTGCGCAGGCATAGTAGGTTTGTTTGATCAGTTGATTTAACGCCTGAGCGCCAAGAGTCTGTCCTTTTTTGAACTGCTGGCGTTGACGATCATTTGTGAAGTCTGATCTAGTTTGCCAATATGCTGTAATTTGTGCAAACTTGGCATCATCCAAGTACTCATACGTGCAACTGACCTGGGGCTGATTGCAAAAGTCAATCTGATCCTGTCGCGGATTGTAGATATGGATATGGCATCCCAGATCAGGGGTGTTGGTTCTGACGCTGCGAATCAAGGCACGAGCATGCGTGTCAAAATAAACAGTGTCAGCAGCAGCAAAAATAAAGAAACGGCTTTGATCAAGCTTTCCGTGGAGTGGTGGCATTAACATGGTTAAATATTTAGTGATCAAGAACATAGCCTATTTTCCTTTGCAGTGTGCGCTAAACTCCAAGCCCGTGATGAGTGCTGTACTGGACTGCTTGCAAGCACGTGGTATACAAACACAAGAAAACTCCCGGACCAGTGACGCCGCAGTGATATGGAGTGTGCTGTGGTCTGGCAGAATGGCAGCAAATCATGAAGTGTACTGCCATTATAGAGCACAAAACAAACCAGTGATCATTATTGAAGTTGGGGCGCTGTATCGTGGCAACACCTGGAAGATCTCGGTAAACAATGTCACAGCTGACGGCTACTATGGGCATCAAGAAAGTCTAGACTGGGATAGACCACGCAAACTAAACATCAGTTTGGCGTCGCAGACCAGTACGCAAGATCATATAATAATTGCTCTACAGCATGTGAAAAGTTTGCAAACAGCAGCGATTGCAGACATGACACAATGGGTGCATGATACTGTTGTCCAGACGCGCAAACACACAGATCGCAAAATACTAATAAGGCCGCATCCACGTTGCAACATACCATTGCCCCGGGGTGTTGCAGTGCAGCAGCCACACCGGTTAGACAACACTTACGACAGCTATGACATGCACTTTGATTGTCATGCTGTGGTCAACTACAACTCAGGACCCGGAATACAAGCAGCCATAGCAGGTGCTCGTCCTGTAGTAGATTCAAGCAGCCTAGCACACCCTGTGAGTGTGCCCTGGGCTGAAATAGAAAAACCCTACATAGTAGACAGGGAAAAATGGCTAACTGAAATATGCCATACCGAATACACAGTACCCGAAATACAAAGAGGAATATGGCTAAACAGAATCCAAGCCGCATTAACGGCATAATTGATTGTGCATGTGTGATACACGGCACCGGCTACTCGTGGCAGTACGTGGAACATCTTTACAACATGTTGCAGCGTGTGTTTGATACTGGTATACGATTTCATGTGTATACTGAGTCAGAAAGGCCTGTGCCTGCACACATGATCAAGCATGTGTTGGAACCTTGGACTGGGGATAGCACACCCAAAAAAGCCTGGTGGTACAAGATGCAGTTGTTCAATGCCAAGCACTTTGCGGGTAACTTGCTGTATCTGGATCTAGACGTTGTGATAGCACGTGATCTAAACTTTGTGCGTGACTGTGATCCCAAAACTTTTTGGGGTATACGTGACTTTAAATACTTGCAGTCGCAGCAATTGCACACAATCAACAGCAGCATGATGTGGTGGAATGTGCAGCAGTTTGACTGGGTATGGCACAAGTTCTGTGATCAAGGCGCAACAGCAGTTGCCAGACAGTTTGCTGGCGATCAAGACTACATTACTCATGTGATACCACTCAAGCAGCGTCGGTTCTTTGCTGATCGATATTTTGAAAGCTATCGTTGGCAATGTCTTGATGGCGGCTACGATTTCCCGCGCAGAGTGTATCACAAGCCCGGTACAGGTGTACACATAGCCGGAGATACCGCAGTAGTGGTATTTCACGGCCGCCCAAACCCACACGAAGTGTTAGATCCTGAAATAGTAACACTTTGGAAGTAATTGGCCATTAATTGCTTTGATGCTATAATTAGGGCATACAACGCAACAAAGGACACGAAATGGCATACACTGTTTTCAAACACTCAAAAGAATACGGTCCACGCCGGGGACTGGAAGGTCCATTTCACTATCCCAATGGCCGTGTTGCATACTACGATCCCAAGGAAGGCAAGTACTGGGATCCGCGCACCGACTTCTACTTGGAAGAGTCAGAAATTGCAGATTTGCAGGACTTGATTCTAGACATTTTGCGACAAAAAGCTTGACCAAAAACACCTATTCTGCTATAATCAACACTTGAACACAAAGGACACACAATGGCTGGCAAAGCAACATCAATTTATCTGACAATCCTGCCCAAAGGAACCCACAACAGCGTGTTCAAAAAGGTGTTCTTTGAAGCCAAAGCCTACAATGAATACATCAAGAGTGACGAGTTCAAGACACAATGGCCCAAAGAACAGTTTGACATTGTGAAAGAAGTATACTGATCAGTTGACCATTAATTGTTTTTTTGCTATAATATACACATAGCAAAGCAAAAAGGTCATGATGCAGTACACATTGATTTCTAGTAATGGTAAAGTATACACTTTTTACCTGCTTGCAGTAGCCGAAACATATCAGCAAGCATATGGCGGCGTTGTAATCACGCAACAAGTACTAGATACACAAAAACAGTTGACCAATTAATCCCAAACTGCTATAATATACACATAGCAAAGCAAAACAGCAACTCAAAAGGAGCCAACAAATGAGTACAATCCGAATCCTGAATGGTAACTATCGTGGTCAAGCAGTGCAAGACACAGAGTTTGAACTGGTATCTGGCTTTCAGTCCGGCGCCAAAGGCAACTTTGTTACAGTAAAAAACGGTGGACACTTTCCGCGTTTTGGTGACACCGTGCGTGTGCGGGTTGACAATATTGCAGACATCGTGTATACTAGTGGCATGACGACAGAATCCGCAGCAGTGCCAGAACCCCATGCAACAGAAACAGATGAGCAAGCCATGGATCGTATCCGTGAACGCTTTGACATCTTGCACGAAATGACCAAGGCCACTGTTACAGGCGACATCCGCGCCATGATTGTGAGCGGTCCCCCGGGCGTGGGCAAGAGCTTTGGCGTTGAGCAAGAAATTGACAAAGCCACAATGTTTGACAAGCTGGCAGGCAAGCGCTTGCGAGCAGAAGTTGTCAAGGGTAGTGCTACCCCAATCGGCTTGTATCAGACCTTGTACAAGTATTCAGACGAGAACTGTGTAATTGTATTTGACGACTGCGACAGCATCTTGCTGGACGATGTGGCCCTTAACTTGCTTAAAGGTGCGCTGGACTCGGGCAAAAAGCGCAAGATTTCTTGGTTGTCAGAATCCAGTAGCCTGCGCCGCGAAGGCATCCCAGACAGTTTTGAGTTCAAGGGTTCGGCTATCTTTATCACAAACTTGAAGTTTGACAAAATGAAATCGCAGAAACTGCGGGATCACTTGGATGCACTGCAATCACGCTGTCACTATCTGGATCTGACTCTAGACACCATGCGTGACAAGATCCTGCGTATCAAGCAAATTGCCAAGGACGGTGTGTTGTTTTCGGACTATGATTTTGAACCCGAAGTGCAGGATGAGATCATTGATTTCATGAACGCGAACCAGAATCGCTTGCGTGAAATGAGCCTGCGCATGGCAATTAAAATTGCTGACTTGCGCAAGATGAGCGTGACTAACTGGAAGCGCTTGGCAGAAACAACTTGCATGAAGAGTGCCTGAACACCAGGCATGTACCGAGTCTTGTATAAAATAGGCTACGAGCTCGGTACTACTTTGCGAGTTTTAACAAGTGAACAGTCACTACCATTGTGGATGTTCATTACTTTGATTTATCTTTTTAAAGGAAACTGAAATGGCACACACAATTATCTCTGTCTCAAATGGCGTAGAAGTCAAAAAGGTCCCCCTGGGCTTTAGCTGGACCACACTGTTTTTTGGTGGCATCCCGGCCCTGATTCGCGGAGATTGGATTCCAGGCTTGGTGATCGTGGTCTTGTGCATGCTAACCTGGGGTATTGCAGGTATCATTGCTGCATTTATCTACAACAAGATATATGCCAAGAGCCTGTTTGAAAAGGGCTACAAGATTCATTCTGTGCCACCAGGTTATACTGAGGACATGGTCAAAGCTTCTCTTGGTTATATCAAATTCCCACACGAATAAGGACTGCCCGTAATGGCCTGGCTTGTTGTTTTACTGTTTTTGTTTACCGGCAATCCAGTCCTGGCATTTGTACTAGCTGGCTTGATCTTGATGTTTACGAGTTGATATGACAATAAAATACATTGGTAATCGTGCAGGTGATATTGCAGTGCCGTGGGAACCGGGCCTGCTGGAATGGTTGGTAGCAAAATACCCTTATTCGGGTTATGAAATAAAGGAACTGGAATATGTTTGAAATTTGGGATGGCGACTTGTTTCTTTATGCTGTGGACACAGAATACGAAGCAGATGAAGCTACTGAGGCAGGCTTTACGATTAGATCAGTAGTGGCAGATTGATTTTTCTCCCGGGCAACAACGGTTGGCTCCGGCCCGGGATTTTATACAGGTGCCCCTAAAAACGGCACCTGTTTTTTTGACTTCTGCCACTGAACAATATATAATGTGTTATGAGTATTCTTTATATACAGCTTGAAGATCTGACACTGCAATTTCGAGTGTTGGATACTCCTGTTGCTGCATTATGGCAAGAAAGAATGAGCCAACGAGACTCATGGCCACTAGACCACCCGCGCCGGTTTTATGGATTCAGCAGCACTGCTCAAGAAAAGATTCGCGCTGTGGCCGACGTTAGGCGTTGTATTGACACTATCAATCATCATGAACACATAATCGATCGAGGGCTGACGCTAGTAGACGATCAGGATACCTTGAATTATCTTCATAATATATTTGAACGCTATCACGGATTGTTGGATCAGCAAAACAGCAAATACTGGCAAACAGCACCAATAACGGTTCGCAATGCCTTGGCTGAACTCAATCTGGCAGTACATCGTTGTGAGACTGCTCAGGGATTACCGCAGCCCAGACTGGTTTGTACTTGGTTTGGCCAACCCAAAGAATACACACTGCCCGCGATCATGCAACAGCAATATGGCACTGTGAATCCCGCCTGGGGTAGTGTTTGTTTGAACTACTGCGAAATAGGCAAGACTCTGTCAGACCTTGCACACGACAATGACAGTTATATCGGCGACGATGCATTTCGCCCATTTTCTTACTACAGCAGCGACTTTGTAACAAGGTTTTTTGAATTAGACCCACAACAACTTGACTTGGCACGGGTAAATATGCAACAATACTACAACAAGCACCGCGACTATTTTCACAGTCGCGGATATGATCAATTTGATGATCCAAGACTACAACCATTAAAATTCCCCGTGGCACAGTTGATAGAAACTCAACCACGTGCCCAGTTACTCAAAGCAATAGCAGCCAGACAACAAGTGAGCCATGTACACCTACAATGAAACAAGCAACAATAATAATCAGAGATGAAGTAAACATCAAGATTGAAGGATTAGATCTTGATGTAAGAAAGAAGTTGGTAAATGCTTTCAAGTATGAAATTCCCGGAGCAAGATATCAACCCAGTGTTAGACTAGGACGCTGGGATGGCAAAGTGGCTTACTTTCAGTTAGGTGGCAGTACCTATGTGAATCTACTACCCGAGATCATTCCTATTCTTGAGAAATACAACTATGATGTAATCTTGGATGATCAACGCGAGTATTCAAACTCATTTGATTTCGTCGAAGTCACAGAAGATCACTACAGTGCCGTTTTATGGCCCAAAGGGCATCCTGCTGTGGGTCAGCCTATTATGATGCGTGATTATCAAGTGGAGATTGTAAACAACTTTCTACGCAATCCGCAGTGCATACAAGAAGTGGCCACAGGTGCAGGCAAAACCATTATGACTGCGGCACTTAGTGATGCTGTGAGTCCTTATGGGCGCAGCATTGTGATTGTGCCCAACAAGAGCCTTGTGACACAAACCGAAAAGGACTATGTGAACATGGGTCTGGACGTGGGCGTTTACTTTGGTGATAGAAAAGAATGGGGCAAGACCCATACCATTTGCACTTGGCAAAGCTTGAACATCATGTTAAAGAACACCAAGGCAGGCATAGGCGACTGCACCATTCAGGACTTTATCGAAGACGTGGTATGTGTTATCGTAGACGAAGTACACATGGCCAAGGCAGACGCACTCAAGACCTTGCTTACAGGCGTGATGGCACATATTCCTATTCGTTGGGGCCTAACGGGCACTGTGCCCAAGGAAAAGTTTGAAAGCCAAAGCTTGTTGGTAAGTCTAGGACCAGTTATCTCCAAACTCAGTGCCAGCACACTACAGGACGCAGGTGTACTTGCACAGTGCCACGTGAATATTGTACAGTTGCTGGACCATGTGGAGTTTAGCAATTATCAAAGTGAACTCAAGTACTTGTTGGAGGAAAAAGGACGCTTGGACGCCATGGCCAGCTTGATTACACAGATCAACGAAACAGGCAATACTCTTGTGCTGGTAGATCGTACTGAATGTGGTCGTCAGCTGGTGGAACGCCTGGGAGACAAAGCAGTGTTTGTGTCCGGGGCAACCAAGGGCTCAAAACGGCAGGAAGAATATGACGAAGTTGCTATCTCAACTGACAAGATCATTGTTGCAACCTATGGCGTTGCGGCTGTGGGTATCAATATACCTCGCATCTTTAACTTGGTTCTCGTGGAACCTGGCAAAAGCTTTGTTAGAGTTATCCAGAGCATTGGTAGGGGTATAAGAAAAGCAGAAGACAAAGACCATGTGCAAATCTGGGATATCACAAGTACCTGCAAGTTTGCCAAGCGTCACTTGACCAAGCGCAAGGTGTTTTACAAAGAAGCCAACTATCCGTTTACTGCGGAAAAATTAGACTGGATGAAAATAGCATGACCGTTAATATGGATTGGTTTCAAGACGACGGCATCTTTATGCCCATGTTGAATGATACTGGTAGAAATACCTTTTACAAGTCAGCAATTGAGCAAAAAGTTTCGGGCCGCACTGTGGTAGACATAGGTGCAGGTTCTGGCCTGCTGAGCATTCTAGCTGCACGAGCAGGCGCCACTCATGTGTGGGCAGTGGAACAGGATCAACAACGTGCAGAGCTTGCACACGATCTTGTGACCCGCGCCGGTCTTGGTAGTGTAATTGAAGTAGTGCATGCTGACTTTTTAACCACCAGCCTGGCTGCAGATTTTTATGTTAGCGAAACCATCAACACACAGATCTTTGGCGAAAACATACTAGAGCTGAGTCAGCATGCTCGCAAACTGGGAGGAGAGTTTATCCCAGGAAGTTTTGAAATATGGGCCGAGGTATACCAACCACATCCTATTTTTGCTTTGTGCCAGACACGCAGCGATGCTTATCAGTTTGAACCTGAAATTGAAATTGAGCCTGAGTTTGAACGCTTGTTGAATCGGGAGTTTGTGAAACAAAACTCTAGACAAAACACCTTGTATCGTGCCAACATACTGGCAGGCTTGTTTAAAGAATTGCCCAATTTTACTGATCTCAAATTAACACAACTGTATCGTGGAACAAGCATAGTGGTGGATTTAAACAAGGATATTGTGATGAATCAATTGAGTATAACACTGGCCCCTAATCAAGTATGGCAGCAGTCCGGCGTAGATGCATATGTGGTATTGTTTTGGCGAGCGGTGTCGGGTACAGCAGTGATGCACTGTACAGATTCTTGGTTTGGTAATGTGGCTAAAACTCTAAAGATTGAACAACGCACCCCGGATACCCCGGTTGAGCTATGGTACGACCCGGTGATGCGAGACTGGCGAATCAGTTACTGAATCGCTTGACAATGTTACTAAACTCGTTTATAATATAAACTATGCAAATTTTAACCCTAGACAACTCCTGTTACGATCTTGACCACTTGCCCGAAGAAGTGGATGACATGCGCTTTGCCATACTTGACAACAGTGATCCCAAAGAACCCGACTATCATTTTATTCCACTAATCTTTTTGGAAAGCTTTAATAGTCCTGCTCTAGTGTTACGCATTGGCAACAACACAATCAAGATGCCCATGGACTGGCAAGTACTGATTGGCGAACCTGATGTGGGTGATCTCGAAGTGTTGCCATTAACAAGTATCAATGATCGCGGATTCAAGGTGTTTCAGTTCAATCCGCTCTCTAGTTACCGTCCCAGCTTTCCTGATATTGAAATCCTGGATGTGTATCATGATGTGAGTTGGTATGCACCCAAGCTCAAGAATGGGCAAATGCTAGCAGTGCCATTAAACAATGAACCTGAACCTGATTGCATCTATTTTGTAAAAGATGTAAGCCGCAACTGTGAAATCGTCAACTATAACTTGGCTTGGTAAACATGGGCACCTTGACTCCAGGCGCAACTTACATCTATGAACGAGTTGGCGAAACTGTGTTTAGGCGCGAAAGTGGCCAGACTGAACGCGAAGTTGTGGGGTACGATCATCGCACGTCCGATGGCAGTCCCTTGCATGATCAGTTAATAGAAGACAAGCTATGGGGCAACATTCGGCGATCGGCCCCCAGCAACCCTGCTTTACAAGATGCCCTGGATCGTGCTATAATGATCTACAACTTGAGCAAAACCCATGAGTGACAAATTAAATATTGCCAACGAAATGCGAGTGTTTGACCGCAAGGATCGAACATTCTACGACAATCTAACGCCCGAAGAGCGAAAGAAGTTCAGCAACTTTCTAATGATACGCTGGGGCAGTGCAGTAGAAGGCTCACGTGACTTGCAAGAGTTTTATGTGATCAGCTGCAACGAACACTTCAACAAGCACTTTTTTGATCTAGGCAAGCATCCTAAACTGCAATGGCTCTTGGCTACTACAGTAAGTCCAGATCTGGGCACACCAAGACATCCGTGGATTGCACCCAAGAAAAGAGAAGCAGGACTTAGTGCCAAGCGCCGGGCTTTGATAGAAATGTATCCGCACTACAAGGACGATGAAATTGATGTGATGGCACAACTGGTCACACAAAAAGAAATTGATGCCTACAACAAGTCTGCCGGACAAGAAAAGAAATGATTCAACTACATTCAAGAGCATAAAATACTAACATGAGCTACGAATGTGAATTTTGTAAAAAGACCTTTGCCAAAGAAAGTACAATTGTATCTCATGTGTGTGAGCCCAAGCGCAGGCGTCTAGAACAAAACGACCGCGGAGTGCAACTGGGCCTGCAAGCATACTGTCAGTTCTATCGGCAAGTGCAAGGTGGCGGCCGAGGCAAAACGTTCAATGACTTTGCAGACAGTCCATACTACAGAGCCTTTGTAAAGTTTGGACGCTATTGCATCGATACCAGAGTAATCAATCCGTCACGCATGATTGTGTGGTTGTTAAAAAACAACAAAAAAATTGACAACTGGTGTTCAGATCGTGTGTATACTGAATACCTAATCAGTCACTTGCAAACAGAGGCTGTAGACGATGCACTCACAAGAGCAATTGAGTTTGGCATAGACTGGGCCGAAAAGAATTCCGCGCAGCCACAAGATTGTTTGAGATATGGCAACACCAATGCTGTATGCTTTGCAGTCGCAGCGGGGCGGATCAGTCCTTGGGTGATCTACAACTCAGAATCAGGACAACAGTTTCTGGCCAGTTTGAACCCCGAGCAGGTGAGCATGATCTGGACCTATATCAACAGTGACATCTGGAGCAAGCGGTTTGCAGAGCACGTGGAAGATCAGGCTTATGCACAGGAAATACTAACAAGAGCAGGATGGTAACATGATTAGAAACATCACAGGCGGAGCAGGTATACACATTTCAGGCAGCGTGTACAACGCTCCGTACATTGACACCACTAGAGCCAGTGCCGGCATGGTGCGATACATCGGCGGCAACCTTGAAGTGTATGATGGTAGCTCGTGGTTGCCATTACAGTCTAGCTATCCACAAATTGAACTAGACAGCATGACACTAGAAGCTGTGCAATGGGTATGGCTCAGGATGGAACGAGAAAAACACATGGTTGAACTGGCAAAGACTCATCCTTCGGTAGCCGATGCGCTGTTGGCTAGAGATCGCGCAGAAGATGCGCTGAACATTGTGACAACCTTGTGTGATACCAAATGAGTGCAGACATTGATATTGACATGCCCGACAGGGCTGCGATACTGAACTTGATTCAACACACTCCTGCACGGCAAGATGCCACGGGACGAAAGCACAACTCAGGCATCTATGTAACAGACATTCCACAAGATCCTGTGCATGGTGTAGCTGCAATAGACTACGAAACTGCCGAAGCTCGTGGCTACTTCAAGCTGGACTTTTTGAACATGAGTGTGTATCAACTGGTACAAAGCCCTGAGCACTATGAGCAACTGCTGGCACAAGAACCTGATTGGCAACGACTATGGACGGATACTGAGTGGGCTCAACAGCTGGTACACATTGGCAGTTATACTGATTTGCTTAGAGCAATGAAGCCGGACAGCATACCTAGAATGGCTGCATTTATCAGTATTATTAGGCCGGGAAAAGCGCATTTGCAGCGGCGTGCCTGGGCAGAAGTATTTGCTGGGGTATGGGATGGGGACGATAGCCGGGGCTATACGTTTAAAAAGAGTCACTCAATTTCTTACGCCGCATTGGTTGCACTTCATATGAACCTGCTGACTTAGTCAATACGTTTGACCAAAGTGATCGATTTGCGTTTGGATTTTTTACGGGCTAGATCTGCTAGACTGCAAACCGGGCCAT